GTCGGTGTGGTAGATGGTGCGCCAACACCCCCAGTACAGTTAGAGGAAGTCCAATTGCCGCCAGTTTGACCGCCAGAGTAACCACAAGTAGTAGGACACGAACCACCACTGTAAGACCAATTGCTGTCAGTGCAACAGGGTGATATGGTAGGACAAGTCGGTGTGGTGGATGGTGCACTAACACCCCCAGTACAGTTAGATGAAGTCCAATTGCCGCCAGTTTGACCGCCAGAGTAACCACAAGTAGTAGGACACGAACCACCACTGTAAGACCAATTGTTGGCAGTGCAACAAGCAGTGTTATCACACGGTACATTTCGCAATTGACGAGTACAATCACCTTTACCATGGTCTGTTCCGTCACTATATTGTGATTGTTGTCCAGGACCACAAGTACTGTTACAACCACCATTATTTTTCCATGAATCGTAGCTACAACCCGGACACAAATCTGTATTTGGATCGTTTTTATCGTCGTACCATCCCCCGTTGTCACGAGTACCTTGTTTTGTTTCACCACACTCATTTGCTTTATGTCCGTAATATCGTCGCTGTTTACATCCAACAATTTCACTAGAATCCCATTGCCCCCACCCCCCAACCCATTTATTGGGGTCGCAAGGACAAGGGCATGTCGATGGTCCACAATATGCAGTCTCATCTACGGTCTTGGATTGTCCACAACCGTCTAAATAATAGTTAGTACGGCCACACTGGTTGTTTCCGCCTGACTGCCAATTACCATAGCTAGAAATATACCAATTTGGGGTACAAGAGGGAGGAGGACACGAGCAATATTGACCGCATGCCAAATAGTAAGTATCGTTATAATAATATCCGCAAGTATTATACATATAGTGGTCAAATTCACACTGTTGTCCGTTTGTATACCAGCCACTTTGGCCGTATTTTATCGATTCACACATTAGTCAAAAGATATATTATCAAGATATAATTATGATAATATAATCACTACAAACAAAACATCCATAAATACAGGACACTCAAATAACAGAATATGGCTAAAATGATGGCAACTATCCAAATGGGTACGACCGTCTTGTTCTTGTAACCCAGACCAAAAGGTCGATAACTACCATCATCATTGTAGAGTATCGACGGTTTATTTACATGTATCGTAGTAAAAACGACCAAAAATAAAACAATGGCAATATTAACTTTATGAATTCTAACGAAATTTTTGGTTATATACATCCACCTATACAGAATTCAAAGACAAAAATTCAAGAAAATTCCCTTATTATTCGGGGAAATCATCAGGGTCGCGGTCTTCCGCATAATATTCACCATCCTGATAATTTTCGCCATATTCACTAATATCAACTCCTTCCATATTGTGCTGTGCTGCAATGTCGCGCCCATTTTCGGCATCAAGTTCATCCACGTCGTATGATAATGAAGCTGCATTTCTAAAATTCATTTCTTCCACACCAACTTCCTCCCTTTCGCGCAAATAAACATCCGCATCGTATTCAACGAGTCCCTTCTGTAAACCGACATTCCAGCGGCCCATCTTGTATTTCTTAAATTGGTCCTCAATTTCACGCTCATCCAGAGGCATATTTCCCAAATAATCTGTCAGTCTCTTCTTTTCTTGTTTCTTGGAGAGACCAATTTTTTTGGCGATATCATCATAAGTCATTAAATTTGTCATGTTCTCCTTTTCCATATCTATAAAGGCCATTAACAGTTGTGAAACACGACTTTTGAGTTCGTCCTGATTCCCAATACGAATGTCGATTTCTTGCATGTCGGTGTCATAATCCGCCAAATTTTCGTTCATTCCCTGTATCATAGAAGATGCATTATTAGACTCATCAGTTTGAGCTAGAATATCTTGACGGCGTTCTTGTTTTTTATGTTCAATATCGGTTTTTAATAAATCGGCTGATTCTGCACATACAATGTACTCATATAATGTTGTATATAAAAAATAAGTGTAGATAAAATAGATGGTTTCCGTGTCGAAAAGCGAATGATACACGTGGTCGTGTTTAAAAATAGGAGAATAAACAGGCAATTCCATCATCAAAGAATACACATCAAGAAGGCGTGTTTGAATTTCGACAAACAATTGGTTTAATACTGTATCGCCGAAAAAGACTTGTATTTTTTTCCAATAATCTTGCACAAAATTTTCCAAATCGCGATTATGCACCGCGGCCAAATCCCAATGTTCTGGGATGCGGTCATAAATCTTTTGGTTCAAAATCATTGTTGGGAGAACCCGTGACATAAAATAAATTGAATTCTTAACATATTGAATCTTTTTATATAACAAATCTCTGAATGCAGCCGGGTCCTTTTCTTTTTCAATATCTGAAACCTGAAAAATATTCAACAGCCAATCTTGAAAAGTTCCGAAAGCTGAATCGGAAAGGTTCGCATTTTTATCAATAAAATTCACAATAGCATAATACATGCGTTCATTGGATTTGACCAAATAATCTTTGAATTTATCCAATTCCGGACGAGGTTCTTCAACCATGCGTTGTGGATGAAATCCAGACAACACATTTCCCAAATGTCTTCGAAAATTAGCATCAATGACGAGCGATTCACTTTGTTCGAATCGGTCCAATAAATCGCGAATAACATCGACCTGTTGATATATCAATGGATTACCAATCTCAATTATGTTTTTCGCACGCACCAATACCATCAATTGATGTAGGTTCTCTTCGGTATATTGTTTTCCGTTGATTTTTAAAAATTCAATCTTATCCATAAGAGACATTTCTTTTTTGTATCCCACTGGTGGTTTTTCGGGACAAACCGTGCGATATTCTTCAGGAATGGGAATATCATTATCAAAATTACAATAATGAAAATAAGCATCATAAATGTTCTCAACACGTGTCGCGTCGGTAACAATGGAATAATGAATGCCAGTAAATTCTGGATGATGATATGTAAAAGGAGATGAAATTTCCCGATAGGTATGTATAATTTCGGCGTGTTTCTGGACGAGTTTAACATAGGCGCGTATGTTGGGATTTTCATTGATAAAATATTGCATAGGTATCAAATCTCCTGTATTGCAACACGCGTTCTCTAAAAAGGGAATTTGGCTCGATGTTTTCAACAGTGTATCTTTGGATTTAACAATCTTGTTTATTTCATCAATAATGGCATATCCATGCTGAATAATTTTCTGTTGAACTATTCCGAAATATCGGCGTTGATCTCGATGTTCTTTATTGACTAAATTGACAATTTCCTTTTCAAATTCGTCCGAAACACCGTGTAAGTGTTGAATGGTTCCGACCGGTACAATGGGTGGTAAAAATAATTTCCATCTGTTGATGCTATGTTCTTCAGGTACAATTTCGTTCGGATGTAACAATATGAATTCTCGTTTTTTCACATACATTTCATTGATGTCGGATCTCTCGGGTAAAATGAGTTTTTCAATGGTCTCACGAATTTTGGTAACATAACTGGAAACATCCAATCGTTCAATAGAATTCCATGGTGATATACTACTCTTGGATTTATACAAGGTGCACGCGATGTATTCAACCCCAGATAAATCTTCGACTCCTCCGTCGAGTGGGAATCCGCTGAAAGACCGTACACACCCGGGGAAAGTTTTTTTAACTTGATAAGAGGGAACGGCGGTTTGTATTGCGATCAACACACAAGAACCGATGATCCAAAACATGAGTCGATTCTTGTAGATTTCGTATGGAATGGGTCGGACACCTTTTTTTTTTTCCAAAAGTGCAGCGCGATGTTCATAAATTTCTTCCGATTGTATGTTTTTTTCCATCAATTCATCTACGGTTCTCAAAACAAAATCTTGAATAGTTTCAACAGGAATACCAATGTTATTACATACAGTAACAATAATATTATAAACAATTTGATTCTTTTCATTTTCAAAAATGACATTTGTTTTTGCCAATTTATTAGTCGCTTGCGTAGCAGTCATATTTAATACTTTAGTCAATTTGGTTTCCAAATCGTCTTCCATAATTTCATTACTTACGACGCGAAAGCCTTCCTCTGTAAATCCATCTTCGGAAGCAAAATCGATTTTACGCAGCACATACCCGCTGAATTTATCCACGATTGAATCACCGTCATCACTGAGAACACCGTTGGTTCTGCATATAGCGTCCAGTTTGGCAGCATAATCACCACCAGAGATAAAAACACGGGACAGTTTATAAATACTTTGTGGAACCAATTTCGTGTTGGTATCCTTGCAATATAACCATTGAATATCTTCTTTTAATTCATCGGTCATTGGTTCTCGACAAAACATATCAACAAACTTTACCATATCATTTTGTCTTTTTTGGAAATCGTCTTGTGAAATAATCATATCACGCAATTTGGTGTGTGGTGACACTACACCTGGAGCATTTTCATTTTTCGTATATTTCCCAATTTCATAGGCAATATTATTATATTTTTCTCTTTGTAATTCAACAATACGCATTTTTTTGATGATATTTTTAAAATCGTTTTTCAAGGTTGCTTTGATGGTTTCATCCATTTTTTCAATGGATTGATTGATACGATTATCAAACTCATCACGCATGCGTTTCTTCTCAAGTTCATTCAATCTGGATTTCGCATATGTCGTAGATTCACAAACATTCTTTTTCTGATTTTGGAAACAGTCGTCGGTAATATTACAAAAAATCGTATTGGTATCCAAAAAGGCTTCCTCATTGATAGAAGTTTCGTGTATCCAATTATTTTTTGAACGACGGAAAAATTCCCGACTAACCATGTCTTGATTTACAAATTCTTCTTCTAAAGTGGTAAATTGGTGGCGTTTTTTTTCGGTAATAGGAACGGTGAGTTCTAATACAGCAAACTCGCCATTTTTAACACGGCGTTTTCCCTCAATGAGGGTAGCTGCCAATTCGGTTGCTTTTTTTTCAGGTATTTCGTGCTTGTGTATCAATGATTTTGCAAAAAATTCCGCAAAAACGACGGGTTCCATCTCTTTTTGTTCCGAACGATATGCATCTATAATACTGTAGGGTGTATCATCAAATTCTTTGTCATAAAAAACATCAGATTCACCGTTGTCTGCACGCAAATCCGCCAATTTTGTATATTTTTTAGTCAAATACCTTCGTGCACAATCACTATAACGAATTTTTTCGGTTTCAGACATATCATCGATGTTGGCGGGCTTCACAGCATCCATTATTTCAGGAGTTGATAATACTTTTATGACCATAGTTGTAATGATGTCAGAAAACAGTCGCGCGCCATCTAATGTAGTTATTTTTGTCAGTAATTCGCTATTAGAAATGGTATCCATATTAATATTTTTCATGTTATATGCATCTTCAAACATATGGAAAAATTCCTTGTTATCGGTCATAATGTTTTTGATTTGGTTAACAACAGGTGCAATATTGTAGTTTATTTTCCGCATATTTCTGAAAATGGCAGTTTTATCTGCAAAATCTTTTTTCATAGCCAAAATTTTATTTTTAATGTAAAATCGTATCTCATTGTGCTGTTGATAAGTAATATCTTGCGAATAAATCATAAACGGTTCTAGTTCTTTGACAATTTCGACGAATGACAATTTATCTTTGATGTATTTGCGTATCAAACGAAAAATAAGACGGGTTTTGGGAACAATAACATTTAAAAAATTATGAAATTTATCCGGTTTATCTTGTAAAGATTCATCGAGCGAATATTCCTTGATATTTGATAAAAATTCGGGCATTGACTCGGTACTTTTATCTTTGACATTCGTCTCTTCGTTTTCATCGTAGTCCAAATATTTTATTTCTTTGTCCAAATTATCCACAATATGAGTATTGACATCTGTATTTTCCTTTAAAAAACGGAAAATTGATAAATAATTCATATGGAGATTGGATTTTGAAATAAGATTCGTGCCGGGTAAATCAATGTGAGAAAATTTGACGACTGGTTCGGGTAAAATCAACAGTGAATTTATGCTCATCTTGTCATTGGAAGTCATTTGTTTATTTACATAAACAATTTTCCCAGATTTCAATACGGTTTTAGATTTAATATTCATACCCAAATTGTAGCGCTGAATTACAAACCGTGTTTTGTTTAATGTGTCTAATTCGGCTCGTTTATTGGTTTTGTTAGAAGTCGAATAAAAGTCATCCAAATTATTAATAATAGAATCCAAATTTGTAAAAACTTCCATTTCAGAGACCAAACAATCGTCACATTTTTCCGGAGAAATAGGATTTCGTAAAGAATCTATTTTGGAATATAGATTTTCATATTTGTTAGTAATCGTAGGTAATGTACTTTTTTTGTAATTATCAAACAATTCGTCTGTTTGTTTCAATTCTTCGTCAATATTCGCAAAATTTACATCATCAAATAAATCATCGTCTTTTTTTCCACCGCCATACATGAAGCGTTTTTGTTTAACAACAGGAATAACCCATTTAATTTTTGTGTCCAAATTTTGTATGCGTTCAATGAGTGGTTTGTGTAAAGCCCCCAATTGTATGAACCCGATAACATTGCCATTTTCATCGAATTTTGAAAATAAACTGCGTACTTGTTTGAATCTCTCGATAAGGTCGTGTATCTTCCCCAAGAGTTCTTTTGACCGTTGGCTATTAGGAATTGTCGACAATAATTCGTCCATCAAATCATTGGCTTGTACTTCAATGCCATATTTACGCTGGTTCTCGGGTAATTCTACAACCTGTGTTACATCTTCCAATTCTTCGCCAAACACAATATCCTCTGCGGACAGGAATGCACTGTCTAAAATATCATTGATATCCCTGTCTGGAAGCGCTCCCTCTGGCATGTCAATCACCATTTCACCAGTGGAAGAATATGACATGGATGGTCCCTCTTCATCGAATTCTACATCTTCTGCTTCAAAATCGTCACCCTGCAGATCATTTAATGATTTTCCTTTTGGAATGACCGCTGGTTTGGGGCGAATCTCAAATTTTTCAAAAGGAATATTTCTCGGGATACCTTGATAACCGAAATCAATATATACTACTGTTAAATCGGGAAAAGTAGTGACTTCAATCATATCTTGTTCTAAATTTGTAATTTCACCAGTGATAATCGTGGGGAATTCACCTCCGATATGAATATCTAACCATATTTTGGGTAAAAGACCATTTTGACGAGCATATCCCTCCTCGTCGCTGCGATTCAATAAATATATGGTATGAATGGATTCATCTGTTATATGACCTTCGTCATTGACATTCAATTGAGTATATTTTAAATTCGCCACATTTAATAAAACAATAATGGATTGATCTATATAATCAATAATAGAGGTTTGGTCGTTGATATCCGCGTTTGTGGGCGCGTCAATTTCGATAATGTCGCCTAATTTTAATAATATTTTATTATCTTCGTTTCCATTTAATTGTGGATCTTTTGTTTCGGAATCCATTATATATATATTCACATCTAATTTTTTTACATCAGTTTTCATTGAATACTCCAAAAATTGATTTATAAAATGAATAAGGTGAATATATGAAACAACAACAATATGTCTCAAATTGAAAATAAATCTTGCAAATATTTGGTATTTACCGATTATGAATGTTCAAAAACCAAAATTAAACATGTAGGTACGGATAAAATTGCCTACAAAATCATTAATTATGATAAAAGTTGGGCCCATTCAGACGACAGAGACTTGGCGAAATATCGTTCTGTAATTATAGGGGAGAAGGGCACAACACCCGAAACCTCACATTTTCCACAACAATTGCTGTGTTTTTCACCACCTAAATCCGTGAATTCCGAAGAATTTATCGGAGAACATCCAGATTTGGACGGTTATATACCAGAAAACATTTATATAAATAATATTGTGGAAGGAACTATGATCAATCTATTTTATGATGGTCGTACCGAATCGTGGCAATTGGCAACTAAGAGTGCGGTAGGTGCCAATTATAGCTATTATGATTATAATATTTTGGAAGACCCAAATGATCCTAAAACTCATAAACGATTGTCATTTCGCGACATGTTTATGGACGCTATAGACGAACCTCATTATGTAGATATAAACAAGGCCGCATTCATACCCTTACTGGATAAAACCCACTGTTATAGTTTTGTGATACAACATCCACAAAATCATATCGTATTGCAGATTATTCTACCCGCTGTATATTTAGTAGCGCTCTACAAAATTAAAAATTATATTGATGGAATAGCCACAGCGCAATATATTCCTCTGAATGAGGCAAAAACATGGTCTAGTTTGAAACATTCTAAAATTCGGTTCCCAACTGAATATACCGAGAGAACTTGCGGCTACAAGATCATTAAAGAATCATTTTGTGGAGGCTATTCGTATCCATATTTACCTGGTTTTATGTTTACAGACCAAACCACTGGTGACCGTATGGTCATGCGCAATGATAGATACGAATACATCAAGGAATTGCGTGGAAATTATTCGCACACCCAGTATTTGTATTTGAATTTATTGCGCACAGGCAGACTCATGGAGTTTTTATCATGGTTCCCTATTTATAAAAAAGTGTTTTACAAAAATTACGAATTATACAAGAATTTTGTGGCATCCGTACATAATGCCTACATGGACATATACTGCCATAAACATAAAAACATATCCGTAGATACCAATATCAAATATATCACACATAAAATCAACAGTGAAGTATTTATTCCTTCATTAAAAGGAGAAAGAGTTACAATTACGCGCAGATTTGTATGGAAATATTTATTAGACAATATATCGCCAAATATGGTAATGTATTATATGGTACACGTTCCCGCTCAAACTCCGGCCAATAGTTTATAATTGGCTATACACCAAAGACAGTTTGCTTAATATTTGTATATAATTCATAGAATGTTGTTTATTGACATCACTCATTGATTTTATTGGCATTCGCAAAGTATCAATAATTTTCAAAATTTCATTGGAATTTGTTAGACTCCCCAAATCACTTGCATAGTCTTTATCATAAAAAAAACTGATATCACCAGATTCGATAATAGAAGAATAAGGCTGTTGTATATTACTAAACCAAATTTTTACAATAATAGTTGGATTAGCTTTTTTTGCCATTTCAAATGCCTTTTTTGCAGTAACAATATCTGCATTATCCGGGAAAAGTTTTGAAATATCATTGATAAATTCAAAAAAATTTGAATTGAATGTGTGTAATATGGTGCTTTTATCAGAATTCATTGTATTATACAATAAATATTATATTTAGATATTTTTTATTTATATATTTATATGAAGTTATATTTAAAAATTATATTATTATTAATTATTTTTACTTTCTTGATGTTTTATATTCTTGCCATGTCGAATCATTTTTCTGGAAACAATAAATATTATCTTCAAAATAAAAAATTCGAAGGTTTAACAAATGTTGACCCAAATTCGATGATCGGTCAAACCTTGATGAACGGTGTTTTACCAGCACAAGATTTTGATTATACAAATCCGCCGATTCCTGATGTGATTGTTAGTTCAATGGTGCAAAATGCGGCAGATGCGGATATTATGATGCCACGACCCGGCGCCGGCAATGCATCAAATATAGCATCTATTAATAAGAGTTTAAGTCAAATTCCTGGGTTAAGTGGTCTTGATGGAACAGGGCTCGGGCAAACAGGTTTAAATACAGCAAACTTAGCGAATATAGCTGCGTCGGGAGGGGTGTCAGATATCGGTGCTATGAAAAATTTAATTGGTTCAAGTAGTGGATTAACACCGTCGTATGGTGCACCGGTTGGTAATGGACCTATTGTTTCTAAAACGAACGATATACCTGGGGCATCTGCTGTTTCTGGTCCGGTCATATCACCGATGGCAATACCTGGTGCGCCGACTACTACTATATCTTCGCAAGTATCTGGTCCTTCGCAAGTATCTAGTCTTTCACGAGCATCTGGACCTTCGCAAGTGTCTGGACCTTCGCAAGTGTCTAGTCTTTCACGAGTATCTGGTCCTTCGCAAGTATCTGGTCCTTCGCAAGTGTCTGGACCTTCACCTTCACCTGTATCTGGTCCTTCACGAGTATCTGGTCCTTCGCAAGTATCTGGTCCTTCGCAAGTGTCTGGTCCTTCGCAAGTGTCTGGTCCTTCACAAGTATCTGGTCCTTCGCAAGTATCTGGACCTTCGCAAGTGTCTGGACCTTCACCTTCACCGGTATATGGTCCTTCACCGGTATATGGTCCTTCACCTGCATATGGTCCTTCACCGGTATATGGTCCTTCACCTGCATATGGTCCTTCACCTGTATATGGTCCTTCACCTGAATCTGGTCCTTCACCTGCATATGGTCCTTCACCTGTATATGGTCCTTCACCGGTATCTGGTCCTTCGCAAGTATCTGGTCCTTCACCTGCATATGGTCCTTCACCGGTATCTGGTCCTTCACCGGTATCTGGTCCTTCACCGGTATATGGTCCTTCACCGGTATATGGTCCTTCACCGGTATATGGTCCTTCACCGGTATATGGTCCTTCACCGGCACCTGAGCCTTCACCAGTATCAGTTCAAGGTCCAGCAGTAACTGTGGATGCCTCAACGGTTTGTGACATGCGGTCTTGTTCCACTTCGTTACCCGTCTCATAATTTTCACCAGTATCATATTCATTGTAATAACTCGTTACTAACTCGTTACAATATATTGAAAAATATCCAAATAAAAATTATAATGGATATTTTTTACTATAGTAATTATTGTAAACATTCACAAAATGTGTTACAGTTTTTAGTTCGGGGTAATTTGACCGAAAAAGTAAGTTTCATATGCATCGATAAGCGGTATTATGATAAAAAAACCAACCAAACCAAAATATCTACAGAAAATGGTTTGACAACCGTATTGCCTCCGAACATACACAGTGTTCCTGCCCTCCTACTCGTAAATCAAAATTATCAGTTAGTTTTAGGAGATAATATTATTAAACATTACGAACCTGTTGTCCGAAAAAATATTATGAAAGCTAACTTACAAAATGGAGAACCGATGGGTGTTCCTATACACAGTATAGGTGGCTCAGGTGGGTCGAATATTGTGTCAGAACAATTCACATCATATAACATGTCACCAGATGAATTGAGTGGCAGAGGGACTGGAGGGAACCGACAAATGTATAATTATGTTCCCGTCGATTCGTTTGACGACCAACATATTCAAACACCACCAGATACTTGGAAGCCAGATAAATTGTCAGGTAGTGTGACCGTCGACAACTTGCAGAAGCAACGCAACAGTGAAATTCAGCATTCTCCACTGTTTATTCCTACCCTATAAACAATATAAATAATTAATGGCATAATTATTTATTGTATACTAATGATGCGACCTGACCTAATATTCGTCGACAATTCCGTCATTTATTGTTGTAATCCTACCTCTATTGTTTCCGATTACAACGATTATATTGTTTCGCTTTTGGAACGATTTATTAAAAACAATGGTGCAGCTATCAACATAAATTTTGTGGTATTAGGTAATGAAATGACGGATTTTAACAATACAAATCCTACCATTAGAATCGAATGCAATTACGAACATACACTCGTTTTACCAGGAGGTCGTGATACGGAGGATGCTCTTCCCGGAAAAATATATGATGAATATGGAAAACCGATGGATTATTTGGTGAGATTGATTAATCACGAAAGTTTGGCGAAAGCAGACCTGGTGATTGATTACAGTATGCAAAATATATTAAATATTTTTTTAAGTAGTAGTTTCAATGGTATTGACAATAATATGATAAATATTTCTCCGTCTCTATACGAAGAACATCAGTTGTGTAAATCAACAGAACTGCGTGTATTAGATTGTATCACCACTTTTTTCGACTGCACCGAACAGCGACGCGCAAAAATAGTGGATGAATTAAAGCTATGTGTAGGGGGGACTAATGAAAATATGTGTAATTATCGAAATGTCAACGACTGTTTTTCTAAAAATGATTTACAAGATTTGTATTTCCACACAAAAATTTTGGTAAATATTCATCAGACCGACCACCACCATACATTGGAGGAACTACGAGTTCTCCCCGCATTACAATGTGGTGTCCTCGTAATTTGCGAAAAATGTAAAATCAATGAAAATAATTATTTCAATGTGAAATATCACGAATACATTATATGGGCTGAATATGGTGATATATCCAAAAAAACAGAAGAAGTCTTTGCAAATTACAAAAAATACTTTCATGATATTTTTCTAGTTCCGAAGCAAGTAAATTTGTACGAGTTTGACGCACAAAACTACAAAGACATTGAAGGTAGATTATGTAAATTTACCAACGCACATGGAATGCATTAAACGATTTTGGAAATACAACAAGAAATATCCGGTGCAAATGAAGAACATATTGTAATATAATTTCCAGTCATTCTTCTTGCCGGATAATGCCGTCATAATGAAAATAATAACTGTCAAAATGAAAAAGATGTAGAAGAAAACAGAAAGGAAATAAAACCACACGCAGTATGATTTGTCGATGGGACCAAAAAGTGAATCGAAGAGAGAACCTGCCATAATTTATATATATAGACAAATATTTTATTTATCATCAGTTGTTTTAGCATTATCTTATGATTTTTTTATAAATGATAAAAATTATTAGATGTAAAAAGAATGTAAAAAATTATATCTAAATATTATAAATAATTGTATTATGGAAGAATCCGCGGTATGGTCTATTATCGATTCCTATTTTAAAAATAATCCTAATTGTTTGGTAAGTCATCATTTGGATTCTTACAATGATTTTTTCAAGAATGGAATTTTTCAAATCTTCCGAGAACGCGGTCCAATAGAATTATCATCCAATTTCGATGAAAATACCGGCGAATTTAAAAACAAGTGCATACTTCATTTGGGTGGAAAAGATGGTAAACGCATTTATTTTGGCAAACCTGTTATTTTCGACGATAAAAATTCACACTATATGTTTCCGAACGAGGCCAGATTGCGCAACATGACCTATGGAATGACGATTCATTACGACATCGAAGTCGAATATATTAATACTCTTTCACCCGGTGAAAAGCCGACCATTGTTGGTGAAGAAATCATCGAAAAACACGGGGGAATGTCTTACAAGGAACACGAAGAACGAGAAATTGACTATAAAAATGATATCGAACGACCTTTTCACAATGTCAAAGGAGGCGACGATGACGATGTCGATGATGTTGGAGCGGAAGGTGGTGGTCCTAAAAAAAAGGAAGGCACTCAAAAAAAAGAAGACAATCGTAAAAAAGTGACGCGTTCTAAGCGGACAATTAAGTCTTTTCAAATGACACCGGGAATTGCCGCATTGCTCCGTGAGGCAACAGAAAAATCGATGATTTCACCGAATACACAGAGCCGCACACAGATGTTGTCCAATATCTATTTGGGTAAATTTCCTATCATGTTGCAATCTGAATTTTGCGTACTTTATGGACTTACACCTGAAATTCGTCACACCATGGGTGAATGTCGCAGCGATGTTGGAGGATATTTCATTATTCAAGGTTTAGAAAAAACCGTGATTGCGCAAGAAAAATTCGCAGACAATATGTTGTGGGTGCGTAAGGGTAAGGACATCATAGATGAAGATGGAGAATTGGTTTCTGCCACAGAATATTTATATTCGGCCGATATTCGTTCCGTCTCTGAAAATGTATCAAAACCCATCCGTAATTTGTCTGTGCAGGTATTGGCGGATTCATCAACCTCGAAAAAAAACATCGTAGTAAATGTACCGAATGTCCGTAAACCCGTACCTCTTTTCATTTTGTTTCGCGCTCTAGGCGTCATCTCCGACAAGAAAATTATTCAATTATGTTTGTTAGATATGAACAAATACGAGCATATGTTGGATTTATTTGCGTCATCCGTGCACGATTCTGGAGCTATCATGACTCAGTCGGCCGCGATCAAATATATAGCTTCTTTAACCAAAGGTAAACGCAAAGAGAATGCTATGGAAATATTGTCTGATTATTTTTTACCTCATATTGGGGAGGTGAATTTCAGTGAAAAAGCGTATTATTTAGGTCATATGGTATTTAAATTGTTGTCGGTATATACTGGGCTAGAACCACCTACAGATCGTGACAATTTTAAATATAAGCGTTTGGAATTGGTTGGTTCTCTTTTGTATGATTTGTTCCGTGAATATTATAATTTACAGTGGAAAAATATTCAAGTTGAGTTGGAAAAGCGTCTATATTACAACAATAATTTGTATGCAAATAATTTACCAAGTTTGATTCAAACATTTCACGAAGAAATTTTAAAAAATCGTATTGTTGAAACAGGATTCAAAAAAGCTTTCAAAGGGAACTGGGGTTCTCAAGCCAATACCAAACGCATTGGCATAGTGCAAGACATCAATCGTCTTTCTTTCAATAGTTTCTTGAGCAATTTGCGAAAAACCAATTTACCGATGGATGCCGGTTCAAAATTGGTCGAACCTCGCAAATTACATAGTTCGCAGTGGGGATTCATTGACCCGATCGATACACCCGACGGTGGCAACATCGGTTTGCATAAATCATTGGCTATTGTAACTCATGTTACTCGTGGCGGCAGTGGATTGCGCGGACAGTTCGTACAATGGTTGCGTGAAAAGATTAGTCTGAAATATGTGGACGAATGTTCTCCACAAATATTGGCTGAAATGACAAAAATAATGGTGAATGGATATTGGGCTGGGTCGATCATGGACCCATTCGATTGTGTCAACAAAATAAAATTGTTCCGTAGAAATGCGCTGTTGCCTATTTATATGAGTGTGACATTCGAAATCAAGACTAACACCATTTATATTTATACAGATGCTGGTCGTCTTTCACGACCCATTTTTTACAAGGACGATATGACCCAAAAAATGTCGTTCGAACACAGCACAGTCAGTGAAAAAATCAAAGACCGCGATTTCGATTGGATGGATTTAATATGTGGTTTTAATAAGAAGCGCGAAGAATCTACATTTCATCCCGACAATCAACGCATTTATGAATTGTTTGAACTGTACGAGGGACTTAAGGACGAAACCAATCCGACCAAGCTCGAACGATTTTTAACGAAAAAAGCCGTCATTGATTATATTGATTGTAGTGAAAGTGAAAACACACTAATTGCCGTTAATAAAGAGGAATACGAGCAACACAAGGCAAAGAATTTCACCCATTTGGAAATCCATGAATCGCTCATTTTCGGAAACATGTGTAATTTGATTGCCTTTCCCGAGAACAATCCTCCTACACGAAATTCATTTTCTTGCGGCCAAAGTAAACAGGCAGTGTCTCTTTATCACACGAATTTTCAAATGCGCATGGATAAAACAGCCGTGGTTCTCAATAACGGGCAGACACCTCTTATCAAAACACGATATCTAAATTATATCAACCATGAAGAAAATCCTTATGGTGAAAATGTGATTGTAGCTATCATGTGTTATACCGGTTACAATGTTGAAGACGCTGTACTAATTAATGAGGGTTCGTTAAAACGCGGCTTATTTCGTACGACTTATTACACGAGCTATCAGTCACACGAAGAAAGCAGCAAAAGTGGTGATGTAGTTACTGACATTAAATTTGCGAACATCGAATCTGAATCTGAAGTTGTGGGAACCAAACCTGGATATGATTACAGTAAATTAGATAAATATGGGTTGGTTCGTGAGGGTACTGAGGTTGACGATAAAACTGTATTGATAGGACTCACATCCAGCGTGTCAGGTGTCAATAAAAAGATTGACGGCTCCAAGACACCCAAGAAAGGTCAACTCGGTATCGTAGATAAAACTTTCATCACAGAAGGTGAAGAGGGAGAACGAATTGCCAAAGTACGCATTCGTGAAGAGCGTATTCCAAATTTGGGTGATAAATTGGCTTCACGCGTGGGACAAAAAGGGACCGTAGGTATGATAATTCCTGAGTGCAACATGCCATTCACAAGGGACGGTATTCGCCCCGACATGATTATTAATCCACACGCTCTTCCTTCGCGCATGACGATCGGTCAGCTCGTAGAATCTATTGTTGGAAAAGTATGTTTGATGGCAGGAGGGTTCGGCGATTGTACCGCCTTTATCAACAAGGGTTCCAAGGTGAGGTTGTTCGGTGAATATTTAACCAAAATCGGACACAATCCTTCCAAGACAGATACGGAGAACCTTTTGAAAAATGGATATCATTCCAGTGGAAACGAGATATTTTACAACGGAATGACAGGAGAACAAATTGAAGGTGAAATCTTTGTGGGACCAACTTATTATATGCGATTGAAACACATGGTAAAAGATAAAATCAATTATCGCGCACTGGGTCCGAGAACCGCGCTAACCAAACAACCTGTCAGTGGGCGTGCAAATGACGGTGGTTTGCGTATTGGTGAAATGGAACGCGATTCTGTTGCTTCACACGGTATTGTCGATTTTTTGACAGAATCTATGATGGAACGCGGTGATAAATATTACATGGCAGTGTGTAATATGACTGGACTCATAGCTATCTATAATCCTTCAAAAAATTTGTTTATGAGTCCTATGGCCGATGGCCCTTTGAAATTTGTTGGTTCTCTCGATGGTAAGGAAATGCACATTGAAAATGTTACCAGGTTCGGTCGTAGTTTCAGTGTGATCGCAGTACCTTATTCTTTCAAACTGTTGATCCAAGAATTACAAACAATTAATATTCAGATGAGAATTATTACAGAAGATAATATTCAACAATTGGAGAACATGACCTTTTCTAAAAACATTGAAAAACTGATGCAATTAGAAAAGGGTCCTGATAAAATGACCCATCAGAAGAAATTAGATTTTGTCAGAGAAGCAACTAATCGTGCTCTAAAAGAAGATAAATTAGGAGAACAAACAGATGGATGGAATGTGAAATACGGAAACATTTTGTCACCTTCAGATTCGGCAAATTCTTACGAAATGGAAAAACCTCGCAAATACCCGGATTTACCGGAATATTATGAAAATTCGGCGACACCTGATTACCAATCACCTGGTTCTGACGCCGCAAGTCCGTGGGGACCAGCATCACCTCCAGGAGAACTGGTCGAAGGTGGGTCACCCGATTATAATGTGGGTGATAGCGTATATCTTCGTGGTGACCCTGAAGCACCAAGACTATGGCAAGTGGTTGATGTTGGACCAAATACTGCGACCATCCGTCCTCATAAAACTACTGGAGGCGAAGAAAATGGAGAACCCAATGTTCGTAGTGAAATTAAAGTGGTAGAAAAACATCATCTTATCAAACCCGAACAAATGGTATATGCAGGTCGTTCTGAAAAAAATATGGTTCCATCTACACACGAACCGGTAGATATGTCTGTGCCGATGATGATTCCAGGACAGATGATGAGTCCCGGACAACCAATGGGTGATATTCCAGCCAATATTCATTTTGCACCTGTTATTAATGTGGTTGGCAGAGACAATACGGGTGTCATTGATTTCCCTGATACTGATAATCAGGGTGTTCCATCACAAAATATGATGCCCGTGATGGGTGGGACGAATATGAACGGAGGTATTGTTCCTAATACGCATTTAGATAATAATAACAATAACAATAATAATAATAATAACAATGATACTTCTGGCGGAGAACAATCCAATCATAGTTTTACAGAAGGAAAGTTGAATTTTGATAATTTGGTCATTAAAAAAATCTAAAAAATTGAAAATAACTTAATAACAAAATAATATAATACTATCTTGTTATATACCATCATGTCTTCTAGCAATAAAATTTTACAAATTTATAAATCCAGAAAAAATATCCTAGATATTTTGGAAACTTATCAAGATTTTACTGTAACTGATTACACAGAATTTAGTATTAATGAAATCGATGCTATGTATACCAACAATCAACTTGATATGTTATTAACACACAAAAAAGATAAGAAAAAAACATATATCAAATATTATTTGACCGCAAAACAGATCCGTCCTCAAAATTTGGACAACATTATTGATGATCTATTTTATGTTGAAAATGTGCTTACAAAAGACGATACACTCATTATTATTATTGAAGACGAACCAAATGACACTATCGTTTCAAAAATGGAATATTTATATAATCATGACGGAATTTTTGTAGTGATTCATAACATTCAGCGCTTGCAATTCAACATATTAGAACACGAATTGGTTCCGGAAATGACGATATTGAGCGACGAAGAAACCACGGAAGTAATCAAAAAATATAATTTGACATCCGTGAAACAATTGCCAGAAATTGATAGATTCGATCCTGTAGCTTTGGCACTTTCAATGAGACCAGGACAAGTTGGAAGAATTGTGAGACCGAGTATCACTGCCCTTACAACTGTTGTATATCGTGTTTGTATATAATAATCTCTAATATAATATATAGTGGTTCATGCTAGGACAAAGTTCCCAAAATTTAGAAAAAAATGTTGGTCTTGGTGCAAACAATTTAATGTTAGCTTATTCTCCTCAAGACCTTTTTTATAGTTCTACCAATATTCAGAAAAACACCGAATCATGTGCGATTTACGACTTGAATAACATACAACAGGACAATGCTTGTTCGACTTCCACAAATATTGACCCGAATTCAGGGAACCATGACGGCGGTTATAGTTGTTTCAGTCGTGAATTATGTAAAAACATGAATTATGCAAAAACATTGGACACCTTAAACGCCAGTCACGACAAATCGAACAAGGGATTTACTGATACCAATACACAATATAATTTAGAAACAATTAACATGACCAATTTGATTATAGGTATTTGTGGCACTTTTTTGATTATGTATTATGTATAAAAATAAGTAAATATTTATCTAATGAAATATTATAATAATCGCAATATTTCATTATTATGAAGGTTCCGTACATTTATATATACGTAATTTTTGTTTTAATCGTATTTTTATTTTTAATTAAGGATATATGGTTGCAATTGTTCAATAGTTATAATAAAGAAGGGCTTACCGCTAGGCCGCCATGTTGGAATAATAATGAACCTAGAGTAAATAATTCTAGTATTGTGGGTGATTGGAATCTTATAGAAATTAAGCAGGTTAGCGGACCGACCGTAAAAAATACGACCAATCGCCCTACAACAAAAATTCGTGTAGGTGATATCACTGCTCATAATGTACGTAGCATAATTTCAATCGATGATGGTGGTGCGGTGTATATCGGTTCACGCGCACTGGGCGGATTATATATGGCAAATCCGACAACAATGATGGTAGCACAGCCATCTAATGATGATGCAATTTCTGAATGTTATACCAATCAATATCGTTTGACTGTGTCTAAAATCGATACAACACCGCCACCACCACCACCTCCACCACCTCCACCACCTCCACCACCTCCACCACCTCCACCACCTCCACCACCTCCACCACCTCCACCACCTCCACCACCTCCACCTGCCTGTAATATAACTTACACAGGCGGTTGTACCAAATCAAATGATATTTATACATTTAATTCATCTGGAACTTTTACTGTTGCGTGCGGTACCATTGTAAATGTATTGTTGGTGGGTGGCGGCGGTGGTGGTGGTGGTTCAACAAGTAAGAGTGGTTTTATTGATGCAAATGGTATAGGTGGTGGTTTTGGTGCAGCAGGTGGTGGTGGCGGTGGGGCAGGTGGTGTAGGTTACGGTTCGTTAACATTGACAGCAGGAACTTATAATATTGTTGTTGGTAACGGTGGTAGAACTGAGAATAATGGTGGTAATTCTACCATAACTGGTGGAACAATTAATGAAACAGCATATGGTGGGGGTGCAGGTGGTAGAGGCGAATATGAAAAATATGAATCGTCCAGCGGAGGTAGTGTAGGTGGAACTGGGAGTGGTGGTTCTCCTTTTAAAAATAATAGAGCAACAAAAGGTAATGGAACACTCACTTACTACGGTTATGAAGGCGGTGTATGTGGTGGTGGTGCTGGGGGTGGCGGTGGTGGTGCTGGTGCTGGGGGTGCATGGGCTTCAAATATAATACCTGGGAATGGAGCAAAGGGTTGGCTGTGTCCAATAAATAACTTATATTATGGTGGTGGTGGTGGCGGCGGATGGCAAGGGAACAAACCAACGTGTGGTGGTTGTTACTTAGGTTATGGTCTACCACCTGAGCCAACTGGTAGCGGAGGTGATGGTGGATATATTTTGAATACAAATTTTCCTGGTACAGATGGAACGGCAAATACTGGCGGTGGTGGTGGTGGGGGAACGAATGGTTCTGTGGGCGGTGCGGGTGGCAGTGGTATTGTTATTTTTCAAATAACCACAACATCTTCACCAAACCCACCACCTGCACCACCATCTTCACCACCTCCATCTGCTTTATCACCAAACTATACAGCAAATTATAATATATATACGGTTGTTGATCATGTTCCTGTTATGTTGCGAAAAAATACGCGTTTATCGTGTGTATCGGACGATTGCAAACAAAACAGTAGATGTTTGGATGTTAAACTCGGTAAAAATATGGCTATTTCTTTTCAAGTTATATTAAATAAGTCTAATATCAACAGTCAGCCACAACAAATTTTCGGTATCACAACAGACGCGTGTGGAACAGACAAACGCGTTTTCGGTGCTTGGTTGGGACAAAGCGGTATATATTTGGATACAAGTATTGTTAATCCCGCAAAAGGGACAGATTATTCTACGATTAACAATAAACAAGATTTGGCTAATTTTCAAGCAACTATAGGTAAAAGCATGCGTGTAGATATTCTCTGTAATTTTAACCAACAAATACATGAAATTTATGTCAATGGTGTTCTAACAGCAACCCAAACTTTTTATCAGAGCCCTTATTTCAGTAGTGGTAGTGCCTATATTTTCTCTACATTTAACGAATTTCAATGTGTGGATGGAACCATTCGTGATTTAGTATTTTTAACTTCTGAGTCACGAACCTTTAAAATTTATGATTTGACCATGGCCAGTGACTTTATCGATACAGACCTACGAGGAAAGGAAAGTTTTCAAAATATATATTCCCCACAGACAGGTGGGGGTTATTCGTCCGATGACCTCCGTGGAATGCAAACCGAGCTCTTACAAGAAATTAACAATTTTAATCAAGGTTATTCGAATTACATGAAGTATATGTTTAACCAGCGCCATAATCAAACTGGTGATACTACTGAAAAAATGGCTCTTTATGATTTGAGTGGCAGTAAAATTTCAGATTCTGATTTTGCACAATTAAATATTATGGATATGTATGCGAATTTACCGGAGTCACAGGTTTATAACAATTTAATCAAAGATTTAGCGGTATTTAACCAAGCTATCAAATCAAGCGCTACCGATATGTCTTATAATATAACGACAACAGACACAAATACTATGACGGCTTTTGAAAAGAAACTGGTGAATTATCGTTCGGAATTGGACCAACAATTAACCGAATTAAATGAAACAGAAAACAGCATATTTGCACAAAGTAATCGAAATATGAAGTCGCAAACCTTCCAAACCATTTTATTGACTACCTTGGCGACCTCACTTGTTTTTTATGTTTTCGTGCATTCAGAATAATTATTTTATTTTATTTTGTTTTATTAGTGTATAAAATGATGTATATTGTGAATTATTTACAACAAAGAGGATTGTTGTTGTTATTTTTGGTATTGATAGTGTTTGGGCTATATTGGATAAATACTAAATTATAATCCAGAATTATTTTGTTTTTTTAGTATATAAAAATAACATAATTTCAAAAATAAATGAATAAATTACTAGTTATTGTGTTAATATTATTATCATTATTTGCCATTTTCTTTCAGGAAAAGATCTGTAATACATTATCATTATCACCGTTACAATCCAATTCTACCATAAAAGAAGGACTTGATGGTAAACCATATACATTTATAAGTGGCAGTCATCCAAAAGAATATCAAAATTTAGATTTTTATTGGTGTACTAGTACTGGTGATAATCCACCTACATATACACAATTAACGGCTGAATATGTCTTGTTTTATACTGGTGGTAATCAATCTTATCTGTTAGATATAAATTCGGTTACTACTGATAGTGAATACATTACTTATCTTATAGCTTGTGGTGGTGGTGGTGGTGGTGCAGGTGGGGGTCCAGGTGCACTAGGGACTGGGGTATGTGGTGGTGGTGGTGGTGGTGGTGGTATTATGTATGTTAGTATTGATAATATAAACACCAGAGCAACAATTGATGTAGGCCGAATGTCGAGTACAGATGAGGGTAGCTATCCATCGATGTTTAAAACTGATGATACAGTTTTGTGGGCAAATGGAGGAGGTAATGGTAATGGTAGTAGATATAATATTGCTGGTCGATATGGTAATTACTACAGTACAAACTTTACGGCTGGCAGTAGCGGTGGAGGTGGTAGTAGTTATGTTAAAACTAACAATGGAGCTGATGATTGGTCTCACGGAGGAGCATCATATCATAGATGGGATATTAGACCTAAAAACGACGACGAAATAACAAAGCTAAAATTAAATGTAAAAGGTGGTGATGCTTTTACAGATGGTGGTGGAGGTGGTGGATTTTTTACTGCAGGAGGTGATGGTAAAAATCTTGGTGGTAACGGTGGGGATGGATATTATTTATTTGATGCCCCTGAAATCGGTCCAATTACTCTCGGTTGTGGTGGAGGAGGGGGGGGACTACATATTAATGGTCAAGGAGGAGGCCCTCCTGGTAATACAGATGTGAAAAAACAGTGCGGTGGTGCAGGTGGTTATCCAGGGAAAGATGGTAGATTTGGCGGCGGTGGTGGTGGTGGGAGTGGTAGTACTATGAATTCAACAAAAGGCGGTTTGGGTGGAAGTGGTTGTGTTTTTATTGCCTTTGTTACAAGGCCAAAACCATGTGTTTATCCTGACGCATGGACCGACGAAAGTCCGTGTCCTCCGTGTGGATCAGCAGATGTCACTAAAAAACAGACCAAAACTGCTACTTCTAAACGATGCCTAGGCGAACAAACCTTATCACAGACTGTGTCTTGTAATCTCAAACCTTGTTGTGTTTATGGCGCATGGACCGACGATAAAGATACACCTTGTCCTTCTTGTGGTACCAATGTCCACAAAAAACAACATCGAACGGCTACAACGAAAGATTGCTTTGGTGCACAAACTGAGACAAAAGATGGTGTCCCTTGCGACATTCCAGAATGCGTGCCATGTGTTTATAACGCTTGGACTGACGATGATAAACATTGTCCTTCTTGTGGTACTGATATTAGCATAACACAGCATCGAACAGCCACAACCAAAGACTGTCTTAACGAACAAACACAGCATCGAACATTCAAATGTGAAATTCCGGCCTGTCCGCCTTGTGAATATACTTGGGCGGATACCACATCTTGTACTAAACCTTGCAACGGTGGCACGAAAACAATTACGGGAACGCTGACAAATAGTTACGGACAAGAATGTGCAAAAACACAGACAAAAGAAAATGTAGCGTGTAATATTGAAGCTTGTCCTCCTTGCTCGTACGGGTCCATAGATACGAGCACACTTTCTGCGTGTTCTTTAGAATGTGGCGGCGGAAAACAAACAGGAACTTTATTGATTACCAACAAAAATGGAAACGATAATTGTCAAACAAAAACGGATTCACAGTCTTGTAATACACAAGGTTGTCCTAATATTTCCAAAATCATACCTTATCAATATGAAGAATACAGGAATCTATATTTATCAAATCAATACAATTCGGCTTCTAATTTTACCATCGCTCAATCTTTTGCCCCACAAAATTCGAGCTTTAAAGATAACTTTTATAGGATCAATTCGCAAACCGCTGAACAATACAGAAATAAATTGTTGGTTAGCACTTATGCATTGACCATTGATATGATGGGTATATCACTGCCTTACGCTACCTATTATTATTTCAACAATTCACAGAGCGGCGTCCTGCAAATAACCAACGGTTCCACAGTGGTAACTACATTACAATTGAATAACAATAACAATAATTTTGGCACTATATTGAACGCCATTTATATCAATAGCAATGGTGTCCCACGGATTTATAATTCGCGTATGTATTTTTTAGATAGCGATATTGACACAACTAAATATAGTATTTATTTGGTTACATCGAAAATCCCCCATATATTGAAAGCAAAACAAATTTTGTCGTGTATCGTACCAGGTGTAGGTAAAAAATCTACCTGTATGATCACGCTTCCAGGGCAAAACATGGCGGTTGCTTTTACAATAAATTTGAAATCTGCCAACAATACCGCAAATAAACAACAAATAATCGGGATTACCATGGATCAAAGCGGTGACGAACAAATTGTTTTTGGTGCGTGGGTATGTTCGCAGTCAAATACGCTCATAATTCAACGAGCCACAGTTAGCAATCCTCAAAATGTGATTTCCAATTGCAAAGTGTCATTAGATGTGGGATTAGACAACTCTATTTATATTTTGTTCAATGGTAACACTAATTTGTATGAAATTTATAAGAACGGAGTGTTAGAGGACACGAATATTCCTGACGAAGCACCCAAATATACAAGTGGAACATGTTATATTTATTCTTCTTTCAAAAGTTATGGCGTGGTTAGCGGCACAATATCTAATGTTGTTTATTTAGCGTCGGATTATAAAACATTTGCAACCGATGATTTAGACCGTGCGATAAATTATATGAATAATAGTATAGACTACTCATCGATGGAAAAACCTCTTCAAGAAGGGTTTTCGAATGTGTATTATCCTTTACCTGACGGCAGTTACGCCACACAAGATTTGCGTAATATGGAGTCAGAATTAATACAAGAATTAAACGAATTTAATAAACAGTATTCGTATTACAAAAAATACATGTACAACAATCGCCACCAAGTGACTGGAGACACTACCCAACCGTTTTTAAAAGATAATAATAGTACAATTGGTCCTGCAGATTTTCCTGATTTGAAATTAAATGTTCCTTTAAACGAAATACAAATTTATAAAAATTTATTAAGCGACTTACATTCTTTTAATCATGCTTTAGATGTTAGTGTAAATTTGAGTACGACATCAGGACAAACAGGGGATATTGCAGGGATGAATGAAACACAAAACAAAGTGGTCCAACTGAGAAAACAATTGGATGCTAATTTGTTTGAATTAAATGAAGTAGAAGGTTCTATGGCAACGGATAGCATGAGAAGCATGTATAGCACTCTTTTTGCGAATATTTTATGGACGTCGATAGCAACTTCCATGGTATATTTAGTGTTCGTCCATACATAAAATATTTAATTATGTTTTGTATAATTAAATATTATTATAATATAACTTGAACGAATGCCAGAATGTGATGGAGGGTTAATGACTACTGCTTATGAGTGTTGTTCGAATATAGGCGGTATTTACTGTAAGGGCGGTGGCGAAGTACAAGGTCTACGCGGAACTAGAAGATTATGTCCAAAAGAAACTGGCGGTTGTTATACAGGTGGTGGAGGTGGAGGTGGAGGTGGAGGTGCTGCTGCGGTATCTTGTGTGTGGAAGTATAACGGTTCAGGACCGTGCATGGGTCCTTGTGGTTCATCGGAAGGTACTCAATCCGGACATTGGGACACTCTCGATAGCGCGTGCGGTTCTGCGCCTCCCACACCACATTGTAAAGTTCCAGATTGTCCAGTATGTAGTTGGAGCTGGCAACAAAGTTCAACCAACTGTAACGGTTCTTGTGGTCAAGTAGGAAGTGCGGATGGACAATGGATACCGAGTGATAAATCTGTTTGTAATGGTATTCCACCACCGGCCCCACCAACTTGCAATACACCGGCTTGTGTACCATGCCAATACGGCGATTGGCAGGACACAGGCAAATGTCCTGATTGTGGAACGGGACAAACTAAAACTCAAAAACGAACTGCTAAATCCGCGTGTAATGGTCCTACAGAAATGTACCAAACAGTTAATTGTGACATACAGGCATGTCCCACTTGTAATTATGGCGCATGGTCTGATTGGTCCGCATGTTCTAAGTCGTGCAATGGTGGGACAGTAGGGACACAGACGAAAACCAGGACAGAAAAACCATTCGGTAGCATCACATGCGGAGATACCACTCAAACACAAAAATGCAATACGCAAGCGTGTGCTCCTTGTGAATATTCGACGACGGGAACAACATCGAATTGTTCTGTAGAATGTGGCGGTGGTACTCAAACGACTACATATGATTTAAAAGACGCACACGGTAATGAAAATTGTAACTCCACAAAAGTAGATACAAAAACCTGCAACACCATGTTATGTGCGACTATCATGACTGTGATTGTTCCTACACATACGGAATATTGGAATTTATATTTTTCGAATAACTATAATTCGGCATCTTATTTTACAAGCGCAGATTACAATAAACTCAATAATTCAAATATTTTATCCTACAAAATTAATTCACAAAATGCGGAAAAATACCGCGATAGTTTGGTCGTCAGCGTGTTTCCCCTAACAATAGACATAATCAATATACCTCTACCATATACCGTATATTATTATTATAATAACCCATCAAATGGTGTGGCGAAGATTACCAACAATGGAACGGCAGTAACGAGCTTACAATTAAACAATAATAAAAATGATTTCGGAACGGTCATAAATGCTATTCATTTTAACACAAATGGACTGCCAAGTATTGTACATTCGCAAATGTATTTCTTGACGAGCGATTTTGACACGACGGATTTTGACATTTATATGATATTGAGTAAGAATCCAGTAATTGTTCAGCCCAAACAGTTGTTATCGTGCACGGCAAAAAATGCCGCCAAATGCATTGACAATAATTTAGGGTCGAATATGGCAGTTGCATTTACAATTAATTTAAAAGGCCCGAACCAAACCAACAATCGTTTGCAAATTCTGGGAATTACCACGGATTCGACGGGAATTGAAAAATGCGTGTTCGGTGCTTGGATATGCCCAAATTCAAGTAGTCTTTATTTGCGGCGTGCGGATGTGGCTGGCACTCCAGGTGTTTTTTCAGAATGTAATGTCGTTCTCGATATAGGATTGGACTGTCAGATATTTATTTTGTTTAACGGTAGCACAGATACATATGATGTGTACAAGAATGGGATTTTAATGGATTCCTTTACTGTTACATCACCACCCATGTACACAAGTGGAAAAAGTTATGTATTTACTTCTTTCAACAATTACCAGACGGTGAGCGGGTCACTGTCGAATGTGGTGTTTTTGACTTCACCTCATCGTACTTTTACAGTAGGCGACTTAGAAAGTGCCGTAATATACATGAATACCAGTAATATTTTCGCGAAATATCAAAAGAGCTTGATCGAGGGATTTACAGGAAATTCTGGATATTCAGAATACTCGAAACATCAAGTTGCAAATTATTCATCCAATTATACTGAATATAGATCAGATAATAAGTCAGATAATAAATTGATAGTACGGACTCCTGTTCAGAGTCTTGTTGTGAAAAGTGGAGAATTTGCGGATAATGTATTGAAGGGCAGTGAAGTAAAAGTCAATCACCAAATAAACGAAACAAATGATTTAGAGCCAAATGATTTGGTAATATCTAATAGACAAAATATAAACAATCAAACGACGCAACACGATATCGAAGTAAATATTTTATGGACGGCTTTAGTGTCTTCTCTCATCTATTTTTTGTTTGTTCGTCATAAATAAATAGAATTATATTATCATAAATATATATTGATAATATATCTTGACTAATGGGAAATAGTAGCAGCAGTGGCGGTGGTTCTCCGTCGTGTGGTGGCACATTACAGACTTCCGATTATGATTGTTGTAGTAAAAATCCGGGATGTGCTGGTTTTGGGGGCATAGAATCTATGGATGGTAACAATATGTTATGTTTAAAATCGAGCGGGGGATGTGCAACGGCGAGTCCATCATGTAATTGGCAATCACGGGGCGGTAGTGGCTGGTATACAAACGGACAAATGTGTCAATTTGACAACTTTTTGGATGATGGTTGCGGAAATAGTAACACCGAATCTAACTTTGTGCAATGCGGTCAATATTGCCCGTGTCCTGCTCCTTCTCTTTCTCTTTATCTTTCTCCTCCTCCCGCTTGCACCTATGATGATTCTGGTTGGATAAACTACACCGAATGTTCAGCTGAATGTGGCTATGGAGAACAACATCAATATCATGACGGTATGGACCACGGAGCGAATGATTGTCGAAGACAATTGCGAACTGTATCTTGTAACAATGGCAATTGTTGTAACCCCAATATTTGGGGATACCCACAAGAAACCGGACAGGTGTCTGTGACAGGTTGTCATTCATGTCAGAAGGTATTACAAATCACAAATGAATGTGGCAGAAACCAAATGTACTTGAGCGGTTACAACGACTGGTGCAACGACGCATCTCAATGTCCTGATTGTACCTATGATTCTGGTTGGAATAACTCGGGAGAGTGTTCCAATTCGTGTGGTGATGGACAACGAATACAATTCCGTGACGGCACTGACCACGGTAAAGGTGATTGCGGAAGACAATGGCAACAAGTACCTTGCAACAATGGTTCGTGTTGCGATCCTAACAATTGGTCTGGATGGTCAGACACAGGAACTACTCAAGTGGCCGACTGTCGAAAATGTCAAAATTATCAAGTGCGACAAAATGCGTGTGGTGTAAGTCAAAATCAATTGGGTAGTACCTATGATTGTGATGATACTTCACGATGCGCTGTTTGCACCTATGATTCTGGTTGGAATAATAATGGTGGATGCAATGCCTCTTGTGGCGACGGGCAACAGCAACAATTCCGTGACGGAACAGACCATGGAAAAGGTGATTGTCAAAGACAGTGGCAAAATGTTCCATGTAACAGTGGTGCTTGTTGTGACCCCAATAATTGGTCTGGATGGTCAGACACTGGCTCAACTCAAGTTGTCGGTTGCAAACAATGTCAAAATTATCAAGTGCGAAAAAATGCGTGTGGTACAAGTCAAAATCAATGGGGCGGGACCTATAGTTGTGGTGACAACACCAAATGTGGTACTTGCACCTACGGAGAATGGACGCCTAGCGGTGACATAGCAGTCACAGGATGTAAAGCAGGTTTACAAAATCAGACACGCTCTTCCACAGACAATGGTAAGGGGGACTGCGGGTTTCAACCTACCTCACGAACACAGATAGTCGCATCTGCAGATATTTCCAAATGCACACCATGTGATTTTACATTTAATCAGACCGGTTGTCCAAGTACTCCTTGTGGTCAAACTGTCAGTGCGCAAGGTAATTGGACCATAAACAACAACGGAAATTGTAACACAGCCGTGTCAGCGCCTTCTTCTTCACCCACCTGCCAGACACCGTCTTGTAATAGTGCAGTCGTCGTGGTGCCGAGTCCGCAATGCATTTATACATCTTCAGGTTCGTGTTCATCCACCGGTCTTCCGTGTGGAACATTAGGTACATACACAACTACTTGGACAAAATCGCCCGATAGTGCTGCGAATTGTGTGGGTTACGCACCACAAACTACGACTAAATCTGCTTCCGAATTATGTACGGCAACCCCGTGTTCTCCTTGTAGTTATTCAGCGTGGTCGCCAACATCTACACCGGCATCTGTCACCGGATGTAAAATGGGTTCTCAGACAATTTCGCGCACTGCCACAAATAACGGTGCAAATGATTGTACCGGCCCTGTCAGTTCCTCGGTACCGGTAGGAATATCTGACACTTCCAAATGTTCTCCTTGTAGTTATTCAGCGTGGTCGCCAACATCTACACCGGCATCTGTCACTGGATGTAAAATGGGTTCTCAGACAATTTCGCGCACTGCCACAAATAACGGTGCAAATGATTGTACCGGCCCTGTCAGTTCCTCGGTACCGGTAGGAATATCTGACACTTCCAAATGTTCTCCGTGTAGTTACGGAACCATCGATACATCGTCATTGACACCATGTTCCGTGCCTTGTGGTGGCGGCACCCAATCTGGTAGTTTATTTGTCCTTAATAACAACGGAAATTCGTCTTGTTCACCTATGACTTCTACACAATCTTGTAATACTCAATCTTGTCCTCCACCGATTCGTCATCATTCCATACCCCCTCCCGTTGGTCGATTAACACCAGTATTCAGCGATTTTTCCATACCTAAATACAGGATTAGAACTCCAGCCCCAGCTTCAAAAGCGTCTACATCGGCACCTAATAATTATTATATGGATAATACCGTGCCAAATGATACTTATGCACCATTCGCACCCGCAAGTTCGGTGTCTTATTCATCATGTCAAACGGACAAGAATTTACTCGATAATGATAATCTTGACAAATTCAAAACCCTCATATTAAGCGCGGTTGATAACTATCAAAGAAACACGAATTGTAATACATAAATGATTATTATATTTAGCTTATGATATAATAATCGTGGCATAAAGTATATGAGTAGCGTACCAACCAATAAATCAACACCTATGGCGACAACATATACAGCTGCAGACCTTCGTAATATGGAAGCGGATTTACTACAGAAATTGGACAAATTTAATAATGAATATTCAAATTACATGAAATATCTTTATAATATGCGCCACAACACGGCCGGTGATACTTCCATACAATTTAAAAATCCAAATAGCAGTCCTATTACGGTATCGGATTTCTCAGATTTAAATTTAAATCAACCCATTGGGTTTAGTGCCATTTATATAGATTTGTATACTACTCTTCAAAATTTCATCTATGCATTGGATGTTTTCAATAATCAACCGCGCCCAACAGTCGTTAAATCCGCAAATGAATTACAAACATTTGATGAAACAATAATAAAAACGCGCCTAGAATTGGACCATAAATTATACGAACTGAACGAGGTCGAAAACTCCCTAGCTAGAGAAAGTATGCGCCATACGAATGCTGATGTTTTAATCAATGTATTGTGGACCGCTTTAGCGACATCACTTGTTTATTATATCGTGATTCATAGTTAGGAAAATTGATATTTTTTGTATGAATTGTTACATATTCATACAAACAAAATTATCATGGCTGTGCAAATCATGGAAAATGTGTGGTGTTATAACGAACTAGATTGTTCTGTATTGTTCGCCGAAATTATTCGTAAACAAATGACGAATGAATCATTATTTGTCAAATTTATTGTTGAAATCGCATTTCGTGTGGTTATCCTTGTTTATGTGTCAAATATAATAAACATCCTACTTCCTAAAAAAAATTTATTTAAGTCGTTGATTGATAGTATTCGTATTGTAATTTGTCTAATTATATTGACAATTACCTGCATTTATTTATTTTAACCTCAATTCTGGACCTTAGTCCAGAATGAGGCATGTCTCTGTCTTGGTTGTATACCCCCACTTCGTAACGGCATCCGCTACGCAGTAACCCAGAATAGAGATTAACCTCTATTCTTCGCTACTTCATAATTTTGGTATATTTTGGAGAATTCAAGGCAGCTGGGCTTCGCTCAGCTGATTTGAATTCGAGAATAGATGCGATATAAGCTTCGCTTATCTCGGAATCTATTACATGTTTTTTTGTTCTCCAGTCTTCGGAGTAAGTTCTATAACTAATAAAAATATAGTAATATATTATAAATTATATTTACTATATGAGTGGAAACATTCAAAATGACTGGAACACCGTTAATTCTACATATAATAATTTAAGTTCTAAGTATTCCGATATACAATTAAATTATTTAGAAATAAACAACGATAATTACACTACAACTCAAGAAATAGTGAGTGTTGGGTGTATATGTAATAATGAAACGACAAATTTGGGTCTGAATATGACACAATTTTGGGATATGCCTGATACCTTAATCAATACCATCACCAATTCCAAAAAAATCGTCAATCAGTATTATTGGAACGAAAAACAAATCATGAACAATACACAAATTATTAAAAGAAAATCTGGTCTGGCGTGCAAAACAAATTCTGCAGACGGATATGCAAATCCACCCACGCAATTGTCCGACTGCCAATTTTTCAGTAAGATTGATGTCACAAGTTATATGACAGATTTTACCCAGAACCTACCATCCAATACTGCCATCGATTTATTCGGATATTTCATTCCGTACTCTTCTGGTGATTGGAACATTTCGATTCCGCCCTCGGATGGCATAAAAACTTTTAGTAGTTTATGGATAAGTTCAGACAATGCTGTATATGATTATACTTTGATTAATGCCGACATTATACCAGGTCAGTCATCTTCCACACATCCTAATCCCAAAACTTTTCATATGATTTCGGGTGAAATTTACAGTATTCGAATACAACTCGCCAATATGACTTCTTCGCCAATGACCAATGCTTTATTAAATATTATTGACCCCCAAGGTAATGCAGTTGATACACAAAATATATTATATACTTTGACAAATGCTGACGGTAGTGTCTATCACAAACAACTATTGTATTTTGCTATGATACAGAACAACACCAATAAAAGTTTATATAATTGCTATTTTATTTCTCCTCCTGCAAATGATAATTATAACACAATCATGACACTTAAAGTGAATGACCCTATCCAATTTCAAACGAAAAATGTACCGATTACGATTACCTACAGTGGCAATGAAACAATCACAAATACATCTGGCACTTCTACCAGCGTCACTTTACCGATTGGTGTAAATATTACGATTAAAGCTGCTAAATGGGGAATATTGACGACAGCGACCACCATATACTATACACCTCAAACGGTTCCCGCTTCTGGATATGTGCCACCAAAAGTTGACAGTGTTGTTGGTTCACCCAATAGTAGCGAATCCGGTCAAACAGTCAATTTTTCATTATTACCTTACAATTATCCTTCTTCCAAAATCATTCAAAAACGAAATACCAAAGAGATGCAATTAAGCACGGATGTTACAAAAAAAGTCCAACAGTTGGTGAACAAAAACAGTTTACAGATTGGCGGGAACGATTACATCACCGTTTTCGGCGACCCGACTTCTACATATACTTTGGAACAAAGTTACCCCCTGCAATTACAATTTGAATATTCATATAATACTGTGGTCGACCAATCCGCTATCACAGCTCCTTCCATTTATTTAAATAACATGGGATTGGCTAAAATTGGCTATACATGGGGTGGAATTAGTTGTGAATCTGAATTTAAATTTGATACGACTTACAAGGCGTGTAATATGCAGTGTCAGTACCAATTGGTATTGGAAAACTCCGGCAAGTTTTGCATTTATGACGGTAATAATATGATTACATCTAAGGATTTTCCTGCTTTGATGCAGGTTGATGTTACACAATGCATTGTCAACAAAAAATGGTTGAATCCCAATTACAATTATGCATTGTCTGTAGGCAAAAAATTAGGCGAAGGAGGGGAGTCTTTTCTTGTTTCATCCAACGGCAAATTCAAGTTGTTCTTTAACGGTAACCAATTGGTGTTTGAATATTGCTTGAACCCGAATAAAACAACAGACACTGTAAAATTATCGGACAATTCGACGATCGATTTGCACTATACAACCGGTTTAAATATCGATCAGAGGGGAAAACAATTGTTTTTCTTGTATCGTTTTAATTCCCGTGGTATTAGCGGACAGCGTTTTATGTCACAAGTCGATTCGAAAACCAATATTCTTAACTATATACCGCCTTATCCGAATTCGAACAACATTATGAAATACGATTCATTTGAGTCAAAAAATGGGCTATATCCACTTATATTTAATACTGCCAATAATCCGAATTATACCACGATTTCACAAAATGTGGCGGATGAATCTGTGTGTAATACGGGTTGTTTGAACAGTCCGACATGCGACCACTATTTTTACATTACTGACAAGCTCAAAAATAATTATTGTCTTTTGGACAACAACAATATATTGAATCCTGTATATACTGATACCAATGTAAGCAACGTCCAATATTCTAGTTTGAACAAAAAGAATTACAAATTGAATACAACATGTGGTAGTTTGCCCAATAAAAATTTCCAACAAGTCAGAGATAATTTATACAACGATGGTGCGGTCTCCTATACAGATTTGGCAAAAAATGCACCCAATTTGACTTATCATTGTGGGTTACCTGATTATATGAGTGCTAGCGGAACAATTAAAAATATATATAACTATGGGTCCTCAACACCAACAGCGCCCGTCCAGAGTAGTTCAGTAAATCGTATTGTTGGTGACCCATCGACCATGGCCAAAGTTAATATAACTTATCCAACTTCGGGATTTAGTAATATGGAGACCTTTACCGATAATTCACCTTACAAGGTAGTCGATCAAAGCAACATTGTAACTCTTTCGCAGATGTCAGGTAATTTTGCGAGTCAGGAAAATCAAATTGCTGACATGAATTTGAAAATTAACAATACCATCGGCAAATATGTAGATTTATCAAACAATTTAGGCTCACATATGAATTATAAATTTACGGGCGCGGACGCAGTGATTCCTGAAAAATATACACCTACAATGTCTTCTAGACCCAGGACAACATTTAATGATGGTGTCAAGAGAGATTTAGAAATTATTACAACTCAACAAAATACCTTGTATACTATCGCGGCAATTACAACGGCTAGTTTGATTATCTTAACTTTGTTTGTTATTAAATAACCTTATAATATTTGTAGTATGTAAATATTATATTAAATATATATATAATGGCACAAGCAAACTCAAATATTGATTTATCCACATTTTTACAATTACAATCACAATATACCAACGATTTATCGCAAATTCCAATTGATCCGAGTCAAACAGGAAATGCAAATGCAATTCACGATTTGAGTAGCCAATTGTCGACTATGTATAATTCATTGAGTACCAGTACTGCTGCAGCCCAAAATACCATCGCTGAACAAAACAAAATCAACGCAATTTTACAAAACGAATATGGTCGTTTAGAATTAAAAAAAGCGAATATTACATCGGCTATTAGTGGGCAACAACGCGTTCTCGATTTGAACAATAGTTACCAAAAACGCTACACCGCATACACCAACATTATGATTGCTGTGGTTGCCACATTGCTTATTTATTTGGTTATTAATTATTTAGATAATAATGTTCCATTTTTCCCCAAAGCCCTTTTATATATTGTAACCATTTTGCTTTTTTCCATAGCAATTATTTACATTTCGTGGGTTTACATCGACATTGTGCGTAGAGACAATGTAAATTTTGACGAATTATCGTTAGCACGCCCACAAACAGATGCTTCTGGCAATGTCATAGCAACTAATATGACAAACACCGATGTAAAAAATCCACTGGGATATTACGGTTGCATAGGTCAATCATGCTGTGCTCCGGGAACCATTTGGGATAATGTAAATGGAGGTTGTATGAACAGCACTCCATGTGGTGCTACGACTGCCGCAAAAGCAACCGTCACTTTAGCTCCTACCACAAAACAAGGGTTCGACACAATGAACTCAATCACTTATTCGAACGAATTCTTGTTGGGAAAACCAGAAGGTAAAATCGACAGAAATGCATTAACGACTAGTCCAATATCTAAAGATAAATATTGCGACGAACAGTATGAATGTTATTCTTTATTCAAATAGACGGTTGATGACCTATAAAAAATAAAAAAAATATATAATATATATATCATATATTTTATGCAAAGAGCACCTATTACATCATCATATATTTCGACACCGATTGCTGGCAATATGATTTCAATGAGTGCGCATCCAGACGCTACTACTGATTATGTTTCCGGGTTAATTTCGTCACCTCCACCGGCGGAACAATACATCAGTTCATATAATTTATTGTATGCTCAAAATGCGGTTTTATCTAATAACATTGATTACACCAATCAAATGTATTCGACAGATACCCAAAATATTCAATATCAAAACAAAAAAATAAATAATTACAAATATTTCAACAAGATATTGGCCATTATTTATTTTATTTTGATGAGTATTGCTACCATTTTTTTGTTGAGAAGCAAAAAAATGAAAAGTTGGATTGTTAAATTTATTATTGTTGCAATTTTAGTTCTCTATCCATTTTTTATTTACTATTTAGAGAGTTATATTTATGAGTTTATTACTTATATTATGTCATTTTTCAATGGTGAAAAATACACAAAAACGACGAATCCTACTATCACAAATACAAAACTAAGTTTTACATAATCTCTATTCAAGGTCAGATGCTTGAATGTCCGAGTCCGAGAAATCATCCTCAATGCTGGAAATCATAACTTCATCACGCTCGTATTTGATCTTCGCACCAGTCCAAGCACCAACCGCGCTCTTGAATTTGCCCAGTTTCTTGTCCAAATATTCGTGCACCTCTTTGGTCGATGGTCCACCCCGTCCATAAGTGCTCTGATACCATAAATTGAATTCGTTGGTTGCTTCTGTCTTGGTAATCTTACCCTTGATATCAATAACAACGCGGTCTTTGATAAATTCTGCAATGTGGTCTTCGCGTTCGCGATATTTGTTGGTAGATTCCATGACCATTGGACAATCGGAAATATTGCCGTCTGTTTTCAGTACAATATCAATCAGCATAGACATAAACACTTCGCGCCATTCTACAAATTTTTCTTTCAATTTGCGATCAATCTTGAATTGAAAGGGTTTTTCCGTATCACCTTCCGCTGGTTTATCAGTGAAAAGCGACATGAAATCGACCAATCGAAAACGACGCCAAGTGGCATGATCGCGGGTTTTCACTTCAATTAATTCGTTCGTACAAACAATCAGTTTGAATTGTGGCACGAAAGTGATGGGAGCACTAAACAAATTACGGCCACGAATCGGCTCCGTTCCACTTGTCAATTCCTTGAGAGCGCCGTCATTGATGCGGTCTCCTTTGGAAGGTTCTTGCATCACTGCATATCGCACACCTTTGAGTGCCACGACATCAGGTGAAGCCTGACCCTGCTTCATTCGAGCCTGTGTAATAAGGGATAGTGGCGCATCGCTCTTGTAATCACCCAAAATTTGCGACATTAAATCCGTCAAAACTGATTTACCATTCTCACCCCCGCCAATATACATATGGAATGTCTGTGTCAAGTTTACACCGATTAATACAGAGGCTAAATGCTCCCACATATACTTGCGGATTTGCTCAATTGGAAACAATTTCTCCATAAAATCATTGATTTCTGCCACAACCTTCGCATCGGTTGTCGGGTTGATTTTTCGATATGGAATGTTGGTGCATTTTGAAATATAATCTTCGGCACGACCCGCGCGAAACACTTTTTCTTTGAAATCCCATACACCATTATTGAAACACAATAAATAAGGATTGCTGTCAAGTAAATCCAAGAATTTGATTTCACGATCGTAAAATAGTTCTCGCGCCTCCTTCAAAATATGGTCTTTATCGCTGGTTCTAGACAACTTTACCACAATCTCCATAATCTTGGTAGAACGCTCTTCGTGTATTTTAAGTTTATCATCTGTAATGGTTTTGTTACACAAGTCCTTGGCAGCCTCTTCCGATTTACTGCGGTACAAATTACGCAATTCGTTCGAAATATGCTTTCTGAGCGTAGTTCCACATTCATCTTCTACCCAACGATTTTGAACGAAAATAAACCAGCGATCAAATTTCACACTGGCACAAATGAATTTGTCTTTATACAATTGTTTCAAAATGAAAGCGATATCACTGTCGCCACTGCCCACACCTTTTTCTATCTTACCATTCGATGAAAATGGACGAATTGAATGTTCCAAATGAAAATCGATACTATTTGCACGCACAACTTCGTACGCCTCACGAGCGTCTTCGCGCGCCCAATAAATAATGGACCGTTTTGTAAGGGCTGTTTCATTGTTAGTATCAAATCTCATCCATTTTTCCATCAAATCTGGTATCGAACTATAAATAAATGTATTCGATTTTGCACTCAATGCGACCCACACAATCAATAATTTCGGACTGATATTACAAAGAGCCATACCGACCTTGACCCATTTATCATACGAACCATCACCATAATATGATTCTGGTAAAATTATTGTATATTCATAAACCTCTTTGAAATCTGATTCTGTCGATGGTAAATTTTCCAAAAAGGACTGTACTGCATTATCCAAATCGCTCTTGTTGCGAATCGATAAAATATCAATGGACTGATTCTTGCGCGGTGCCTGTGACGAAGCACGATAATTACGCTTTGACTGTTGAGAACTTTCCATATTTTGGTGTATGTCATAAAATTCTGTTGTATATACCGGTGCCAAATGGTCTTTGTAGCGCACTGACAACATTTTGAAATCATTATCCATGTCGAATTTTTTGATATTCAAATCATCACACATTAGCTCTCCGTCTGCACCGTCATACTCGATTTCATAATAACCTGTAAGGCGATACTGCTCGTGGTTTGGCTTTTTTGAACCATATAATTGCCAGTTTGTATGACCCTTACTGATTCCCTCATCAAACACATCATTCCATGTATTTTTTATAGGTAGATTGGACCACAATTCTGTTTCGTCCATTTTTTGTACTATGCGGGTGCGTAATATTGTCTGGGTACAGCGGTCCGATTGAATGCCAATTATCATATGAATACCGTCTTTGGTTATATTTTTATCTTCGAGTCGATTTACATTTGGCTTTTCAAAAATAAACACTGGGAACTTAGCCTTGTCATCGAATCTATAAATTTCCTTTAATTCTTCTAAATATATTTGGACTATCTCATCAATGTGTGTTTTTTTATATTGTTTTTGTGTAATTTCATATTCATATCTCAGGTCGATATCCACTACAATTGGACCACCCGTTTCTAACTGTTTTTCTGTGAGATATTCACTAGTTCCTTTGGAAACAATGTCTCGATAATATAAGTCTAAAAATGTCGCATATTCTGCATCTGATATGTGATATTTACCTCCTGGATTACCAATACGTGTATTGGTGATAAGCGTCTCCTTGTCGTCTTTATCGACATGATGCTTACTTATGAAATCTTGATAATTTCTATATTCAACAATTCCTGACGATTGTTGGGATTGTTTTGATTTGGGTTTTAGCATGATTTTGGTAGCGGTGGTGGTCATTTTTCCACCTTTAAGGTATATTATGTGGATATTTTTATCTCTATTTCAAAAAATCAATTTTTCATTTTTTGGAAATTTTAAATATTACTGCAGAATACCGTAATATTTATTTATTATTTTTTACTCGTCTACTAAAATAATTGTAGCTCCAGGTTTGGATTTTTCTGTATTTTTGGGTGGAAGTGGTATATTTTTTTCACATCCTGGACAAATGTGATTCGTTCCCTCTTTGGCAAAATCTCCCCACCAACATTCCGAGCAAATTCTATGTGCTCTACTGCCATGTTTTTGCAAACATTTAGAAGGATTGAAAAATTTATTTTCGATGGGATTCATACACATACAACAATTCTTATCTATTGTAGGTTCTCCTAATGGAACTAATGTAACATCCTTTTGTTCTTTTATAACTTTCTTTCGTAATGCTTTTGTTTTACGAATAGATTTCTTTTTTTGTTTTTGAGAACCTTTGGACTTGTTCGTTTTTTTATGTGACATTTTCTATTTAAATATATGTCGAAAAAAATTGAAAGAGATTATGTTATCTTATATTATTATATTAATCAGCCATGAAATTCTGTAATAAATGCGACAATATGTATTATATCGGTATCAATGCAGAAGACCCCAATAAACTCACATATTATTGTCGTAATTGTGGTGATATTGATGAAACTATCACTGAAGAAGGTGTATGTGTGTTAGATACGCAGTTTAAAAAAGGAGAACAAAAATTCAACCACATCATCAACAAATATACTAAATTGGACCCGACTTTGCCGCGCATCTATAACATTCGATGTCCTAATTCTTCTTGTACAACCAATCATACTGGAGAAACGAAACCTGCCGAGATTATTTATATGAGATATGATGACGCCAATTTGAAATACATTTATATTTGTTCTACTTGTGATACCACTTGGAAAACAGACGATTCGAAGTAATAGATAATGTCAAAAATTGAAAAAAACATTTAGAAATATATTCATAATATATAAATTATATCATGAACCCTAGAGAAGAAGATAAAGACGACGATGAATCAACTGTTAAAACTGGTTCTGAAAGTGAAGAAAATATTGAAAATAAAAAAGTAGATGAAGACGAAGAATTGGAGAGTATTGCGGATTCGATTGGCACTGACGATAGCAATGAGGAAGAAGAGGATGAAGATGATGATGACGATGAAGATGAGGATGCAGAAGAAGGAGATGAAAAAACAAAATTAAACAAAACAGATATTCCTTCTATCATCGGAATAGGGAATGATGACGACGAAGACGACGACGACGACGAAGATGAAGAGGAGGAAGATGAAAAATATTTACAAAAATTCGATGAATCTCTAAAGAAAAATATTATTGCTGATTGGCATCCTGAAGACCAAGCCCATAACGACGAAGAGGTGGAAACGATGTGTACTATTGTGCGCGATACTAATGGATTCATCGTCGACCCTTTACATAAAACATTACCATTTGTTACCAAATACGAAAAAGCACGCATTTTAGGTGAGCGTGCCAAACAATTGGATGCGGGCGGCAAATCATTCATTGCATTGAAAGACAATTTGATTGACAGTTATCTGATTGCACTCAAAGAATATGAAGCTAAAAAAATTCCATTCATTGTTCGCCGTCCATTGCCTAATGGAGCCTGTGAATATTGGCGATTACGCGATTTGGAGTTTTTAGAGTAAAAAATATAAATATGTAATATAATCTTGGAGCGAAAATCGTATCAAAGGATGGAGAAGTCGAAGATTTTTGACAGCTAATGGAAAATGTAATGTTTTGTAAAATTATTAATTTTTTTTCCAATTTTTTCCACAATCCAGACAGGTGATGAAAATGGTTTCTGCCTCATCAGCTGACCGAGTTTGTGCCGTGTAAAATGTACATTTCTTAGACCGACAACGACCACAAGTAAATAAATCTGTACTGGCTACAGCATTGTTGGTGAATTTGTTGGCATCTAAAATTTTCTTTTTTTCTATTAGTCCGCTCCATCGGTCGGGATTCATCTCTTGATGTGTCATAAAAACTGCTGTATGGGGTGTGAAATCACCCGACAATAAACGATCTAAAAATTCTTTGTTTTTAAAATTCAAATACATTGTGCGCAGTCGGTCAATGTAAATATGAGCGAAACACTCGTTCTCCCACTTCTTGACAATTTTTTTGAAACTTGCCTCTTGAATTGCATAATTATAAATTGCCTTCTCAAGATTGGTCGACATAGTAGTGTCTTCAAGAATTTTTTCTAATTGTTTGCGCACATTCACACGAAACAATTCGGGGTTACTTATTTTGCGAGTAGACATTATGGTAGTTATTGAATAATATAGAGTAATCTTTATATTATTCAATTTTTCATAAAAATAATCTTTTATTTATTGTTTTTCCATTTGCGGAATACCCAATCTTTATCTACAGTCTGATTTTCTACCTTGTTCTTAATCGCCTGTTGTATAATCGATTTCATAATAATCGACTGTTGATTCATATTGTATTCATGTTCTAAATCCGATTTTGGAAAACCACAAGTTTTGTAATACTGAAATATATTAAAGTATGATATTGCATCTGCTATTGACATTCCAAAATCTATTAATTCCTGTGGGCTCCTGATATCGTATTTTCCATCACCTTTCATATATTTTACTTGATGATTCTCGATTGTTGCAGCCATTTTGTAATATATTTTTATTTTATTGTTAGATAATTCAATTTTATCAAATATACTCCTCCTCCTCTAATTCATCACTACAATTCAAATAATTTGAACTATTTGTCTTGGCTAATTTTATCTTAATTTCAGAATCCGCCTTTTTGACGCGCGTTTTCTTTTCAACAGGCTCAACAAATGCATTTTTTGGTTTTGCGAGAATTTTGACGGGTTTAATCGGCAGTTTCTTCGCCTTTTTGGATTTTTTTGTATCTTCTTCTTCCTCCTCTGCGAAATCATCTTCCTCCTCTTCGTCTTCTTCTTCCTCCTCTTCTGTTTCCTCCACTTCGGTATCATCTGTATCCTCGTCATCGTCCTCTATTTCCGCCTCCGCCTCCAATTCCGAATCATCAACAATGAATCCATCCTTCACATACCCTTCTTTGGTGCGAGATATATCGTCGTCGATTTCATCTTCTGACATTTCTGAATCCTCGTCACCTAAATCTTCGAACCCACCAAACAAATGCTCATAACATTGGTTCCACTTTTCCTTCGTTAAATCATTGACTTCACCTGTTTCGCTGTTTTTAGAAATAAGCACACAGCATCCCATAAACAATTTTTCGTCCACTGGCGGTGGAAAATCGTATTTATTTTCTTGACCTGCTCGTCCTGTTGTCTTGGCATATAGTGACACATCATACGGACATTTCTTAGAAGTTGAAGTCCAACGAGCCTGTAAAACAAACCCTTCAGCAGATTTAAATCCTACTTTTTTGTATAATTCATTCAGGTCAATTGTTTTAATATCGACTTCCTTCAATGTTCCAGGCTTTTCCACAATAACAATTTTGGTCATATCGGTATATAATCTACACAAGATATGTTTAAATTATTTTTTAAATATATTATATTTGTGTCAGTGCATACTCGGTAAGGTCTTGTTCCATTGATTGAAAATCAACTACAGATACTGTGTCATCATTGTCTTCCCATATTTTCAAAGATTCCAATGCCTCCTCTAACAATTCATCTTCTTTGGAAATGGTCGGTTTTTTATCCTTTTGTGTGATGAGGTTCTCCACAATGTCTTTATATTTATTTATCTCATAACTAATAACATCTTTTCGTTTTTTAGGAGCCAATAAATCTTTTATATAATGAAATACAAAATGCAAACTTAAAATGATAATACAAGAAATTAAAACTGTTTTTATCAAAGACCACATATATATGTTTTCTAAATTATCCATTATTTTTGAACGAACAAAATATGTTCATATATATATTTGTTTATGGACAAAAAAAATGCTTATTTTTTATCGCTTTTTATCATGTTATTTGTCATGTTTATTCCAACCGTTGTAACCATGAAAAAAGTCACAAGTGCATGGTATAAATGCATTCGCCCTTCTATTTCACCGCCTAATTATGTTTTTCCTATTGTTTGGACTTTTCTTTATATTATGATTGGGTTTGCCTTGGCACAAACTTTCATGCTACAAGAATCCGTAGATAAGAACATTTTGTTGTATTTGTATGGTTACAATTTGTTGTTAAATATGTTGTGGACCTTTGCCTATTTTGGCACTGAAAATGTTAATTTAGCATTTATTATTTTGTTGGCAATGATTGTATCCGCCGCTTTTATTTTGTATTATACCTGGATATTATTACCTATATCAGTATTTTATATTTTGGTTCCATACATGATGTGGGTTTGTTTTGCTGGACTATTGAATTTCTTGTCGTTGGGTAAGAAATGTTAGAATCATTTACTTATGAAAATCCCACAAAAACTTTAATATAAATAACTATCAATAAAACTATATTTATACAACAATCACATAATCTATATTTTATAGTTTCGTAAAATTCTTTTTTTAGTTTTTCTATTTTTTCGTCAATGGTATTTAATCGAACATGCAGATTTATTATATTTAGTTTTATGTCGGTCATATCATCGATTAACACTCCAAACCTATTTTCTGTATCTTGATTGTGCGGAATAAATGGGGAATATACTAGAGTAGATGGAATTATAGTATCTACCAATTGAACTCCGGACTCGATATCATTTGTTACACTGCTATTATTCATCATTATGTTTCTTGTAAATATATTGGTTTGTCTCATGTAATTTCAATTTTTACATCATTGGATATCTAAATTGTGACAAATAATATAAATGTATTAGCATATACATGGTTAGTGATGTCATTTTTATATTTACCGATGGATATAGTAAATAAAATTTTAGAATACGATGGTAGTATAAAATACCGAAACGGGAAATATATAAATCAAATTCCAAAAACAGACAAACGATATGAAATGCTACTCAATGTTCCGCGTAAATTTCATGACTGTCTAGAAGAACTGTATTATAAATTGGTTGTCAGTCCGAAGTTAGTAATAATTATATATTTATACCCAGAGATAGGTAGAATTATATTTGAGCAATATTGTTGTGGAAGGTATATTGGTCGGATGATTGAATAATCGTCCCATTCTAAATCTTCAAGAGTTTATATTATACAAAAAATATAATATAAAAAAAATTATGGTTATTATTACAATGTCAGAAGAATATAATCCCGATGTTATGATCAAATACGAAGAACTCATAAAAAATTATGAGAGCACAACATATCGAAAATTCGACAACCTTGAAGAGAAAATGGCTGGACATGACATAAAAGAAACTATGACAAATTTCAACGATTTGCTGAAAACTAAAATGAATGAAATGAAAGAAATCAAGGTTAATATTGATAATTTTACCAAATTTCGTGACGGTATTATCGAGGTCATGAAAGATATGCAATCAATGGAAGCGAAATATATGAAATTACATAGTATGAAAATACATAATGAAAACGGACAGGATATTATTGATACGAAATTGGAACCTCCTTCAGTTTCGGGTTTTCTGTCACAATTAAGTTGTGACCTGAGAGGTGATTTGAATTCTACTGATATTATCATTCCACATCTCATTCAAAAACAATTATTCACTGTGAACATACTATACACCGACTCCTTGTGTAAAGCATATTGCATGATCGACGAAAAACTTACCGAGGAAATCGCAAAAATATCAAAGGTAAACGAATTTATTACTGTGTATAAAGATACTATGAGAACATTTGACATTAATAAAGAATTATGTAATAAATATAACTGCACTATTTGTTACGAAAATGAGGTCAAGGTGTGTTTTTTGCCTTGCGGACACACTTTTTGCCAAGGATGTAGTAAACGCGCTAACAATAAATGTTTCATTTGTAAAGGTGTGGTAACAGACACAAAAACAATTTTCTTATTAGGTGGTACTGGGGATGCTGACGAAGTGCAAAATTCAGCTGTCGCAGAACCTATTCCAGCGTCGGTGCCAAATCAACGAATGCAATGGAATGTTTTTGCACGATAAATGTTACACTTTTATTTCACTGGATGTATAATCGATAATCCGACAACAATAAATAAAATACCCACGAGATCCATAACTGCCACTTGTTCTCCTAATATAAAATAACCTAACAAAGCAATCAAAAGTGGATAGGATGCGATAATCGCTGCGGCTAAATAAGTTTTGTTATCGCGTATCAGTGAAAAATAGAAATAATGGGTGAACATGTGTATAATTGGAAAAGCAATTATGAAAGCCCACAAATAACGGTTGGCTGGTTTGTTCAAGGTTTGTAAATCGGTTTGAATCGTTTTGTCACTCAATAAAAAAAGACATAGTCCGGCTACTACAAAATACGCAAATCCAGAAAATAATATTAGACTCTTCACAGAAATAAACCCCAACACGTATTTATTCATGATAGGATTGATAGCAAACAAAAATAATACAATTATGGAGTTTTGAATCATTTATAATGTTAAGATAAAATATTTTTTAGTCGAATCAACATAAAAATTTAGGCGCTAAAATTGATTTAAAATAATACTTCTGTATTATTACACACACAAATGGTTAGTTTTCCAAAACCAATTTTAAAATGGGTCGGTGGGAAAACCCAGATATTAGATAAATTAATAACTGAATTTCCGAATGAAATCAATAATTATCGTGAAATATTTTTAGGTGGAGGAAGTGTGTTATTGTCATTGTTGTCTTATGTGAAAAAAGGAATTATCACAGTTCACGGTAATATATATGCTTATGATGTTAATGAACCCTTGATTTTTGTATATAAAAACATTCAATCGTCACATAATGAATTATATGATAAATTACAGCTTTTAATTGCAGAATTTAATGAATGTACTGACGGAACCCTTAACCGAAAACCAGCCAATATTGACGAGGCAAAGCAATGCAAAGAAAATTATTATTATTGGATTAGAACGGAATACAATAAATTAACATTGGACGATAAAAAAGGGTTAACGGGTTCTGCAATGTTTATATTCTTAAATAAAACTTGCTTTCGTGGTGTGTTTAGAGTTGGACCAAGAGGGTTTAATGTTCCTTACGGGCATTACAACAAGCCAGAAATAATTAACAAAGAACATTTATGTGAAATACACGATTTAATTCAAGGTGTAATATTTGAATGTTGCGATTTTACTACATCATTAAATAGTACTGAAGAAAATGATTATTTATATCTCGACCCACCATATGCACCTGAAACTAGCACTTCATTTGTTGGTTATACCGAAAATGGATTTAATATTGAAAAACACATTGAATTATTCAAAACAATTCATACATTGACTGATACAAATAAAAAAGTAATGTTAAGTAATGCGGATGTAAATTTAGTTCGTGAAAATTTTACAAATGAAAGGTATATGATAACATCTATATTGTGTAAAAGATCAATCAATTCTAAAAATCCTGAAGCTAAGGCGAAAGAGGTTATTATTAAGAACTATTGAACCATTTTTACGGTATTTTTTACACCACAAATAATAAATCAAAACAACTTAAATACAAGGTGCTACATATATAGTAACAATGGAGTCAAAAATATTATCTATTTCTGAATCTACGCATATTTTACGGATTTTTCCATCTATCGAACTTTCTTATGAAACCATCTCACATAAGAAAGTTTCTACATCTTATCAATTAGCATTAGCCGTACCACAGGGTAAAAAATTCTACGCTTGGTTTTCATTTTATGAAAACAAGGATGTATTGTTTTTACTAGAAATCAACAAAGAAAAGAAAATCACCCATATTCTTCGTATTCCTGTTCCGAACTACGACCAAGACCTCTTTTATGGAACGATATTTTACGGCGTCGTACTCTTGGACGAACCCACAGTCGATTCACCAGTTTTCCCCAAAAATGATAAAAAAAAACGCTTTATTATTGAGGATATTTTCAATTATCGTGGCATTCCTATGAAAAAAGCTTCTACAGGTATGAAATTACCTTGGATATACGATTTCTTACAAAAATGGAAAGTTAATGTCACCAATTGTGAGGTGGATTTTTTTGTACCCGCAATGTGGCATTATGATTCTTCTAATACCGACACGAATTTGTCACAGGAAAGTGAATCTGTGTTGCCATTAAAATACAAAAATTTACCCTATCAAGTACATCACATTCAGTACCGATGTTTAAACGAGGTCGCACCCTTTTTGAACTATCCTATCACCAAAAACTTCTGTGCGAAAAATACCGCCACTGTGCCATTGTCCGAGCCCGTTATATCTCATAAAATTTTTAGACCCGATTTTAGTAAACCACAGTATCGTGTCACCGCCATTTTTCAAGTGATGGCTGATATTCAATTTGATATTTACCATTTATTCGCGTATGGGAAAAACAAATCACAAGTGTATTACAATGTTGCTTACATTCCAAATTATAAAACCAGCGTTTTCATGAATAGTTTATTTAGAAACATCAAAGAGAACCGTAACTTGGATTACATCGAAGAAAGCGACGATGAGGATGATTTTCAGAATACTTCAGCCGACAAATATGTGGACCTGAAAAAAACCTTATATTTAGAGTGTAAATTTCATCCCAAATTCAAGAGCTGGGTTCCCATTCGTACTGTAAAACAACCTTGCAAAGTCGTTCATATTGGGATGTTATAAAAAATATTCGTATAATATATATATGTTCCAAACTTACGATTCATATTCCAAACAAGCAGGTAATACTGGCAATATTTTACCGGATATCAAAGACAATTTATTGAGAACACATATTTCTCAATTTCAAAGTAAAACGGCCGGTGGAAATGGTAGAAAGCGTTTCACAAATAAAAAGGGGACGATAATCCGTAAAAAATTTCGTCGTGCTCGCAAAACCAATCGACGCAAGAGTAGCAGTCGTCGTTACAAATAAATATCGTTATATTATAATAGAATATAATGGGGTGGGGTCGTTTTGAACAATGGTTCAGAGAAACAATCGAAAAGCCTTTTAAATATTCTAGAAAAGTTTATCCAAAACAGGAACCACCAACAACTGAAATACAATCGTCATCTGTAACACCACCCACAATTGAACCAGAAACACAAATTGAAACATCAACATCAACGCCAAATCTATCAGAAACACAAATTGAACCAGAAACACAACCAGAAACACAACCAGAAACTAAATCACAGTTTAAAATATTAATTGTGGATGATTCGCATATGAATTTAAAGGTTTTAACAAGAAAACTCAATAATTATAATTCAGAAATTGTTGTTTTAACTGCAACAAATTGTGAGGAAGCGATGAAGAAATATGAAAATAATAACGATTTAAATTTAATTTTATTGGATTTTGATTTAGGAAATTATCCGGATATTTGTGATGATGCATACAAGTGTTGTAAAAAAGATGACGAATATAAGACATATTTTGATAAGGAACAAGGTTCTCATTCAACTCACAATGGTATTGAATTGGCAAAACAAATATTAAAAAACGGTTATAGAAACACAATTGCATTTCAAACAGGTGACCACGGTCTTGACGATGATGAAGAACACAAATTAATCAACATAGATATACAACAGTTTGTGGAATCAAATAATCTTGGTATTGTATCTGAAGCGAAATACTTAGGTAAAGGCACAACAGTTATGGAAAAATTAAAACCATTGATAGAAGAAGAAATGAAGAAAATGGGTGATTCTGTTACTACCACAACAGGCGGAAAACGCAAAACACAACGAAAGCGAAAATATAAACGCAAAACACAACGAAAACGCAAAATGATGCGAAAACGGAAAACAAGACGAGTGTGATATGCCTCTACTGCTCTGCCACTTCGTAATAGCATTGCAGAGGGTCTCCGACCAGAATAGAGGTTAAACAATAATATTATGAATTGTCATATTATTATTACACCGACCGAAAACTATTATTTTTTTATTAAACCACTTTTATTGGAAATTACTGTTTCTTTGGCAATATTTTTGATGATTTTCGGATAATATTCTTCGCGCTTGGTTCCTGCCATCGAATTCTGTTGCATTACAATTGATTTTTCTCCCAATTCTGAGTCCATATCATCAGCATACGATGGATTGTTCTCGCGCCAATCTACCAACTGTTGCATATTTTTACAGGTTATATCTTGAATTCCCTTTTGTATGACCTTTATACTATTGTCCTTGTCCCACTGTTCTTCCACTTTCACATAAATGGTTTCTCGTTTGGCATCCGTGCAATGAATCGGACGATTTGTAAGGTCGAGTAACCGTAGGTTATCCATGATTATTTTAGTAACCCCCTCAACAAATCCCATTTTGGCATTGTTCTCCAAATCGTCGTCAGTCACTTGAATATTATCGATGAAATCCGAAAAATTTACAGCATTTTTACAATTCTCATTCAGAAATAATTGAATATTAAATTGTGTGTTATTATTGATAGTGTTATTATTATTATTAATCGTATTGTTAGTGTTATTGACAGCATTTATACTGAGTGTATTTTCAAGCATTTTATTCATCAATAGGTTATTTTCTTTTTGTTGTTCAAACAGTAAATTTTTGATTTCCTTGTTTTCTTTGATAATTTCCATGATGAGCGTGGTTGTCAAATTGGACGGAACTGATTCATTATTACACGGAACTGATTCATTATTACACGGAACTGATTCATTATTACACGAGGTTAGCGAGCAAGTTTTTTTATGTCTACATAAATTATGTCTATTCGTATATTCTTTACCACAAGCGCAACTAAAATGTATTTCTTTTTTAATATTTCCGTTTGTTATCATTTTATGTTTTGCAGTTAAACAGTGCTTCGCATAATCAGTTTTTTTACTGGTATAATAGTCACATTTTTTACAACAATAATTATTTGCAACTTTTTGCGAGTGTTCATCGATTGTTGTGTGGCGTGCTGTCATACAATGTTTATCATAACTACTTTTTTTGTTCGTATAATAGTCACATTTTTTACAAGAAAATTTCGAAGCAACTATATTTTCGATATTGTTATCCATTTGTTATCTATTGTTATCTATATATATTGATAACAATATATTCTCTCTAAATAGTTTTACAAAAAATACGAAATTTTTTATGCAGTCATACAAAAAATATAATTTTCCATTTTACTGCATTATGCTCTCAACCCACTTTTCCGAAAAATAAAAAAAAAAGTCCGCCAAGAAAATGAAAAATGGACATTTATAAAATGTCCAAAATGAAAAATTTCAGAATACTTTCCCAAACTACTTTTTTATAAGACCACTTTTCTTGGAATATTAATATATTTAATTGTTATAATTCTTCCATGTTAATACAGCACTTACCTCCGAATATGGTAACAGGTTCTGTAACTTCTGCTGCCTCCTCCGCTGCATCAGGAATCGCCTTGGGTTCAAAAGCCCACAACCATGTTTTATCCACAGACCAATCAACGCACATACCACTGTATTTCTTACTGTCAATACACCGAATTCGGTAATTACATTTTTTGTAGTACCGCTTCCGTTGTTTCCACTGATTCTGGAAAATGTCGTGTGAATCCACAATGTCCACGATGACAGGGTTCTCGTGTTTCGCGCGCAGAATGCGTCCAACAGATTGTGTAATATCGGTCTTGGGTGTAGCCATGACCAGTGTGCTCAGTGTTTTAATATCCAATGCTTCAGCCGCCATAGCGAAAGTGGCGAGCACAATCTGTTTTGATTCTGTTTCTTTGAGCGCGGTCTGTTTCATGCCTCCCACATAGAAACCGGTGGTAGCGAATCCGCGGTGAACAATGGCGTCGTGTAAGTAAGTTAGTAGTGACCGATTATGAACTAAAACCATGATTTGTTTTTCTGGATTTTCTTCGATTAAATCTTGCAATACACGGACCACAAAATCCTTGCGTGGTCCAAACTCACATAATTTGCTAATCATGGTGCTGTATTTGGGTTTGCCACGGAAATCTGTTTCGGTTTCACTGAAAGCCGTGTCGTTGCTAATAAATTCAATACCGCGCACACAGACAGGGTCGTCTTGCTTGCGCTCACTCGAAAATATCATCTTACCGATGAACATGTGGAGAAGTTTTGTCAGTTTGTCTTTGCGTTCTACTGTGGCAGAAATTCCCAACATATAGGGTGTAATACATCGCAACAAGGTCTTGGAGAATTCCTCACTACCAATACGATGTACTTCGTCAATGATGGTGAGACCAAATTGTGAATGCACTTCTGGTGGAAATGAACGATTATACATGGTCTGAATCATAGCAATTACTATGTCTTTGTTTTCTACGTCCATTACCTGCGCTTGGATTTTGCCGACTCGTGCAGAGGGCATATATTCTTCGATTCGTTCTATCCATTGATTCATGAGAAATTCCTTGTGAACCAGAATCATTGTTTTCTTACCTAAGTTTGCAGCGATGTTTAATGCCATTATTGTTTTTCCACTTCCCGTATACACCTGCAGAATACCACCTGAACCCCGACCATCCGGTGTATTTGTAACTGTCGAAATATAAGTATCTACAATTTTCTCTTGATAATCACGCAACGGTTTTACAAAGGGTACTTGGATGTCCATTCCAGGGTCAATTTCGGAGAGCACAGGCAGTCCGTAGCGTTCTACACCGTAAAATCGCGGCAAATAAATTTTTTTGTCATTTTCTCTGTAGACAGGGAACGCGGCTTCATCACCAGCGGGCACACCATATCCACAACCAGGAACAAATGGTTTTAAAACCAGGTCTGTTTTAAGGAATTCTAATTCATCGACACTGAGTACATCTTTGGGAACAGTATATCCCTTTTTTCCCAAATACGATTTTTCACATATGATATTGCGTAATTCATCTGTAATAGTTCCAGGTTGGACCACTGATTTCTTTGGCGCCGATTTTTTGGGAATGTTACGAGACTTCATATATATCAATAGGTTTACTTATTCATATATTATGTATTTTTTATATCAATTTTATTGTAGTTCACGCTACAAGGTTATGGTTGTAAAAATGGTGAAAAATATTTTTATTGGTATAATATATATATGCCAAAATCTACTCAAAGAAAATTTAGTAAAAATAGAGTGAAGACAATGAAAAAAAATATTATTAAGCCACCAACAAACGAAAAGGGCGTAAAATATTTGATTGAACCGATGCCAACAGTAACAAATCACCCTTCGTTAAAAGGAGATGTGATGAAAAAATATGTAAATGGAAAACTTGTAAAGCAGATATTTGTGTCAGATAAAAAAATATCAAGTGTTATGAAAAAAATATCCGATAAACATAAACGACAAGGTGGTTCAAAAGATAATGCAACGAATGAACCTCAGAAGGTGGAGGTTTCAACCAAAGCAAATTTTTGGGATTCGTTCATAAACGGGTTTGGTTCTGGATTAGGGTTTGCAGCAGCATTTGAGGCAATTAAACAGTTGTTTGGTAGCGATAAAAGCACTTCAGATGAGTATGTTGAAGATGTTGAGGAATAAATAAAATAATATCATGATGTTATTATTTTATCATATTTATATGGGATGTTCTACTTCTTGAATGCCTTCTTTTTGGAAGAACTTAATCATAAATTTATCTAATGTGTAAATAGGAACACCATATTCTTTGGCGGCGAGCCATTTACCAGTCTGGTCTTCTTCGGTTTTTACCACGAGTGCAGCGGTTTTCTTACTGACAGAACTACCCAATTTGGCACCCACATATTTTAATTTGTTCTCCAAATCTTTGTTTTTGTCGGTGAATCCACTGATAACCACGGACTTCCCGTAGAGCAAATGTGAGGTATCAATGTCTTTGGGTTTCACAAACATATTATAGATGGTGCTAAGAATACCAGTTTGCGCGGGTTCATCATTGGGTAATGCAAGTTGTTCGGATTGTTCTGTGGAAGTGGTTGCAGGTTGTTCTGCGGAAGTGGTTGCAGGTTGTTCTGGGTCGGTCGACTGTGTGGGTGAGACCGATAATTTTTGCACCAATTTTTCTTCGAGACCACACTCACGCATAAAATCGAAAAACTGCGGAATACGGTCCACAAAATCCTGTGCGGATGCACGAGACATACCACTAATCGTCGAAATCTTATCTACATTGCGTTCCTCAGGTTTCAGTACGGTAGGATAAGACTCCATTATTAATTCGATTTTTCTGTTACCAAATCCGCGACCAAATTTATGAGAAGCCACCATCAAATCTACAATAGATGCACGATCAATTGCAATATGAATATTTTCTTGTAATTTTTGTGCGGTTCTCAATTGAAACCCACCCACCTTCAAGAAATCTTCTTCAGACATATGTATTATCTTGGGTATACTGTCAAACCCAGCGCGAATTATTTTCTTAACATTGCCGGGTCCTATTCCATCCACAGACAATGTTTTGAAAAAGCCTGTAATTAACTTTTCACGAACTCCTTCATCGTCTTCAATATTGTCCAACAAAATATCGACATGGGTATCGTTCCAATGATATGGTACTGTAGGCATCATGGTATGTTCTGCGGGGGCCATCACTTCTTTGATATAAGGTATGACATCCCCTGAACGAATAATCTTAACAATTGCACCTACACCGATACGATTTTTACTGATGAATTCACCATTGAATCCTGTAGCATATTCGATAGTAACCCCACCTAAATGGATGGGGTCTAAACGAACACGCGGTTTCAAATAGCCGTCTTTGGATGCATTCCATTCTACCCCGACAACATGAGTTTCGGCTATTTGATCTGATAAAACCATTTTGAAAGCGAAACTATGGTCTGGATTTCCTGAAACACGAGAATAAATACGGTCATTCGACACAACAATGCCATCAATATCATAAATATTATTTTGTCGCCAGTCCTGTAATATAGACGACAAGAATTCGTTGGATATTTCTGAAAAAGTGTTGTTTTGGACAACTTCCACATTCATGGTAGATAAAACAGACATTTGTTTGGAAGGTTGTAATTGTTCGGGTTTGATGGTTTCATAAGCGACGAAATCCACATCTGATATTCTATCGTCCAGTGTTTTGGCATTAGCAATGCCGGCGACCAAATTTCTGGCGTTGGCATAAATCTTTTCGTATTTTTGTTTGAATACCTCTTTTTTAATAACGAATTCACCACGAATTACAATGTTATTGTCTTTGGGTAATTTCAAAAAAGGAATCAAATAAGAGATGTCTTGACCGACTTTACCGTCGCCTCGAGTATACAATTTGGGAACATCACCCTCGGTCGTGTAAAGTCCAGACACTCCATCCAATTTACACGATATTACATAAGGTCCTGTATATTTTTTCTTCCATTCGGCTAATGCATTGGTATCTGGTTTAATTTTGTCCATCGACCACATTTCGTAAGGTAAAAAAGCCTTGTTTTTATCGACGGTTGCACCTACATTTTCAAGGGCGGCATTTTTGGGAAAGCGTTTTTGAATATATTCATGTAAAATATCGTATTGTGCGTCGGACAAGATAGGTTCTCCTTTGCAATGGAAAGCAGTATTAGCGGCTTCAAGTAGTGCAGATAAAGCAAGTTCGTCCATGGATTCCAATATTCGAATACCGTTCATTTTGAAACTACTCACATTTTGTAATGTCTCTTTTGTGGTTAGTTTGCACGCATCTTTGGAACCGAGTGTTGATGTCATGGATGGTGCCGGGGGTTCAGCATCTAAAATCACTAGAGCAGGTGGTTTTGTATGTTCCACTGAATCCACCACTTTAGGTGACCGTTTTTTTGTGATTCTACGCTTTTTTTCTGGAGCCATTATGGTGGCTTCGACAGCTCCATCTGCAACCACAGGTTCAGGTGCAACCACAGGTTCAGGTGCAACCACAGGTTCAGGTGCAACAACCGGTTCAGGTGCAACAACAGGTTCAGGTGCAACAACAGGTTCAGGAGTAATTGGTGGTTCTTCAACAGCAATTTGAATGTTTTGTGTTTCCATAATTGTTGGAACAATAGGTGCAGCATTCAACAGTCCAGTTTTAACCTCTATTCTGGGCTCAAGCCCAGAATGAGGCATATCTCTTTCTTGGTTGGGTGCCCCTGGGCGCCCAATCCCAGAATAGAGCTTAACAACGACAGATTTACTGTCGGTGCGTTCTTCAGGTTTTTTATATTCCAAATTTAAAAAATCAAAAATAGATTTTTCGTCAGGGAATTCGTGTTCAACCAATGCACCTTTGGTTCTCCCTACCATATGAGAGAGCCCGTGTTCATTCAAAGTGTATTTCATTCCAAGAACATATTCACGCATGGTCGTGTTGAACACCTTGTTGCCGGTAAAATACAAAATCGAAAAAGGAAATTCACGAGGAACAGTGTATAAGAAATCAACACGCCTTGCAAATTCTTCGTCGGGTAATTTGGCAATTACCAAACACTTGGACGGTCCGCGCGACAATACCTCCAAAATAATATTTTTCTTTAATAAATTATCGACAAATGTAGTAAAATATTGCGGGGATTCAGAAGTTAAAATAACATCAATGTCTCCCGAAGAATCAAGACCACGACGAAAACTACCAACAATTTGTAATTTCAAATCCGAAATTTCAGGCGTAATCGATTCGCGAAAAATGGCTTCGTATCTGATAATTTCATCACGAGGAATGCGTTCCATAATGTCGTGATAATATTTTAGACCGATGCGCTGTTTGTCGTTTAATAATTCCATTTGCCGCTGTTTCAATTGGTCTAGAGAAGTAACACCTTTCAAAACAATTTCTTCAGCCTTTTTCTCACCTACACCATAGATATTAGTGAATATTTCCATAGCGCGTTTTTGAATAATAGTATCTTTTTCTTCTTCTAAAATCTTAAGGGTGCCAGTTTTATTGTAATCCACCAATTTTTGATAGATAGTGTTTCCAATGCCTGGTTTTCCCTTTAATTGTAATGGGTCAGTAATATCCCCCTCGTATGTTTGGATGGTTTCTTTCGCATTATTGTAAGCACGCGCACGCATATTATCTTTGCGCTTTCTCATTACAAAACTAAGGTCGTCCATTAATTCAACAAAAGATTCATTGAGACGACTCGGCTTTTCTTGAGTAAAATATACAGGTTGTGTAGTGGGCGCAGGTGCGGGAGGAACAATTGGTGCAGTAATCACAGGTGAAAGATTGGTTTCGATATTTAATGACGGACTGGTAATTTTCCGAGGCATTTCTTCTATTATTAGCGGTTCGTCTTTATTTGTTTTATCTTTATTTTTTCTTGTATATTTTCTTTTGATTTTTATGGGTGGTTCTCCCGTTTCGACCTGTATATTTTCCACAATTGTTGGTTCGACTATTGTGTTTGGTTTTATTTTGAGAGTATATTTTCGTTTAGGTTTGATGATTGGTTCTGATACGACAGTTGAAGGAACGATAGTCGGTTCAGAAGTCGGTACAATTGGATGTAATGTAATATCAAAATTACTGGGAAGATTTTTTCGGGTATATTTTCGTTTTGGCTTGACTGGTTCATCTGGATTTTTAAATGTATTTTTTTTTATTTTAATAGTTTTCGGAAGAAAAATACGATTTAAATCCGATAATGGGTCCATGGTTCTCTATATATATTTGATATAAAAAAAGATGTTTAATTTACAATCAAAAATGCTATGTCTAAATTTATTTAGATAAAATACCAGTGTAATAAGATTCCACCGATGATAAACTACTTTCTACAATAAACATTGCATCATCTTCAAAGTAGTCCAAACACGCTTGCCATCTGTTAAATTCAACAATTTTGTCTCGTTCTGTAATACCTTCTACCTTCATCGCGACTTCACTCAGTTTTTGCATTGCAGTGGAATTCACATAATTTTTTATAATAATTTGTTTTTCATCATCCCGTAAAATTTCGTCACATAATTCTTCATAAGATACATTTAACAATTTTGAAACAATGATTACATGTCCGGAATAATGTAACACGTGAACCTCAGCACCGGCTTCATAATTATTTACAAGAGGTTTGGTAAATGCAATACCATTATCAAAACTTCCAGGGTCTTGGAGCTTTGAAAAATCGATTTCCCTGAATTCATAAAGTGTGCTATAGTCCATCTTAAGAAAGGATTGTATTATCAAATCGTTTGTTGGAGGTTAAGTGAATTTCATTTATTTTACAAAAAAAAATCAATTTTTACTATACTTCCCTGTTCAATTCCTCCAATATTTCATTCATTTGAATGTTGTTCCCAGACACTTCCGCAACAGGTGGAGGAGAACCATTTCTAGCCCAATTAATAGACTTCATATTGTTATATAGACTCGCTAATTCATCCTTGGAATAAATCATGATTGTTTCGGAAGCTTGTTCGGCAACCGCCTTGCATTCGACCCAACCATCCATATTTTCTAATTCGTCAGATGTGGAAAAATTCTCAATTTCAGCGATGACTTCCGCAAACCGGTTGAGAGCATCCCATTTATGCATTCCAACTTGAAGTTCAACTGCTTCATCTACAGTAATAATATCCGTCAATAATTGTTCCAATGTTACATCTAATGATTTGGATACAATCAAAACCTTATTAGCGTAAGGGAAAACATGAAATGTAGTGCCAGCATCGTAAGAATTTACTAAAGGTTCATTCAATAGAACACCGCTGGTAATGTCACCAGTTTTAGGGTCTATATCAACTTCAACTATGGAACGAATTTCATAAAATTTACTGTAATCCATTTCAAAAGATTATATATTTTGGTTTAATATAATATTTTACACAACTGAACAAAATAAAATTTCTACTGTAATAACTAACATCCATATAATTATCTAAATGTAAAATATAATGGTCAAAATATTAAAGTATAAAATTTCTACTTTAGAAATAATCGTATTTGTTGCTTTTATTGTTTATCTTATTTTCAACGTCCAAACACCACATTTTTTAATTGGTACTGTAGATTCACCCTTTGGCGTCGTTATTCTCATGTTACTTGTGCTTTGTCTTTTCATATATACAAATCCTGTTTTAGGTATATTGGGACTATTTGTGGCATATGAAATGATTCGCAGAAGTTCGATGATGGTTTCGGGAAAAGTGCCGATGATCCAATACACTCCCACACAAATCCAAAAAGAAAGACATATGACCGAAATGAATATTCCCAAAGCGTTTGATAAGCCTATGAATTTTCAGGAACCATTGAATCAAGACACACAAAGTAAAACACAAAACGATTTATCATTAGAGGTCGAAATGGTGCAATCAATGGCGCCACTCATGAATTCACCTACATCGTATGTCGATACAACATTTAAACCAATTTTAGAAAATGTGCACAATGCATCTTTAGCATAAAAATTTGATTTTTTATTCATAAAAAATCAGATAAAAATAATTATTTGAACAAAGCTGTAATAGATGCAAAAATATGATTTAATCCTTCGCGCAAATCTGCTTTACGCCCAAAAGTAAGATAGGGTGTGTTCATATCACCATTTTCGTATCCTAAGAAATTAGGATCTTGTATTTTTTTTATATAAATGATGATGAATGATAATATCCATATAAACATCATAATACCGCCACTGACGACACAATTGATGATGTTTTGATTGTTGAAAACCCAATTTCCGTCAGTACCCAATTTCGAATTACTATAACCATATAGCATTAATACGATAGCAGGGAAAATGATTAAAAACGATAGTGCCATTTCAAGTCCTGTAACTCGATCGTGTCTTACTTCAGAGTTGGAAAGTTTGATGATACTACGAACGGCCAAAAATCCGTAGATGAGAGGAACCATCACATACATCAGCGCAGCCGCGAACAATATCCAAAAAATTTGTAATGTTTTCAACAGTAAATTACTATTTTCGTCCGTTTTTTTGGAACTGGCATTGATAGTGTAAGTTGGTATTTCGCCCGAATAATCGATCGGAACATTGTCACATTCCATCCAATCATCACCATCGTCTTCCATAGTCATATTTTCAACAAAGTTCTCCACTTTGTTTTTAATGGCCCAACTATCTGGACCATTCGATTTTATTTTTTTTATCCATTTTCTTATTTTTCTTTCTTGTTCGTCTTGTGGAGAACTCATCATTTCAAACATTTTTCCCGAAAAGAAGAAGGATAACACCGTTTCAAAATTATTTTTCCATTTATCCAATTGTTGTTGTAGTTTTGATTTTTGAGAACTGACAGGTCCATACACCGGTCCCATCAAGCAGTCCTCGCAAATCGCGTCTTTAGAATTTTGATTCATTTTTACAGCCTTAATTTTTTGATATTGTTGCTTATTTATCTCATTAGTTTCCGAGACGACAAAGTCGTCTCTTGTAACTAATCTCGATTTCAATTCAACCCTGCTATGCAGTGCTTCATTGAAATCTCCACTAAATATAGTATTATCATTAGAAACATGAAAAAAATTGGATTTGATAGGTATCGGCGTGGTAAAGAGGAGAACATCGTAATTACCCAAATTGTAAAAATTACATGCATTCGTATTGGGTAAAATATCATTGAAATTGACTTCGATATTATTGTTGGGGTCGGTTTGTTGTAAAATAAAATCAATAATGGTTTCTTCAGACAAAGATGGCACGGTTCTCAAAGGGAAACTTACATACAATTTTTTATTTGAATTGGTTATCGGAATATTTTCAATAATCAACTCGCCATCGAACTCAACATGATCGATTTTATGTATTTTGCTAAAAACAAAGAATTTACTGGAAATATAATTTATATTTTGAGAACCTCGTGTAATAGTTAAATTCGGTGTATTTTCTTTTCCATGAAAGATAAATTGAAAATCAGTATTAGAAGAAAAAACACGCTTAGCATATGTATTATAATAATTATATTGGATAAGTTTTCCATCATCTATATGTTGTTCCATTTGGTTATACATTATATAGGTTATACCCAGAAAATTACTACACAATATTTGATTTTTTTTTATTTGGTAATTTATTATTTGGTAATTTATTATTAATTATTGTGGTCTCTTCTTCAAATTTGTATTTATTTTCGTTGCCAACGGTTGAATCAGGAACCAATCGAATTTTGGTAACTTTTGACTTGTTTTTTTCAATTGGGTTTTCGATTCGACCGTCTGAAAGGGTTTGCATATCTGTTTCAGCAATGGTTACATTATTACCATTGTAAAAATCGAGTGTGTCCTGACCAAATTCGAGTCTGTTGTATCCTTGATTTATATCAGGATCCGACAAATCAGGTTGTAATATTTTTTTTAACCCGTCTAATGATACATCTAACCCGTTAGCTAAATCAGTAACAGTTTGTTTGACAGTTTTCGAAATAGTAGATAATAAATTTGTTTCGCTATTTGGGTTAATAGTTTGTAATATTTTTTCGGTATTTCGTAATGTGTACAATAAAATATCCAATCCGTGATTTTTGATTTTTTGAGCTCGTTTTATATGAAATAAATCGTTTGTTAATATATCAACATTTTCTAATATATGAACTAGACTTTTTACGCCGAAACTTTCTCCAAACTCTTCCGGTGACCGTAGGTCACCTACATTAGTTCCCAATATACCTACGGTAGAGGCTTTGCCGTCTTTTGAAACTAATCTCGATTTCAATTCCTCTACGGGCTCTGCCCGTAATTCTCTTCGAGATGCTGCATTGAAATCTCCAGAGTTATCGCTTTGCAATGTTGGAGGCGTAAACGCCCCCCGACCAAACTCATCCTTTTCGAAGTGTCGCAAAGCGTTCTCTTGATTTAGTTGTTGAGAAGCTTTGCTACGCGAAGCGTGACCATCATTCATAATATTGTTGACCGGAGAACCGTGATTTTCTTCACCATTGATAATATTGTTGTCCGGAGAACCTTCTTTAGTTTTTTTATATTTCTCATAAAGCTGTTTTATTTTTTCCTTATATTCTGTTTCTTTTCTCTCTTCTAATTCGTACAGTCTTATTCTTTCAACATGGTCTAGTGACTGTATTTCCATTCTCGGCGCAGGAAATCGTTCGTATACAAAATCATAAAAGTTTGGATGTCTTTCTTTTGCAGATTCATAAAAAAAATCATATTTATAATTCCAATTCTTCTCTAATTTATCAAATATATCAAATATATCACTTGTTGGTAAGTTCAAATCCAGAGGATTTATCATGTTTCCAGGCAGAGGCGGCGGAAACGGCGGAGGCGGCGGACTTCCCTCAGGAAATTTTTTTCTGTAGGAGATATATTTTTCATGCATATTTTTATATTTTTTTTTATAATCTTTTTTTTTGTCGCCGCTGAGATCGTAATCATAGTAGCTGCGTTCATAAGGTTGCTCTGTTTCTGGCGGCGGAGGATATATACTGTATACAAAATCATAAAAGTCTGGATATCTATCTTTTGCAGAGTCAACACTATTATCATTATCCCAAAAATGTTTTAATTGAGCAATTGCTTCACCTGCTGTTTGTGAAGTCCAATACCGAGGGTCTATCCTCACAGGATGAGGTGGAGATTTGTGGCCTTCAGGAAAATCATTTTTATTTCTCTTATATTTTTTATAAATATCTTTCAGTGCTTGTATATAACTTTTTGACTCAGTAGGTCCGGTGTCACCTGGTTGGTGTGGGTGCTGAATACCCGTAGGTTCGATGTAGTTTGATGGTTTGGGATATCTGGAAACCACAAAATTAATGAAATATATTCCGTTTGATAATCTGTCTTTCAATGACATATCCTTCCATACTGAATAGAGTCCATCGATTTTTGGACCAGCTGATATATCGAGAGGCAATATATCGGGAGGCATTATAGGTTTATGTTTTTTATCGTGCCAACCTTTATCGGTAGGTTCTTTTTTTTTTAGCATTTCTAGATAGTATTCCCATCTATTCTGAGTTATTTTGTCATTATGCTCATTTATTTTTTCCGATGACCAAGTCCTCGCGTCATCATGCCAATTAATATAATAATATTCTTTTGTGTCTGGGTAGCCGTCGTCATTCAACGCCATTATATTATAATATAAATTATTATATTATATTCATAAAATTATTATAACACGGGAATATAATTAAACAAATTGTTCTCATAAATTGTGGCTTTGAATGTGTGTTTATAACCTTCTACATATATGACATCGCCATCCATGATTGGGTCACATCCATATTCCGAGGTGCAACTGCGTCCTTTAACTTTCACGGGTAGTTTGGTATTCAATGTTCCCGTATTGGATATGGAATAATATTGCCATTTGTCGCGACCGGTCATGATACGTCTACCCATCAATGGTAAAATCAATGTGTGAGAACTATCTTCTTCTTTATCGCTAAAACCGGCTTTTGTCAAAATACCCATTTGTGTGTATTCGGAAGCGATACCGCGAGTCTCCACATTGATCGGCAATTTTCTTACGACAGGTTCTTCAATAATAACAGGTAGGCCACGGATATCACCGGACAATGACGGTCCCAAAAAATAATCGTCTCTTTTGAGTGGGGGTTTGTAAGGGTCATTCAATATGTCATTCGGGATTGTTCTCGTGGATAGTCCTCCTAAAGTGATGGGCGTGGGTGGTGCGGGTATCACCATAATATTTGAACTATTGGATGGTGCATATGTCTTGGAAATATAATTGTTGTATAAAAATACGATTAAAATGAATATGGCCACTAAAACCAAGAGAGTTAGGTTTTCAACGCAAATAAACCCAGGTATGCATTTTTTTCGTATAGAGGGAGTTCGAATGATCGGAATTTTCACTGGAGGTGGTTTAATGACAGGAGTTCTCATATTATATTATATTTTCGTTAGTATAATGTATCAAAAGATTATTACATTATATATTGGTGTAAAATCCCAGAATAGAGATTAACTCAATGCGATTGCTGATTCAACACCAATCTGTGCCACGGTTGCCGATAACGCAACCGCGTCCATTGCTATCGCAGCTTCAGATGCTATCTTCGCATCATTGGTTTTTTGTTCTACTTCCGCTAGTAATTGGTTTTCTCCACCGTAAACAGCAGGCACGGCAAGGGTTTCTTCGTACATATCATTCATATAATTACCAATTGTGTCAAAACTAAATGGGATTGCGAGGGATGGGAATGGTGTAAATACCTTGGAATAACATTTTTGATTCACAGCATCAGAATGTTTGAACAAATAAAATCCTGTAATGCCGTTAATAGAACAGTCGAGTCTATCCAATCCTTTCCACGCATATTTTTCAAGGTCTTGCAAACAAAATAACCAAACGATGAATTCAATCGGTAAATAGAATAACCAACCAATTATTTCTAAAAAGTACCAGAAAAAACACGATTTAAAATTTGTAATGCGATAAATCAGTACTTCGATGTTGCTAATAGCCCAAGCGCCAATTCCAGAAGCGGCCAAAAAAGCCAAAAGAGCAATTTTCCAACCATGAGTCTGCATACCGGTGGACCTCGCATCGGCATTAGTTTGTGACAGATCACGTAGTTTGGTCTTTGTATCTGTAACAGCCATTTGTGCGGCTTGACCGGCCAAGTCAGCTGCGGAACCAATTACCTCGGCCGCCGTTTGAACGCGGCCCGCGGCCTTATCATTAATGGATTTAACATGTCCTGCGTACCGTCCATGTTTTGCTTCTTGTGTCTCATTTGCTGCCAAAAGTTCAGTATCAGCTATGTTTAGTTCAGCCAAAGCTGCAGTATTCGCTTCTGCTTCAGCCGCCAAAAATTCAGTACTGGCAATTATTTCCATATCCGTTATGGCAGAATTAATGTCGTTATTTTCTTGCACAATTAATTGTGTTAACATAGCATCACCCGCAGCATACATGGCTACTGTGCCGGTTGCGTCAAGTGGACCTTCGGAACCAAACACAGCTCCCACACCAACAAATGCTTCTGTTTTTTTGCTCTGTTTATAAACCCAGAAAAACACGGCGGTTAATATACCGATACCTAAACAGGCTATTAATATTTTATTTTCAATATCTAATGAATTTATTTTCGGGTATTTCATATTATATTATGTAGCAAGGTATAATATAATACAATAAATAAATATAAATATGTTTTATTTTGCTAATCCTTGAAATTTTTCCATGAATTTTTCGGCTTGAGCCAATAATGGTGATAAATTGTCCATATTATGCATTAATTCCTGCTGGGTATTGAGTAATTTTTTGGTTTGAGCATCTAAATTTTCAAAACCAGAAACAACAGGTTTGGAATTGTTGATAGCTAGGGGCGAATCGATTTTTATATTCATTAAATCACTTAATTCAGAGGGTTTGAATGAGCTTGAAGCAGGAGCAGGGGGGTTGAAGGCCGCCGCGTTTGGAGATGCCAAATTTTTTGCCCTTGCCGATTGTAAATTGTCTTTGATTTGTTGAATTTGTGCGGTTGAGTTGTTTAATTTATCAATAGCACTGACTGTAGATGTAGAAGCACCGGCAGGTCCTTTTGTCGCCACATTCGTTAAGGAAGCTGCGGGTGAAATTTTCTTATCATTGTTCTCCGTACTTGGTTTTTGAAGTCCAGGCTGTTGCACAGCCTTCTGTACCGATGTAGATGTATCAATACCAGCAGGTGCCGTTTCTAAACTGGTTATGTCAGCGTTAGGGTCAAATGATTCCTTTTTGTTAGTCATGCCTTCATTACCTGTAGCTTTCTTACCGAAACGAAGACAATGTGTTACAGTCATAGCAACAACCAAAATGACAATCATATTTTTACTAAAAAAGGAAGTTAAATAACCAGTAATAATAAAAATAAAAAAGAACAACATTTCACCGGAGAGAGAAAAAAACATCAAATCACCGATAGACAATAACAAAATGAAATACAACAATATTCGACTATTCAAAGTAAAACTATAATTTTTGAATATATTACCAAATTTGGACATTAATATATATATAATTGCTATAATATTTTGGAGCCATTTTGCTAAATTTATCACATATAATGAATTTCTTTCATATGTTCTCGAATTCAAGAAATTGGAGTGTTTTTCGAGATATTTATTATTTACATACGAGACACCCTGTCATAATTATTTATGAATAACAAAAAACAGCTTAAACACATATTACTATAAATATAAAAGTAAATCTACCCTATATATTATTTAGGGAGAATATGTCGCACAATGCTGATGAACCTATTTTGCGTGAGAGTACCGATCGTTACACGATGTTTCCTCTAAAATATCCTGACATTTTCAGTATGTATAAAAAACAAGTCGATTGCTTCTGGAGAGCCGAAGAAATCGACCTTTCGCGTGACCTAACTGACTGGGCAAAATTAAACGACGATGAAAAACATTTCATTTCCATGACTTTGGCGTTTTTTGCGGGTTCAGACGGAATAATAACCGAAAATTTAGGTACGCGTTTTATGAACGATGTTCAGGTAGCAGAAGCACGTGCATTTTACAGTTTTCAAATAGCTATGGAAAACATTCATAGTCATATGTATTCTGTGTTGATCGATACTTATATTTCAGATACAGAGCAAAAGAATAAATTGTTCAAAGCGATCGATTATTATCCCTGTATAACCAAAAAAGCAGAATGGGCGAAAAAATGGATTGGTGACGGTCGCAGCTCGTTTGCAGCGCGTTTGGTTGCATTTGCATGTGTCGAAGGAATCTTTTTTAGTAGTTCATTTGCATCCATTTATTGGATTAAGAAGCGCGGACTCATGCCCGGGCTCACACTCTCTAACGAATTTATTTCTCGTGATGAGGCACTACACACTGAATTCGCCATTTTGCTTTATAGTAAATTGAATAAAAAACTTAATAAAAAACGCATTTATGAAATTGTCAAGGAAGCCACAGAAATCGAGAAGGAGTTTATTACTGAGGCTCTACCTTGTCGCCTCATTGGTATGAATGCGGATCTCATGACACGATATATCGAGTTTGTAGCGGATCGTTTATGTTTGCAATTGGGTTATGACAAGATTTATAATTCTCAAAACCCTTTTGATTTTATGGAATTGATTAGCATCGAGACCAAGGTCAATTTTTTCGAGCGCACCAATTCCGAGTATGCATTGACAAATTGCACCAAAGATGAAAATATTTTTAATTTTGAGTGCGATTTTTAACCTCTATTTTACACAATTATTCATCATCATTTCTAAAAAGCTGGGACTCGACATGTAAGCTTCACTGTAAGCATTAAATTGTTTGACATTTTCATCACCTAAAACATTTATCATAGCAATATATAATAATCGTTCTTCCTCTTCAGAAAACCCCACATAATCAATATATGTAACCAGTATGTTTTTGTGCCATTTTAGTTGCTTAATACATTGATTTTTGTGCATAATTTTTTGATTAGAACCTTTTACGGCTATCATAAACCCTCCTCCACCTTCGCATTGTTGTAGTGGTTCTGACGCGTCAGGTTTGTATGTATTATAATATTGTATTATCTCCTCAATTTGATAAGCTTGAATTACCGCAAGCTTATGTATTTTAATAGTCATAATAATGTTGATGTAATAATATAATATAAAAATATTATATTGTTTTTGTAGAAAATAAATGCGTAAAAATTGAATCAATTTAATATTTTCATATTTATTATTGCGATAATATGAATAATAAAACTACGATAAGTGAATTTTCAATCGAGGTTAGCCAAGAAATAATGAAATATATGGAAGAACTTACAATGCACTCTGGAAAAGATGCGAATGAAAGTTTTCCGCAAAAGGAAAAATATATAACCCCATACAAAAAAGAAAAAGGGAAAGTAAAAGGGAAAGTAAAAGGGAAAGAAACTATAAATTATGTTCGAGAGCGATTGGAAGCAACTGTGGTATTTTCCGAAAAAACATAATACTATAAAGAACGGTCTTTGTATTCAGGGTTATAGTCAAAATAAAAGTCCAATGCGTGAGCGCTCGGTTCGTTCGTTGGTACGATATATTTCAATCTCCATTCATGAATGGTAATTTTTATTTCGTAAAAATGTTCAAATATATCGTAATAATATTGTTGTTCTCTGGTAAAATTCTCATTTTTTTGCGGGTTATTAGAAACATACCATTGTAATTGTCGTAAAATCATGTTTCGTGTTGAATATGGATAACTACTAATACCGTCAAAAAAATCTTCCTTGGGTCGCCAAATAATTTCTTCAGGAAATATCGTGCTATAATCATATTTTACATAATAATCTTTAGAAAATGACAACCTCAATAGATATTTTTCATTTATATTAAAATTCGTAAAATAATCTTGAAAATTTTTGAAATGGTTGTGGTACCAATGTGGATAACGAAATTCCAGTGGAATCGAAAGATAATAATTAATAAATTGTTGTTCCAAAAAGGGGGAATGATTTACCAACCCAAAAAATTTATAAATGTTTCGCAGTCTCCCATAATTGTGATAGTAATTTTGCATTAGGGATTTGGTTTCACGGTCAAATTCAATCATATTGGGGGAGGCGTTCATATACATATATCCTCCCATGAGTTCATCTGCACCATCACCAGTAAGAATATTTTTACAATTGGTTGTTTTGCTAATATGTTTGCAAAGTAAATATTGTGCAACGCCGGCGCGCACAGTGGCCGTGTCGTAAGTTTCTAAAATTTGAATCACTATCGGAATAGTATCCATATATTCCTTTTCTGTGATTATGACCTCATGATGAATACTGCCAATTTTGTCGGCAACTATTCTCGCGTACCGTATGTCGTCAGAATTTTTAAACCCAATACAAAAGGTTTCTAGCACACCATCTTGTTCATGGCGGTGTGCATCCTTATAGAACAAGTTATGTTTTCTTAATATTTCACTGGTAAGGGCGGCAATAATGCTACTGTCTACACCTCCAGACAGAAGACAAATAATTCTATTGTTTTGATGCTTGCATAAATTCCATTTTTTTTTTATTGAATCAATTAATTTGGACTGTAAATTTTGAATTATATTGTTCAATTGTGTTTTAATCAAAAACCTGGATTTTTCCAAAATAAAACAGGTGGGAATAGGTGTGTAATATTTAACTTGTTCTCGGTTTAAACGCCATGAAGACAAGACTTTGATTGACTTGGTGTATTTTGAATAGGTTCCCGGAGGAAAAGACACAATCGTAAATTGTCCGTCGGTTGAATTAATGTTATCGGATAATAAAGAAAGGTCGGTTGCAAATCCATAAATTTTCGTTTCATTCACCTTATGAAAGGGTCGTTCTCGAACAGTTCTATTATTGGATATAGGTTGAGATTTTCTTGATTTTTCAGATAATATATACATTGGCTGAATACCCATGCGATCCCTTACAACATACAATGATGTATGGTTCTCTTGTAAATTATCATCAATTAAAATAAAAGCAAATTCACCATCAAGTAATTGTAAAGTGTAATCCATACCATAATTATTATACAAATAAATAATCAATTCATATTGGTATTTGAATAAATTTTCATTAGTTCCCTCACTGCTCTGCGCGCATTGCGTGGAATTTCCAGAACTAGGTTCTATGTGCTTCGTGATTTCGTGTTCGGATGAATCAATATCATATGTGAATGATGAATCAATATCATATGAGAACCTGTAATCGTCTTCATCATCGTGTAGGGATTTTCCGGATAATTCTTCATTAGTTCCCGAGACATCTTCGATGTCTCTCGAAACTAATCTCGATTTCAAACCGTTCCGTAACGCACTGCTATGTAGTGCTGCATTGAAATCTCCACAATCATCATTGAAATTCATAGTAATATTGTTCTCCAATTGTCTGTCCGATGTCGAATCCTTATGAATTCGTGTATCAAGTAAGTTTTGTTTTTTTTTAAGAATATCATCCATGCAACGCTCGACAATTTCCTGAAAGTTATAAATAATTCCTGTAAAGAAGAGTGCAATGTTATTGTGTTTCGCCGGGGGATTTTCTTTTCCTGTAAACCCATAACTACAAATATGGTGAAAAATATCACAATTAGATGGTTTGAAAATTGTATCAATCATATTTCCATTCGAATGTGAATTATCATTAAGTATCATATAGATACTATCGGAATATATGTGTCCTTTATCGACAAGTTCATGAGAGAAATGATTACATGTAGATAACTTTTCATTACTATGATTGGATTTTTGAGAACATCTGGAAAAAGATTGTACGAATGATTCCATTTTACTGTATAACAATATGAAAAATCTTTATATATATTATATTTATAGTTACAAATATGTTTTTATTATATGAAACAATTATAGCCTTGTTAATCATTATTCTAATATTATATTCGTGCAAATCGTCTTTTAAAAGCCGTGAAGGTGCGACATTTACTAATTTAGATAACAATAAAATACAATCACCCTTGTCTGATTCAAACCGCTCCATCATGTTGTTGGAAGCTTCCACAGGTATCCAAAAACATGAGATTGCATTAAATATTGTAGACCCGAACTATACACTTAATAATACCGTTGTAGATTCCGAACAAGACAAAATTACCAACATCAAAAATTTGCTGAATATCATGAAATTAGAGGATGTAGAAATACAAAAATTATTACCAAATTATATTCCAAGTAGTGATTTGGAAGGATTGTTGGATGGCAAACTGTTATCCAGTCTAGGAGAGCAATTGGATATTGCCAAAATTACACCAACTAAATCCAAATTGGATATTGACCCAGATTCTATGAACGCCCTTGCAAAAAATTTTTACGATGCTTCAGATGACAAAGAAGGTACTATGACAGCCACAATGTTATCCGGACAGGGGGATTCGTATTCTTCGAATGCGATAAAAACCAAATATAATAATAGTTTAGTCAATAATAAAATTTATAATCCTAATCAATTATCTAATAATGCAGCACAATCTATCTTGGAATCCAATTATCTTTCGTATATGATTAATATCATTCAATATCAAGAAATAGCCATCGATACAATTATTAATAATGTATCTAAAAATGTTGTGAATGTGTATACAAAAAAGGATATCTAAATTATATGACATTATTATATAGAAATGTCGTATAAACAAATTTTTTATCATCTCATTAATATTATTTTTATTTCTTGTATTGTTTATTTCGTCTACCAACTGTTTTTTGACAAGGGTGTAAAACTGCACACCGAAAACTTTACCGGGATAGACGATGAAAATGATTTAAATACCAGTAATAATCGTTATGTGTGCATTTATGCCTATTACGAAAAAAACGAAGAATATAAAAATAATTTGGAATACTTTTTAGAAAAGGGAGGCATCCAGTCCAACACCGATTATTATATTGTGATAAATGGTAAATGTAGTGTAGATATTCCTGATATCTCCAATGTAAAAACCATTTACCGTGAAAACAAGGGATTTGATTTTGGCGGGTGGCAACACATCATCAAAAAATATATTCATCGGCCATATGATTATTATATATGTTTGAATTCATCTGTACGCGGTCCCTATCCAGAAAACAAACCGTGGTTGGAACAATTTCTTCCACTGTTCGACTCAGGAAAAGATGTAAAAATGGTCGGAACCTCTATTAATATTTTTGATAGTGAATTTTGGGTGGATATGAAATCGATTTATCGAAAGGATGCGCCTTATAGTCATATTCAGAGTATGTTTTTTATTTTAAATCGTGAAGGATTTGATTTTTTGAGTGAGGTTGGATTCTTTGATGATGAAGCAGATTTGAATGAAAAGAATAACATGAACCACATGATCCTTTATAAAGAAGTGATGATGAGCCAATTACTCATTCGCAATGGATGGAATATCAACTGTATTTTACCAAAATATCGCGACTTAGATTACCGTGAAGTAAAAAATAACATTAACCCTTCGGGATGCGACCCTTATTATCGCGGAAGCTATTTTGGTGGAACGATTCAACCTGAAGAAGTCGTGTTTTATAAATCATATCGTCTACACGATTAGGTAAAAATTGAAATAAATATAAATTATGTTTATTATAGTATCAAAATGTTCCTACTATCATTACTAAGAAAAGCGCATCAAATATGTTGGCACCCTGTAGTATCGCCGCTACTGATCGGACTGAGTCTTCCACAATTATGTTATGAAAAAAGATATATTGAGATTCCAGTTCTTATTACCATGCCTGTATTATATACTGGATTACTATTCGGTCTAGAAAGTGTAAAGATAAGAAAAGACGGATTCGAAAATACCGCACAACGATATACCGACAAATATCGTCTTCACGAACGAAAAGATACATAATAAAAAAAATAATAAAAAATAATAAAAAATAATAAAAAATAATAAAAAATAATAAAAAAAATAAGCGATTATAATTGTAAACAAGTCCACAAAATAGAGGAAGATTTGTTGTGTTTCTTCCAATGCTCCAGTTCATCTTTTGGAGTATTTTTTTTTATGTAATCCGTGTACCAAGGTAAATGCTTGACAGTGAAATCACCAGCCACACGCAAATTTGTTACGCTACCTTCGTATTTGGTATTCACCAAACAAAAGGTTGTGTCAGTATAAGCATCATATAGTTTGTATTCTGGGTCAGAAATAGGTTTCTTCCAAAATTGCGATTCCCATTCCACAATGCTCTTGTTTTCTGTATAATTGTCACAAGGAATAAATTTTTCAGAATCAGAAATATCCAAAGCCGCTCCCACCTTGTATGATTTATGTTTCTCAGAGAGTTTAACGAAAATTTCCGCAAAATTTTGTGGCATCTGTGAATTTAATTGTAAATCAGGATCACTTAAAAAATAAACATCAGGTAAATCCGCATGTAATTTTTTATAGACTTCATGACCATGATTTTGTTCGAGTAAAATCACCGTTATTTTATCTGTTTCGACCTGTTTATAGTAATCAAACATCGGTGGATAATTACTGTTATTGTCTAATAATATAATGGGATTGGGGTATTTTTTTAACTGTTCGACAAAATTTTGTACGAAAGATAAATTATTCCAACAAATCAAGATGATCGGTATGTCACTGTAGTTTCCTTGGTCAGAGGGACGAAGTCCTTCAACAACTAACTCAGCGGGTGACTTTGTCACCGAATGAGTTTGGTCAGAATTACTAAAATTTTCCAAATTTAATGTTTTATGACATTGATTTATATGAAAAATGAATAATAAAAATAATAACACCAATAAAATAATAATTAGGGATTTCAACATATTAATATATTAATATATATTAAGATGAGTAATATTTATGACAAATTAATTAATAATCCTAATGGACTCAATAATACTACAACACAAGTCACCGATATCACAACAATTCCTGATAGTCAATGGGGTGATGTAAATAGTTTATTAAATTACAGTCCTTCTGATTTTATCAAAGCACCAAATCAAATGAATATCCAATCAATTGTTGATGGAAATACTGTCAATATAGATGCCGACGCCATGAATAAATATTACAACACTTTGTATAGTGGAAAGGATACCGCAACAACTATTACAAACAATGGACAACCATTAGGAGAGCGTAGTTTTGTTCCAACAGGCAATAAATGCAATTACAACGGACAACAAGTGGAAAAAACTTATGTGGTGGATACCATGAATTATTACCAAAATCCCGATAAGAGTTTTGACACAACCAATGTTGGAATGTTGTCCTCGTCATATGGTGCTTTGCAAAATATAAATACAAATACAAAATTGAATATGCTAGGACCTTCAGCCAATAATTGTGTGCAAGTGACAATTCAAAAAGATGGAACTTCTGGTAATAATATCACCAATTATGTGTCTAAAGAAGAATATGACCGCATGAATTGTACTATGTTTCCCCGTGATGCTTCTGGCAATTTCTGTAAAACATATAATGGGAATAAAGGATGTTCTTCTTGCCCACAAAAGGTAAATACAAATCCGACCATCGACCCGTCTGTAGAAGCGTTCGGACAGAATACCGAAGGTCTTCAACAACTAAATCCTTCTGATTTTGGTCGGGGGTCGTTTACGCCTCCTTATCCTTTTTATTCTCCAAACGACTATCGACCTGAATATATTTATAATAAAAGTCATTATAATGGAGTAGATTATGAGGTGGTGGATGATGATACTATACGCAGTAAAAAAGAGTTGATAGCAGATAATGATTTTATAACTCAATTTTATTTAGGTTCGATTACAGTATTGGGATTGTTTATGTTTTACAAAATGTTGAAGCGAAATAGTTATTAATATCTATTCTGGTAGGAGACCCAGAATAGAGATTAACATATTTCTGTGGTTATATCGTTTAAAAAGCTTACGCCGGTTAAATTACTCATATAAAATAGTGTTAATAAATTATAAGTGATCTTTTCATCGATATTAACACTCAATGAGAATGACTTGAATCGTGTGATCCTTAATGATACCATAGATTCAGTAAGTGAATCACTAAATTTTTTTTGTGGAATTGATTTTAAACAATCCCATTTTGGGTCTTTGAGATTGAGTTGATTCATGTATTTACCACGACGATATTTGATTTGTCCATCAAACTCTAAAATAATATTTTTCAATTCTTGGGGTAGAAATGCGTAATTCGACATGATTTGGATGTGTTGGTTGGTTAGTATCATATAATAATATTATTGTAAAATTAATCAATTTTTGTAAAAAGGTGTAAAAGAATAATATATGTTTATATGTATATACACAAATGTCAGTGAATGTTGAGGATGATAATACGCTCTTATTAGGAACCGCTCCAAAATCTATCGATGATAGATTACCAAATGATATTGACGATGTGGTATTAAACGAACCAGAGATATCTCACTGTTTAAATCGTTTGGACTCCCGTTATACACAAAATACAGCAGATATTGGAGATAATGCGACTATCGAAACATGTGTCCCTAAATTTAATTTTGAAAAAAAAGAATCAGAAATAAAAGTTTCGCTAGTTATTTCTTGTTGTCCTTGTCCTGTAGATAAATGCGGTGACGATGATTGTAAATGTGGTGACAATTGTAAATGTGGTGATGATTGTAAATGTGGTGATGATTGTAATTGTGGTGACAATTGTAAATGTGGTGATGATTGTAAATGTGGTGATGATTGTAAATCATGTTTGTCAAAATTATTTCCGTGCATTGGTCGAGACAACATAAAAGAATAAATATTTTTATATTATTTAATGCAAAAACACAAATAGATTTGCATTAAATTATCATGTAATAAATATATTGGTTACAATTGGATGCGTTTATACAGTTCCAATGCGACTAACGCACCAAATACTTGTGCCAAAATATAGGGTACTAATTCGCTTATTTCAATGTTTCCCAAAGACGCCATGACAATACTTACTGCAGGATTGATATGACCGCCACTGATATCTTTGATTAAAATAACGGCGAGTGCATACGCGCAAGCAATCGCAACCGGATTTCCCGTGGCTAAAATAATGTATACTAAAAAACATGTACCAAAAAATTCAACTAAATAACTATTAAACATACTATACTATATACTTATAGTATGAAAAAATATCGCAATTAGAAGCGGTGTACAAACATTCTCGCCTGTTGGGAAGCGTTGTTTTTGTCACCACCATTTTTCTGATCGTTATATGTATAATTGGTAGCACGCAACTTCTTAAATCGAATATAATCCGATGAGTCGGGTACAAATTTAGGATTGCAAGTGGAAGCAGGTACACCGCTCGCGTCGTACGCGTTAGGAACTGAACCAATGTTGTTTTTACGCTTGTGACGGTCTGCTGTAACAGTATTGGAACCACCTGCTTGATAATTTTTGCGACCTAAAAAATCACCTAAATTATTTACGGCACGAAAAGGGGTGATGATGCGTGATTTACCATTGAAAACACCCGTCGCATATTGAGTGTTCCAGGATTTCACAACAATTCGTCTTGCCATGATATTTTCACTGGATTTATAGTTGAGAGCGGTTTGTTTGGGAGACCAGCCATTGTAAGGACCACCACCCAATGAAGAAGGATTGACGGACATATTTTATTTATGATATATACATATGCTATAAAATAAAATCATTACTAGTTTATATAATTATGGATGAACTTACCGACAATATGAATGAACTCGACAAAATCACATTGGGACTTCTTTTAAATAAAAACCAATATAACCGTTATCTTTCTGTGACAAATCCACAAAAATTAGAAGAAGAACAAAAATTTTTAAAAAATATAGAAAAATACAAAATGGGTATTCAGAATTTATTAAACGATTTTTTGGAAGATCCTAAAAAACAAATCAACAATGAACTCAACGAATCTCTTCTTGATTTTTCGAGAACCTGTATTAAATATTTGGAAAATATCGATTATGAAGAATTGCCTTCTAAACATTGTTATGAAGATGAAGATGAAGATGAAGATGTGTTATTTTATGAAAAACGAATGAAAGATAACGACATTTCTGCTGATTCTTTAGATAAAATTTCTAAGGCCTTCTGGGCTATACCAAAAAAACGGTAAATGAAAAAATATTATTTAATACTATATATGGATCAAGTGGATTCTTTTATTTTAAATAAAAAAAAAATAGACGAAAAACATCGTAAAACTTCAAAGGGACACGGCACAAGACATCGTAAAACCGTGAAATTTTCAGAACCACTGGTTCTCACGCCAGCAGAAATGAAGGACACACCATATACACCAATGAAATGTAATCCTTTGTTTGACGGTAAAACGATTGCATCAAATTCGTGTTATACAACCAATGTTTTGAGAGACCTAAAAAAAGCGTTCAATCATACCCATAAATCCGACCCTATCAAAACTGATGACCCGAAAATCATTTGGAAAGAATTGCGTGTCCGCCTCAAATGTACAAAAGAAGACTGTTGGCTTCAGGCAATCAAAGATGAAAAAACCCGCCGGCAAATTAAAGAATATATTTTTGCTCCACATCATCCTAAAGAATGGAATCACAATCCAAATGAGTGGTTATCTAACATTGATATATTTAATGTATTGAGTCAATACGAGGACCGTTATTCAAATTTTGAATTTATTGGACCGAGTTTCATCAATTTTGCTGATCCAGATGGAGATGATGTGTGTGTATCGACAGAACTTTGCAAGTTCTCATTGGGAGAACTTATGAAAAGAAAAAAAGATAAAATTGCGATAGTATTTAATTTAGACAAACACACCGGTCCAGGAACCCATTGGGTCTCGATGTTTGTAGATATTAAAGACAAATTTGTATTTTATTTTGATAGTGCAGGTTCAAAAATTCCACCCGAGATAATGAAATTAGTAAAAACCATTCAGGAACAAGGTTTATCGTTGTCTAAACCGATTCGTTTCAAATTTTTTCAAAATGCGCCTTTCGAACACCAACACGGCAACACCGAATGTGGTATGTATTCTCTTTTTTTTATTGTCACAATGTTGACAGATGAGGTCGAAGAACCTGAACATTATAAATTCAAAACTTACAAGGATAAAATATTTTTCTTTAAAAAGATTCGTATTACAGACAAATATGTTGAAAAATTACGCGGCGAGTATTTCAATTCATAAAAATAATATCCAGATTATGTAAATAGGTGCATGCACAAAACGAAACATCATAAAAAATCTATAAAAAACCGTAAATGTGGTACTAATTATGAGGACCACATGGTTGTATTTGCTTCTGATATGAAATTTTGGAAACATGTTTTAGAACGAACCAAACAGGTGGTTCTCATCATCGATGATAAAAAAATACCCAAAAAGATAAAAAAACAATTGGGTGGTTCGGGAATTGGTTATGAAAAAATTTACATCGTTGCTTATCCGTCGCTACTTGACCCTAGTAAAATATTATACAAAAATATTATTTTTGATGCCAATTCCTCTGGCGCAATTGACGGTTTGAAACATTACATTGATTCGAGTGTGTTGGATGTGGAAGAATATTTAGCTTCAATCAAAAAATCATATGATACTTTCAAATTTTTACCGCGTGAAGCACGCATTAAAGAAATTTTGGTGGGTAACAGTGATGTATTCCCAAAATTAGAAATACGACCTGCTGACGAGATTGACAACTCGGAATTAAATAATTTACTAAAAGTATCAAATAATAGTCAAAAGACATCTATTGAGACACGAAATCGCAGTTCTGCAAGTGTGTCACCTACTATGTCTGAAACAAGGGCGGACATATCACCATTACAAACAATGTCAGCCCTAACTACTACGCCAACGGGTACACCTGACGGTACTGGTAATAGTGGTAATAGTGGTAATAGTGGTAATGGCAGCGATGGTTATGGTCCGGGAATGCAACCACTGACACCATATGGACCATATGGACCATATGGACGAAACGGACAACAACAACAAAATATTGATACCGACCGAACTTACGATGCGAAACCTGACACAAAATGTACTGAAGCAGACACCAGAGGAAAACCAGGACAACCAGGAAAAAAAGGAATAAAAGCACTTTGTAAAAAAGACAAGGCAGGTAATATGTGTGTAAGCGAACATTATAATGAAACAACAAAATTATGTAAAGAACCAGATACACCAGTAAGAGACAAGGCTGGAACTGAATGTAAGCTTAAAAATATTGATCCCGTAACTAAACACTGCAATGTAGTTATGTCAAAAGATGGTAAACCTTGTCATAAAAATAAACTTGATGCGAATGGGAATTGCACTGAAAAATTTGAAGAAAAAAAATGCAATAAAAAAGATAAAAACGGTCATTGCTTGGACTATCAAGCTGATGAAAACAAAAAGCTAGACAAACAAGAATCCAAAACCGCGAATAAACCAACTATTACAACTAAAGATGGTATTGAAACCAAAACCATTGTTGATAAAAAAACGGGAAATATAATAACACAAACCTTAGACCATAATGGAAAAGTAACATCGAGTAAGGTTACTGATTCGAAAGGAATTGTTATTTCGAACAAAGTTACTGATTCGAAAGGAAATTTGGCGCAAAACCAAGTAGTACGAGATCCGCAAGAAACAGAAAAGATAAAGGAAGAGAGGGCAGCAAGAAAGTTGAAAGAAAAAGATGCAAAACAACAACAACAACAACAACAAGCACAACAACAACAACAAGCGCAACAACAACAAGCACAAGCGCAACAACAACAATTGAAACAACAACAAGCACAACAACAACAACAACAACAATTGAAAAATGGAATAGCATCTCGTACACGAGCAAAAACAAGAGGAATAGGTGGTAAAAAATCAAGAAAAACTCGTAAAATGCGTAATTAATATAAAAACTTATACCTTGTATAGTATATATGAAATTAAACAGTTATTTCAATATATTTATACAAATGTCGATGTTATTATACAAGGGAAATTTTATAAAAAAAGTGGTAACTGAATCCATAACAATAGGACTAGCAAACTCATTTATTATACATAAGAATCCATTTATAAAAAGGTCATACCATATTCAATCGAATGAAATCATTCAAGAAGTGAAAAATCCTACGCAAAAAATACCCAAAAAAATGATATGTATAACGCCGGGTGGTTTCAAAGGATTTTATTTAACGGGTATTGTAGCTTTTATCAAAGACAATTACGATATTTCCGAATATATTTTTTCAGGGGCTTCGGCTGGTGCGTGGAATGCACTGATATTATCTTTTAAAGGTAACGCCCATACCTTTCTCAATAAAACAATGGGTTCCAAAACCAAAATCACCAAGCAAGAAAAAATCAATGATTTTGAACTGAATCTCAAAACACGAATTCTCGAGAATTTTAATGATTCAGATTTTGAATTAGATAAGATTTACATTGGAGTAACAACAATTCATCCAAATGGATGGTATATACCTGTAAATTTAAACGACCATTTTATACACAATCACATAAATAATTCGGCATATTTTGTGAAAACCAGTATTTTTCATAATTTTATCAGCTTAGAAGATACATTGAATTGTTGTATTGCAAGTTCTCATATCCCTTTAATTACGGGTGGATTAATTAATACATATCGTAAATACTACACTTTAGATGGCGGGTTTAGTAGATACCCGTATTATGATTTAATTACACCAGACTTGGTTATTAAACCAGATATGTGGGAAACAACACACAAACCTGAAGGATTTTATATAGAAGATTATACAACATTGTTATGTAAAGAAAAATACGATTTTTTACAATTATACGAACAAGGATATAATGACACACAAAAAAATCGCGCTATATTAGATAAAATTTTCCGACCAAAAAAGACATAAAGATGTTCGTTGTAATTTCACCAATAAATTACAATGAGTTCGTACGTTCAACCAGAGAACCAAGAGTTGTTATGGAAAACCATACAAAAATTACCCAATTGTCATATGATTCCGCAGAGTGACAGAGAGATTTGGTTTAAAAACACAGTTAAAGCAATTTATGAAAACAATCGAGATAGAAAAATATCCAGTTCTGATTTAAAAGAATTAAATAAACAGACTATCCAGAACATGGCTCAAACATTAAATTCACATATACTGAAACAGAACACTAAAACGAATCAAAATAACATAAATTATACTATTTCGGACAAAAATGTTTTACCGAATCGCAACCCGACGCTAAATACATCTATTCGCCCCGTACAACCGGTTTCACCACTGTCGAATGATAATAGTGTAAAGGGAATTCGTCAGGAAGGTTTCACCATGGAAGTCGCTAATCGACAACGAGAATATGATAATATGATGAAAAGAGAAGTTCCTCCTGAACCGAATTTTAAAGAGGTGATTGACGAAAGCTCTATTGAAAATATGGAAGAATTGCTTCAACAACAATTGAAACTGCGTGAATTGGATATTCAACCGATGGTATCGGTGCAATCCAAGGGAAAAAAACAGGTAGTGTTCAACGAAAAAATAGATTTATCAGGAAGTAATGTTTATGTAGATGTCGAGCAAATCCCTAATATTGGTATTCCAATGTCGAATAACGAAATAGATATTCATACCAAATTAAATATATTATTTGACATGGTAAAAAATATACAATTTGAGATATCTGTAATAAAACGCGGTGTTATGATGGAATTTAATAATTTGAACATGAATCTGGGATTTTTACGACCACCTGAAGCAGTGCAGGCAGTGCAGGCAGTGCAGGCAGTGCAGGCAGTGCAGGCAGTGCAGGCAGTGCAGGCAGTGCAGGCAGATATAAACACTCGCACCCCCCTTACAACAGAAATAACTGACGCAAAGAAAGAGGAGGAGAATGTGCGTAGCAAAGAATTAGAGGAAAAATAATTTTTTCATATGTAATACTGTAAAAAATTGATATTATTTTTAGTAATACTATCAAATGTACTTAACTCAACTAAACATCAAATAATGAATACATCAATGGAACAAAGTCGCCTGTATGGGTTTAATCAGGACCTCTTGAGACATATTTACGAATATGATAATACGCGTGAACTAGAACATCGTAGATATTTCTTCGAAAATGTTCGCCAAGAAATCTGGAGCAATGCATGGATTAAATGGTGTGAACGCCAGAACCTGTATATAAGAGCAGTAATGGAACACATTATGACAGGATGGGGTGTTTATCATGAAATCGATTATTCTGAATATTATATTTGTCAAGTATTTCCTAGTGAATTGCATTTTGTTGAATGTACCGAACCTTCAGGTAAATATTTTTGCGCCGTCTACTATGAGGGTAGAACCGTATTTTCAGGTTGGGTATTGGACGAAGCTATAGAACATTCAGAAACATTTGGGGATGGCAATTGGACCGAACACGAAAAAATGCATGTATATACAGATTATATTCATCGATTATATGTATACCAATCAACTAGTGTATGAAGTAGTATTATTATAGTATAGATTGTTGTTCTTGAATATGTAAACTAATAAGAACATAATAAAAAATGGCAATATTGCTCATTTTTTTACAGTATATATTTGTTTTTACAAAAAAAGGGTATAAATATTGTGTAATAAATTCTTATAATTCATGCCCATTCCAAAAATAATTCACCAATTGTGGATTGGTCCCAGGCCTATGCCGACCAATTTTATGGACACTTGGCGCGACAAACATAATGATTTCGAATATATTCGTTGGACGGAGGCAGAAATTGCTCGACGAGGTTTGAAATTCGAATGTACGAATCCCATCAACCGGATGTCAGAGATCAACGGCAAGGCCGACATCATTCGTTGGGAAATTCTTTATCAATATGGTGGTATTTTTTTGGACGCGGATTCTATTTGCGTCGAACCCTTTGATGATTCTTTTTTAAATCGTACAGCTTTTGCAGGATTTGAAAATGAAGAATGTCGTAAGGGCTTAGTCGCGACAGGAACCATGGGTTTTGTTCCAAAACATCCTCTCTGTCGAGGAGCAATCGACTGGATGTTGTCAAATGATACTTGTCCGGAGACTTGCGGAACGCGTGCGTGGTATACAGTCGGTCCGGGTCTTCTGACGCGACTTTTAGAAACGGGAAAATATTCAGATTTCAGTGTTTATCCCAGTTATATGTTTTTACCGCTGCATTTTACAGGTATTGAATATCGAGGACACAAAAAAATATATGCATTTCAAGAATGGGGTTCAACCAAACAAAATTATGAAATCATGAATCAAATCGTGTTACCTCAACAATTTACTGAACCGACAATCTGGATATCGGTTTTAGTAGCTAGTTACAATACAAAACACATGTATGTTGTCGAATGTCTGGATTCAATCAAAGCACAGAACGGTCATTTTGGAATTGAATTAGTATGGATAAATGATGGTTCAAGCGATTTGTCTTCACAGCTCCTTGAAAAAGAATTGGAAAAATTCAAAAACTCCACCAGATTTATCAAGGTAAACTATAAAAAAATGCCTGATAATTTAGGTTTGGCAGCGTGTTTGGCAGAAGGTGTCGAATTATGTTCTCATGAAATAATTGTACGTATGGATTCAGACGATATCATGTTTCCTGACCGCATTGAAAAACAACTGGAATTTATGAAAAATAATCCAACAAGTGTGATATGTGGCACGGATGTACAGATGTTTAAGAGAGACCTAAACGAGCACAAGGATTTACAATTATTACAGCGAACAAATCACACAACGATGACTTTTGAGCGGTTTAAAAGAGAAAAACCAAATTGGTTTGTAAATCATCCTTCGGTCTGTTTTAGAAAATCTGCTATTTTAGAAGTGGGGAATTATAAAATAGCACTGACGCGCAATTGCATAGAAGATTTTGATTTATGGTTGCGTATATTGAAAAAATACGGAACAATCCATCACATTCCGGAAATATTGTTGTATTATCGTATCCATCCAGATCAAGTCACGTGGAACGGAAAAGAATCCACCCCAGAAAACTTTATATTAAAACAGAAAATAATTAGCGACATAATATATTAGTTAAATTGACATAGACATAAACATATAATTTATAAAAAAATATGTTTAGAATCAGAAAACCTGCTCCAAATACATGGATTTCTATTTTAATATCTAGTTACAACACTAAGAATGAATACATAAAAGAATGTTTGAAATCAATTGAAGTACAGGTCGGGGGTTTTGGTATTGAATTGGTGTGGATAAATGACGGTTCAACAGACGAAAATGGTCTTTTATTAGAAAATGAACTAAAATTATTTATTAATAATCGTAAATATTCAAGTGTCAAATACAAAAAATTTGATGAAAATCAAGGTATAGCCAAATGTTTAGCAGAGGGTGTAAAATTATGTTCGCATGAAATCATAATAAAAATGGATTCCGACGATATTATGTTACCACAAAGAATTAAAACACAATTAGATTTTATGAGGGATCATCCGGATTGTGTTATGTGTGGCTCAAATATACAAATGTTTAAAGTAAATGAAAACAATAGTAAAGAATCCGTAATGGTAACAGATATGTCTACTATTACTTGGGAATTATTCAAAAAAAATAAGCCATTATGGTTTATTAATCATCCCAGTATTTGTTATAAAAAATCGGCAATACTTATTGTAGGCAATTATAATGCCGAATTATCGAGAACCTGTTTGGAAGATTATGATTTGGAATTGCGTATATTAAAAAAATACGGAATAGTTTATAATATACCTGATGTATTGCTATATTATCGTGTTCATTCAGGTCAAGTTACTTGGAATGGAAACAGTAGAACACCAGAGAACAATGAAATGCGTGATAAAATAATACAGGAAATATTGGAAGAATAAAACATATTTATCCAATTATATGACTCATATTACATTTTTTTAAAAATATTTTGTCAGCAAAATGTTTACCTTCAATACCACATAAATTTTTGTCGATTCTAGCTGTATTACATTTGGGATAAAAGAATGTTTCTATTTGTGGATAATTTTTTACAAATATGCGTCCACACATACCCATTGATGAAGATGATGGTTGATAGAACATACAATTCACACATTTTGGCAATTTATTGTAGCGCGACATTTTTATATATGTAAATAAAATTTTACATCTATATAATTTACTAAAATAATTATTGTTGTAATCTCAAAAAATAGGCTTGAATATTCTTGTCTTTCTTTTCATATTCCAATGATTTCAATTTGTCTTCGTGTTGTTTTTTAAGAATGAGTCGTTCATATTCTTCCTGTTGTCTTCTTATTATTCCTTCGGCTGCCATTTTTTCAAAAGGCTTGGTATCTTGCATGCCGCGTTCTCGGTTGAGCTCTTCAACAGATTTAAATATTTTCACTTTGCTAAAATCACTTTCAGTTACACTGAGAACGGTTTGGTCCTTGTGCACCTTTCGTAAATCATCAAATTTCAATTTACTAAACAGGTCACAAGAAACATACGATTCTTTGTCCTCCATTTCATCGTATAAAAAGCTTGTCCCCGTACCAGCAGAACTGTACATATTTTCTACACCTTTATATCTGACTACATCGTTGTTTTGCGATTTAATAGATTCAATTACTTCACCTAAATTTTGAGTTGTAACTGTTTTATTTACTTTGAATTGAGCGTCTTCATTTTTAAACCATTGATTGCGTGTCTCGTCAGGTTTTACTGCCATATTTTTGTCGAACAATTCATTAAATGTTTTGTTGAAAGTTTCGGGCTTCATGGCTTTAATCGCAGTTTGCATTGGATTGTTTTCTTCTGCGGTTTTCGTTGGTTCATATTTAATTTCTGTTTTGGGCACTTCCTGTGTTTGCCGATACTTTGCTTCATAATATTGGACGATCAGTTGAAAAGCCTGTTTATAGAATAAAAAATATTCAGGAGGTTTGTTTGATTTATCTGGATGCATGAAAAGAACTTTTTTTTTACATTCCTTCAAATCACTGATAGAAAAATCATATTGTAGATTAAATAGCGATAATAATTCGTTAAATGAATATTCATTAATATTTAAATTGTGTGTATCCATATACAATTTCGTTATACATATTTTTTACGATTCTTCCGAAAAATATGTTCTTCAAGGCATGGGAAAAGGTGGCGGTTGTATATAATTCGGTTTAGGTGAAGGCGGAACATTCACATAACCATCAATTTCGAACCCAAAAGCAGGCGGAATGCATAATATATTTTCATCTGGTGCATCGTTGAATACGCTGTGAACTTTACAGTGTGATTCATCATAATATAATTTCAAAAATCGAGCAACATTTGATTGATAATCTAATATGACATTTTCGGCTTGACCCATGATTTCAATTGCAACCAACATTTTTTCGGTATGTTCTCGCATTTCGTGAATACTCATTTGTTCAATAGATTTTTTTGTTTTATCAGGATAACTTTGTCGGTATATTTCACACGCCAATGTCCCACCGCACTCATCCTCACCGGTAATATAAAACACATTAAAACCATGCATTCCTCGATGTTTCATGCATTCTAATACACTGAGAACTGCATTATGATCGTCAGAATGAACGAATAAATGTCGGTTGTTGCCGCATATTCGTTGTAATGCATCAACATATAGTTCGATTTCTACATTACGACCTGATGCTTTTATTTCTATTTTTTTATCTCCCCATCGAATGAAAATGGCATTGTATTTTTCCGGAAATCTTGACCGTAATTGATTTGTTTTTTCCCGTATATCGTCATTTATCACATACAGTTCTTTAATGGCTGTGCGATATTCTTGTAGAGGAAATATTACACCCATTTTATCTGGATTATGGAAATTAATAACATTACTACCACGGTTCTCATCCGTAATTTGTAAAAACTTGATTTTAGATTCATCTAATACAAAATAATCAGCTAGACCGAAGGTATGTTTGAATTTCCATTGTGAATCATCATACAATAATATTTCATTGTTTATTTTACACAAAATATAGGACTGTAAGAAAAAAAATAATTGTGAATAAAACCCAGCCCATATGCATTTAAAATCATAAATAATCGGCATAATATAAATAATATTCGCAAATATTTATATTAATAAAACATTTAAACATAATTAAATGTATTATATAAAAATGGCAGAAATTTTAACAGAAATTGGAAAACCAGAGGAATTTGGTGAGACACTCAAGGAGAACCCCGGGTATATCATTGTTAAATTTGGTGCAACTTGGTGTGCTCCTTGTAATAAAATCGCAGATCAAGTACATAATTGGATGGAACAAATGCCCGACAATGTTATTTGTTATATCATTGATATTGATGAGTGTTTTGAGCTTTACGCGCATTTCAAAGCCAAAAAGATGGTAAGTGGTATTCCAACGATTATGGCTTGGAAAAAAGGTAATATTCATATCGCACCGGACCATGCTGTTGCATCTTCAAAAGCAACTGAAGTTGATTTTTTCTTTAATAGCTGTCTCAAAGACATCAAAAATCTCTAATGTTTGCGAGATTTACGGTTTTTCTCAGTTCGTTTGGTTGTTTTTCGTTTTCCACCAAAATTAATACCGAAAGGTCTATTTTCATTAGACGAAGTGGCAACAGTGTCTGGAGCGGTATCTATCAATGTTACATATGCCAAAAAAAGAGTTGTGCCACCTAACAAAATATAACTTACAATTGGCATGCCGCTAAACGAACGATATAATGGACTAAATATATTATAATCGCCTACAAATCCATAAGTGTATATAGGGTTGCTATATTGTGACATTCTTATACTATATTTATACAAAATAAATATAGTAATTGGTAATAGTAATAGTAATCAGAAAAATTCTTCAAAACCCTTGTATAATGGATTGATTCTGGGTTTGTGTTCATTTTCAAGCAAATAATCACATTCTTTTATTATTTCAAGTTTTGTGTGGTCACTAAACGAATCAGACTGTAATTTTTTTAATAGTTCGTGTTTTTGAAGAACTTCACGAAACTCTTTATAAAAATAATGTAACGAACTCGGGTCAGATATATTTAGTGATGGCCGCTGATCACAACCTTCATACACAGAATATTGGCGTTTTTTTAAAATATTTTCAAGATTTTCTTCGTCTGTAGTTTCACCTGGTGGCAGTTGTTCCATATCATCATCATTTAATTGAAAATTATCTTTGGTTAATATCAGATTAAAACTTTTATGACAATACCGAGAATTTTTCATATAATTAAAGCCGTTTGCTAATGTATATAGTGTAACATTTAAAATACAAAACAATTTCATCTATATATATTGCACGGTATATTTATATAGTTATATATAAATACATTATGGAATTAGTAATAGGAACCAAAACATTACAGTATATAACTAATGAAAATAAATATATAATAACTTCATTTTCAAGATACTACGATAACGAGTTATTAGAACATATACAAGATATATTTTCGATTATTGTTCCACATTATAAACGAGATATATTTCATTCCCGGGTTTGTGGACAAAATGCCACATTTATATGTAACAAATTAAAAATAGATCCAGATACATTAAAACCGGGTAAAATAATAATTACAGATTGGGTAAAAAGAGATTCAGAAATTAGACAAAAAATAGAGGAAGTTTATGGACTTATTGGTAGCACGATAGACGCATCATACCACGCATTAGTATATTTAGAAATAAATATTAAAAACAAAACATATTATGTTGCAATTGAAACAACAATATGTGAGCCATATCAATTACAATTTTATGTAGGAAATACTTATGATGAATTAGAAAAAATTATAAAAAGTCGTTATCAATGTAATGGATTTAACATATCACACGACTGCAACAAACCATGGCCTAATAATAGTAGTGAATCGAATGGAGGTAAAAAACGAAAACAAAAATCGAAAACGAAAAAACAAAAATCTAAACGCAAAAAAACCCGAAGACGAAATACTCGTTAAAAAACAACAGTATCCGGATTATTAATTTCGTCAGTATTTACTGATATAGTATGTTCTTTTACCCATTTTTGCTTCGTAGCAACCGATAGCGTGGTCTTGAAATGGCGTTCGTAATGTTCAGGTGAATCATAGAACAAGGTTACAGGACTGTTAGTATTCAATCCAGCCATTCTGACCTTAAAAAACAAATATTCATCTTTTGAACCTACTTTTGCTGGTAACCTATTCCCATAAATTGGGTCACGAATTTTATTACCAATGGTGGAACCACTATCATATACTTCCACCTTAATTGTGCGATGATTTACAATACACTTCACACAATGATAACCTTTATCTGCCTTTTTTGATTCATCCACCGCCTTATTTTGTTTCTTACGAACACTGCTTGTGCGGCTATCGTAAGAAACAACACTTTCATTATTTACAGATTGGACGTCTTCATTGGATGGGTGATAAATATCATCATAGTACATTTTTAATCGAGAGAAAGTTTTAACGAGCGAACTTAATATAATAAATATTAGTTATATACTATACAACAAGTATACCTTTATATCAGTAAAAAAATATATTTTTTCGGTGTCAGTAAGGTTAGAAATATATGTAACTATCATATACATATATGTCTTCCAATAATCGTGTAATAAGCGAGGATGAAATGATTCGTGCCTATCAAATACTTGCTGCGAATAAAGATACTGGTAGCGGAGTCGGAGAACCTAAAACGAGCCTTTTGGAATATGCAAATTATGTACCTTTAACACTATTTTCATTATTTTTAGATACTGATAAACGCGAAAAATTAACATCACCATTGTCAATATTTTACAAATTGTCATTGGTTCTTGGTTTAGCAGTAGTTTATTTTATGTGTGGATTTCTTTCATTTATTTCATATTACTACGGTAGTCAAAATTACAATTATATTTTGACTTCCATCGCTTGGTGGTTTCTTATGTTTTTTGTTATTATTATGCTTTTTCCAATCAAGCCTGTATTTGAATCAAAACCAAACATATATCTTTCAAGAATATCAAGTCGATAATTCCATTCGATTTATGTAACTATCCACAATTTATAATCCTTCAAAAAAGATTCTAAAATATCAGTGTCGGTCATATCAGATAGGTTGTCACGAATCTCGTCTTCGTCTGGCTTTCTGCCGACCGAATCAACAAATCTCGCTATAAAATCATTCAATATTGCATTTTGATTTTTTATTTTGCGCGTCAATGCTTCCATATCTGCTTGTTTATTTTTTCCCGTGTTCAATCCCTCTTCAGAATTTGATTTTGTATCATTTGCAAATTCCACACTCGGTTTTATACCATAATCCTGTGATAATCTTCGCTTATTCATCGGTGATTTTGGTACATTACTACTGTTGATTTCTTCTTTTGAATTTATGCGAAGAGACGAAGTCGAAGGTCTCGGTTCTAATTTTTGAGAACTAATTTCATCGACTTCACCTTCGTCATATATAGGTTTATCCCATAATTCACGCAACGACCCCCTATAACTAGGTCTTGTATCGTATTTCGGACTGTTGTTCTTTGTTTGATTTTCTTCGTATTGTACTTGTTCATTATCTTGGTCTGCTTCAATATCTGTTGTATTTTCATCATTATACTGTGAATTCATCATATTAACGCGAGATTGGTCTTTGTACCATTTATGACGACTTTCGTCAGCAGAAATAATAATATTGCATATATCTGGTTTTCGCAATGCATAAAATCGTTGTTGTTGTTTTATTTCCTGCTCCTTTTTTTGTGTTTCGGTTTCAGCACCCTGAAATGCCTCATTGAATTGTTCTACAGTTCGTTCATCGATACTAGGACTGGTTTCCATCAAACGGTCGAACTCGGAACGACAAATTTTCAAAAATTGTCCGGCATCCATGCGTTCATCTGGGTCTTTCGCTAATTCAATACGAATGTTTCTGGCGAATTTATCCCAAGAAATGGCAGATATACGATGTGATTCGCTTAATTCTGCAATCTTCAAATATTGTTGTATTGTTGTCGAGATACCGATTAAAATATTGATAGTACCAATCGCCATAGGCGCATATACCTGAATATCATCCGGTAAACTGGCTTGGGCGAAAGATGCTGTGCCGCTGATCGTGGAAAGCGCAATTGATGGAATAGTAAACCATGCCTGTCGAATCGATAATTTTCGATGACATTTGGAATGCAACCATTTATAACATTGGGCGATGTCACACCATTCAACCATTATCAATTCATTATCTGGCGTCCATTTTATAGGTTTATGTATGAATTGTGGGTTTAAAATCGTAGGTGCTACATTCGACGCCGAATCCGCAAAGCTTATTCTTACATTTTCATTAGTTTCAGAAGCCGCACGAGGAAACCCGCGGTACGATGTATATTGATTGTTTGTTGAGTCATAATTATTATCTGTCCTATCATTATTTGTTTTTTTTTCTTTTTTCATCCAGACATTATATATATCTTTCATAAAAATATATATACTAATATTTTTATTATAGAGACGCTTCATTTTCTTGAACTAGTTTTTCGCTACACAACGGTGAGACTTTTTCTTGAGAACAATCAACACATACTTCATTATCTAAAACCTCGGAAACCGAAGATATATTTTCCGAAACAATTTCTTGGTCGGAGGAACGAAGATCATCGCTGCATTGATGCACCTGACAAATTTGTGAAACCAATTCTTCCGAGACTAATTCTTCCGTAAAATTTTTTTCAGATGGTATATCATCAAATACATTTGTTATTTCATCATCCCATTCTTCATCACCCTGTAATAATCGTAACGATGCTTCACGGAGAACTGACTCCGTTCTTAAGGCATCAAGATTATTCAATTCTCTACTCATCTGTTCTCCTTGTGACAGGTCATCAAATGACGAGTCCATTGAAACAGTGTTTATCAAAATATTTGTATCCAATTCACACAAAAAATCTGTATTTTTTTTTAATAAAATATTCAAATATCTTTTATGGGATGCATGATAAAACGAAATATATTCCATGTATAATTTTATTTGTCCTTTCAATAATTCGTTCTCATACTCTAAAGTGTTCAAAAAGATACCCAATGAAAAACCGACACAAATATTTGTTTTATGTTCAATAATTATGGATTCTTTTTGGATATAAATATCGTCCAATTTGTCAATAATAATTAGAATTCGTTGATGTAAAAGGATAATATCTTCAATTCTGTACCGAAAGAAAGCGTCAATGTCCTTATATACTGGAAACCCAGTTTCTGCAGAATTGTTCTTATTCTCATTATGGGTTTCTTCAAACAATTGTTGTGTTTTTACAAAATCCTCTTCTGTAAATATGATGTTATTCTCTTTACATTGGGATAAAATAATATTATACAATTTGTAATAATCACCGTATATTCTATTTTGTATAAGAGAATTCATTTTAACATAGTTCTCTAATTCAAAATTCAAAATCTTGTACTGAAAATATAATGAATTTAAACAAAATAAAAAAACTTTATTGGTGTTTGTTTTAATAAGGTCATTGTAGTTCTCCTTCATTTTATATAATTTATTAGAAATGGTTTCGTTGTTATCCACTGTTGAATGATAAATTTCAATAATTATGATAAAATCATCGAACGACAAGTTTAATAGTTTTTTAATAGGAGAATCATTTCCAATAACCGACAACACTTCGGTATGTTGTGTTGTTTCGCTTTTCTGACTGGTTATTAAAAAGAGTTTTTCGTGATTGGAAGACTGCGTAGAGGGAATTAATGTGTTATCCATTATACTATTACAACATAAATTTCATTTGGTATAATATATTATGAAAATTGATTTAAGAAAAAAACGATGAATATATACAATCATAACAATGAACGCACATAAAGTTTTTGAAAATTCCGAGATTAAATTTCATACTTTAAATAATAAATTCGATGAAACCACATTATCAGGGTTTCCGAATGATATTTTATATGGAAACGGTAATTTTGGCATATTACAATTAAATATGATAAATAAATTGCCCTCTAATTTTTCACAAACATATGCTATTTTATTTAATGTGGATTGTTCTGCTTCTATGAGTGACAAATCATTGGACGGTAGAACTAAAATGCAACACATGACTCACACATTGACGCGAATTTTAAGTATTTTTACAGAAATGTATAAATTATATGGCACGGACATTTTTGTATCAGTTATAGCATTCGACCACAACATTCATGAAATTTTTGATTTTACTAAAATTACCGAGGAAAATGTTGATAAATTAAAGGAACTGATAAATGGTATTGAACCATTGGAAAGCACGAACATTGAATTGGCACTGCGTAAATCATCTTGTATTTGTCAAGCATATAAAACAGAAAATCCTACACATTATTTGAATCATATATTATTAACTGACGGCGATACAACAGTCGGTGAAAGGAATCAAGATATTTTATCGTCATTCGTAGATAACGATTACCCAAATATTTTTGTAGGGTTTGGAAAACAACACAATAATGCGTTACTTAGTTGTCTTAGCAACAATCCGCGCGGTGATTATCGTTTCATTAATAACATTGAAAATTCTGGTATTGTCTATGGTGAAATCATTCAAAATATTCTTTACAATATAATTGATGTTGGTCGTATTGTAGTTAAAAATGGTATAATTTATAATTGGAAAACAAATAAATGGACTAGCGAATTATTAATATCGAATCTTGCAAGTTCAGGTGAAAAAACTTTTCAAATCACTGCACCTGATATGTACGACATTGAAATAGAGATTTATGGGTGTTTATGTGGAGAAACATCAAGAGACGAACAATTATTGGATACTGTGTTCTTTTATCCACCTCTTATAGATTTGGATAAAGAAATGAATATACCAAACTCTTCCGGTGACCTACGGTCACCTACAGAGTTATCGCTTTGCAATGTTGGAGGCGTAAACGCCCCCCGACCAGACGCCGTTGATTTAACCAAATATGCATTTCGACAAAAGACACAAGAATTATTATATGAAGCGAATTTGCTTTCTACAATCTATAATTCAAATGATTATGATTCTAAAAAAATGTTTGATAAAAATAATGATGAATATGAGACTGTATTAAACTGTAAGTTAAAACGATTTTTGAAATTTATTATGAACTATATGAATAAAACAGACAAAACAGACAAATTTTTGAAATTGCTATGTGACGATATTTATGTTACTTTGCATACATTAGGAAATTATGATTCATCAATGTGGATTCTCAATCGTCAAACTTCTCAAGGCAAACAACAAACATATAAAGCAACCCCAATATGTTCAGACTTCATTACACCCCCTATTTTACGCAGACACACAAATGCCCCATTACGCGTGAATCCATCAGTTCCATTCTCAATGTCACAAACTATGAACCTTTATAGTTCATTAATAGAATTTAATTCGACAGAGGAATCAAATAATGACGACGATAATGAAACGATGGGAGGCGTAAACGCCCCCCGACCAAAAATGAATTACGATAATGTTTTACGAGAACTATCACATAATGCTAATATGCTTTTAACACAAATACCATTGTCTAATACAGTAACGGCAGTAAGTTCTTTACATTCACCTAGTGAATCTATTTCAGTGGATGATTTAGATGACATTTCATTTGATAATTATGAATTATCGGATAACATTGATACGCCTTATATTACTGATGAAATTAAATGTATGATGAAAAATATTAGCGATGAAAAATAATAATATTAATGAATTGGTTAAAATTACATATAAAAAATAGCGCATTAATAATATATTATGTCTTCTTCAGTTATTCCGGAAAACTTTAAAACAACAATCATTGATTTTGCCAATGATTTAACCATCACTTTTCCAGAATACTGTGGATTATGGAAAAAATGGACGAAACCTGAAACGAGCGATGCCGAATTCGAAGAATTATTTGGATATTGTTTAACCGTTTATCCTGAACGATTTTTTGATTTATTATATCAGAACAACGAACTTTTTGATCCCAAAAGCGAGATAAATACTCGTTTTTTACCATATGTTGATTTTAAAATACTGTTTAATTGTGAAGGTGTTACTGAAAATACCCAAAAGTCAATATGGAAATATTTACAATTGGTTATGTTTACTCTTGTAGGTAGTATCAAAGACAAATCTGATTTTGGTGATTCTGCTAATTTATTTGAAGGCATTGACGAATCTGAACTGCACGAAAAAATGAAAGACACTTTCCAAGGTGTTAGCGATTTTTTTAACAAAATGAATTTTGAAACAAAGGAAAATGGTGATAATTCTGCTGAAGAAACAGACAAATCCAATTCTGAAGATACAGGAGATGAAATACCAGAATTCACTTTTGACAAAACCACAGGAATGCCAAACATGGAAAATTTACACGAACATTTGAAAGGACTATTTGATGGAAAAATAGGTCGTCTTGCGAAAAACATAGCCGAAGAAATCAGCAGTGAATTTAATAATATTTTAGGAGGAGATGATGATTCTCCACAAACAACCAAAGATGTGTTTCAAAAGTTGATGAAAAATCCCAAACAGATGATGGATTTGGTGAAAAAGATTGGCGACAAAATTAAGAAGAAGATGGATGATGGTGAGATTTCCAAAGATGAAATAATGAGGGAAGCAGGTGATCTCTTGAAGAAAATGAAGGAAATGGGCGGCGAAGGTGCCGATATGCAAGAAATGTTCAAAAATTTCGCTAAAAACATGGGCATGAATATACCTAAAGGAGCCAAAATAGATACAAATGCTTTGAATCGTATGTCAAAACAAGAAGCGATGCGCGAGCGCATTCGTACTAAGGTAAATGCCAAGAAACAAGAACCACAAAATTATGTTTTAGAACAAAATGGACCAAATACAAATATGGTATTTAGGATGCCAGGCGAGGGAGAACAAGAACGCAGTGCGGCACCACCCGCATTGACTGACGAAGAATTGATCGCCGTGTTCGGGGAAAATGGCCCGAGCACAGGTGCACCTAAGTCTGGTGGTGGAAAAAAGAAGAAAAATAAAGGTAAAAAATAAAATGGTACACATTATATATCATGGTTAAAGGGTCATTTAATCTTTCCAGATTTGTAAATGTTTCTGTTTTTATTGCCAGCTTTGCTGTAGGTATGTTTTTCGTTTATATTTATATGCCAGATACTCGTAAAATATTGGTATATCCTACACACGAGAACGCACATCTCTTGCAATATCGTGATAAGACAGGCACATGTTTTGCGGTAGAAGAAAAAGAAGTAGGTTGTCCCAAAGATGCAGGACAGATCTCCAAAATACCCGTACAATCATAGATAATAATAATATTTTTGGAAATTATAATGCGATATAGTATATATTATGAATCTAAACAGATTGTTAAATACACCAATGGGTGTCGTATTTATTTCTATGATTTTAGGGTTGGGATTAGCTACCTTATTTAGAAAAGTATGCAAAGACAAGAATTGTATTGTGTTTAATGGACCTATTATAAGCGATTTTGATAATAAAACATATCAGTATGGAAATAAATGTTTTCAATATACTACAAACCAGGCAAATTGTGACAAAACAAAAAAAATCATTGATGTGACGGGACCTACACAGATTGATCCTGTAGCACAAATCGAAGGCACAGATAACGCAATTTTGTCAGGTGCTTCCCCAGTTAGTTCATCATCGTCACCCTCTCTATTCAATGTTTTTGGTAAATAAATATTCGTTATAAAACATATTTTTAGATAATTCATATAGTATATGTCCGAAAATACTACACGAATTGTGGATCTACCTGACAGTAGTAATTACCAAGCCGAAAATGGTTATATAAATCAACCAAAAACTCGTGGCTACGATCAAGTAAATAAACCCAACATAGAGTTTGAACAGGGGAATACGACATATGTGCCTATGAATATTCATCCAAACCCGTTTGGTAACAATATACAACCTGATATGATTCCCCCTCCTGAATATCAAACATCGCAATTGAAAAATGACTTTGTGCCGCAAGAACAACAAACAAATTTACAAAATATGCCACAAATGCGCTTGCCATCTAGAGATATTCCTATGGACCAAGCTGCTTATCAACAGGACGAAGCAGTACAGCCAAATTACATTCCCAAACCCAAATTAACAGGAGATTATGTGAGAGCATATGAGGAAGCCACCGAAAAAGCTATCCGTAAACAAGAAAATAAGAGAGAATATGAAGGTAAAATAGACCAGACTTTGAGTGGCGTACAATTACCTATATTGGTAGCGTTTTTATTTTTTATATTTCAAATGCCTATCATAAATTCCTTGTTATACAAATATTTAAAATTTCTGCCTATTTTTCACAGCGATGGTAGCATGAATTTGTATGGAATTCTTTTAAAAAGTTCTCTCTTCGGTAACACCTTCTATGTAATACAAACAATTATTAATTTTTTATTAGTAATTTAGGTCCTTTATTTTTTGGATAGTATTCGTCGTGCTTGTATTTGCAATGTAATTAAATATTTCAACCTGTTGCGCGAATTCTCTGCCAATTATCTGTTCTTTTTCATAATCTCCACCCTTTACCAAAATTTTGGGTCTTAAATCGCTCAAAATGGAATAAGGTGTGTCCGCGTCAAACACAATAATGTAGTCTACCATACCCAAATTTGCTAACAATTCACATCTTTCTGTTTCGTTGTTGATGGGACGATGGGTTCCTTTGAAACGACGAATAGAAGCGTCGCTGTTTAATCCTACCACAAGAATTTTACCCAATGATTTTGCATATTTCAATAGTTTTATGTGTGCTGAATGTATAATATCAAAACAGCCATTGGTAAAAACAACATCATTCATTAAACTTATGTTATGAATCTTGATTATATCAGTATCTTTTATTATTTTGTTGGTTGTCGTACCATCATTATCATATTTATTACCGTGTATGTCATTATATATTCTTGTGGTCTCACTTATAATTTTTGATGAAACGCTGTAATTACCAACTGTTTGTACTCCTTTGGTCGCAATGTGATTTGCTAAATAGCAAGACATATGTGTACTATTTTTCATCAAGAAACTATAAACAAGCACCGCTAATACAACATCTCCAGACCCCGTAACATCGACAACCGGTATATCGGTTGTAAGACAAATTCGATTTTTTTTATTGTCAAAATAAATTCCAGCGTCACCACATGTGATTATGGTATGTTGGCTATTGATTTCCTCTTTCAAAAATGAAAAACATAAATCGATATCTGTATTTTTAGGTGTCCATATTTCGCTATGAAGTCCTGTCATTTGTCTAGCTTCATTCCAATTTGGCTTGAAGAGAAAACAATTTCGGTATTTATGAATGTTTTTGACTTTTGGATCTACAAAAGTTCGTATGTGTTTTGTATTAGCATATTCGATAATATTTTGACATAATTTTTCGGTAATAACCCCTTTTGCATAATCGGAAATGACAATAGCATCTATATTAGGACACGAAGTAATATATCCAAATATGGATGTTTCATAATTATTATCAATATCTGATGTATCTTCTATGTCGTGTCTATTTACCAATTTATTTTCATGAAGAATACGTATCTTATTCGTAGTTTTACGACTAGTATTCGGGTATAATGTTGAGCGAATTTTTGATTTATGCAATATTTCTTTAAGTTCGCGACCGGTATTATCAGTTCCTATAACAGAAACTAACAATGCATTACAGCCCAAATTATTCAAGTTTTTTGCGACATTGGCTGCACCACCCAATTTGTTCTTTGTTTTTTTTACATTATAAACAGGTATGTCTGCTTCAGGAGCTTTACGAAAAGTTTCACAATGATGATATGTGTCGAGCATAACATCGCCTACAACCAATACTGTAAATTCAAAATTAAAATCAAAATCAAAATCATAAAACATTAGTCAAATAATAATATAAATATAATTTTATTTTTATATTATTGTTTTACTATTATGTCTAGCGAAGAACATTGCAAATATATTTCTTCGAGAGGAATTTTAAAAGCCTGTGATATTCATAGCACAATACCGATGTCATGTATTTGGCAATTACAAGATTATAATCATGATTTTACTCAAAATATTTTTCCCGATGGAACAACTATTTATGTGTGTGGTACAACAATAAGACATTTTTATGAGATAATCAATTTAATTAATTTCAAATTTATTCTTGTTACAGGAGACGCAGATAAAACTATTCCTTACGAAATGTTATTTACAGAAACTTTTGAAAATTTTTTGAATAATCCAAATCTTATTCATTGGTATTCGCAAAATTGTGTATATGAACATCCCAAAATAACAAAAATACCGATTGGATTAGATTATCACAGTCGTAGTGTCATTAGCGATACAAATAATAACATTATTTTACCAATTGAACAGGAAAACACATTGATATCAATTTCTTCATCCGTAAAGCCCTTTTGGGAAAGGGTCGTTCAATGTTACAGCAATTTTCATTTTATCAACTATGAAACAATGAAATTTGGATATATGAGAACTGATGTCGTAAATGCGGTTCCACCCGAAATTGTATTTTATGAACCTACCATTCTTGACAGAAAAAAATCCTGGGAAAATCAGAGTAAATATGCATTTGTATTGTCGCCACACGGTAATGGTCTCGATTGTCACCGCACTTGGGAAGCACTTATTTTGGGGTGTATTCCTATTGTGAGAACCTCTCTCATCGACTCATTATACGAAGGACTACCTGTTCTAATTGTAAATGAATGGAACGATATTAACGAAGACCTGTTAAAAAATACAATTGAACTATTTAAAAACATGACATTCTCTTATGAAAAATTAACATTATCTTTTTGGATGGGTAAAATAAATTCTAGTCGCCCTTTCTGACACGATAACTATCGTCATCAAAATGCGGTGTCGAAACTTCAAAAATTTCACCTGCATCTAAAGCAATGAGTTGGTGTGGTTCTCCTCTTTCGTTCGTTAATACATCTCCTACTTCCAAGTATTCGGAATATTCGGCACCACTTTTCAGATCAATCCACAACAATAAAAATTTTCCTTTTGAAACATACCATGTTTCCTTCTTTTTGATATGATAATGCATTGAAAATCGTTTCCCTTTATTAAAGCATAAAATTTTACCACAATATTCGTCATTATTTGCAATGATAATTTCCTTACCCCACCCTTTTTCGACGATGGTAGGTCGTGTTTTTTTACTGATTAGTGGTTTATTCGTTTCGGGTAAAGGTAATACATTGTCAATATTAAAAGATTTATCGTCATAATATATATCATAGGATGGTTTTCCTAACAATAAATTATCACATTTTATGTCCCATTCATTCAATTGTTTTACTGTAAGTTCCGTATGGTCTATACCACTGGTTGCCCCTCTTGCAGTCCAAATGGTTATTTTATGTCCTTGAGATTTCAAATTATTCAAAAAATCGATTCTACACTGTATCGGTTGGGAATTATCATAATCGCTATTTATTGTCGTACACAGTGTATTATCTAAATCAAAAAAGTAATGTTTGGGATTTAAAATAGCATCGATTTCATCGAATGTAATATCGGTAATTTGTTCTTTATTATGAAATTTTGGATGATTATACTGCCAATTATTGTCAAACACAAAAATTTTTTTTGCTTTATTTAATGTGTAACTATTATAAAGTCCTGTAATAACACCTGTATTGACAGAAATAATAATTTTGGCTTGAGTAGAAATAGCTGCTATATCTTTTACAGTTAAATTATCATCCATGGTACACGACAATGAACCACCTATATTTCGTGTAACTGCTATTTTATATTTATCGTTTAATTTATGGATATAAGGTTCCCATATGTTATCGACTAATACATATTGTCCGGATAAAGGAAGGGCATTGATTATGAAAATATCTAAATCATGATATTTTTCTGGTAGTTTTTTGTATCTTTCCAATAATTCGGGGTCGTGATAACAAAAATTCATAATTGTTACATCAATATTCAATAAATTTGATATATTATTGTAAAAGGCGACCAACAATGTATCTAATTTATAGTCGTGCTCATTATTTGCAAGATTCACAGATAAATCGGCGTTTGCGATCCAAATATGAGTTCCTTGTTTGTTTTCTAAATCACATAAAATTATATTATCGGAACATTTGAATTCTAATAATTGTGTATGATATTCAGTCTTACAATAAAAATTTATTGTAATATTATGTTCTTCAATGTAATTTTTGATATTATAAAAATAAATCATTGAAAAAATACTATCCCCAAGATTTTTGTCGCTATAAAGATCGATTGTAGTCATTTATATTTATACTAATAAATATAAATTATATTTAACATTATTTTTGTCTAATTATTATTTTCCACGATAAGGAATAATATAAGGATTTCCTTGGAGTGAAGACAACACATCGCCATTATTACGGTCTAATTGAATTCCATCATAAAGTGCGGTCGGTTGCGATTGTATTGAACCAAAGTTATAAAGTGAACCACTGTTTTTAGGACCGTCAATTGTTAATGCACGATTGTTTTTCAAATACACATCTTTATTCTTCGCCGTCATATTAATATCACTGTTAAACAAATCCATGTTACCTTGTTGCATGCGACCTTGAATTGTTGATGATTTCAAGTCATTATTACGCTGATTATATTCAGCATCGTATGAACGCACAACACGATTACGCTCACTTGCACTTGAATTGCCGACATAAGGCACCGTGGTACTATCACGAAACTGTTCGAAAGGCTGATGATCGGTAATTTCATAAGCCCCACCGCGTTGATTGCCGTTTATTTGTGTGTAAACTTCGTCACGCATGGTTGTATCACGGATGGTTGGTGCGGGTTTATCATTAGGGTCATAAATATACGGTGCTGTTACAGTTGGCTTGGCATTTTCATAAGGCCGCAAAGTACCGATAGCATTCTCTTTTCGTGAAGGGCGAAGAGCATCCAAAAGAGGCGCGACTGCTGCACCGAATGCACCACCGATTGCACCATAGTAGTCGTCAGTTTTACTTACTGATCGATTATTAGGATAAGCTTTGATAGAATTTGCCCCAAAATCATATGTGCTCGCATTATTTTTTCCTGCGGCATTTGCTACAGCAAGAGGATATGATGCTAGATCAATATGAGTACTAGGCATGTACTCACCAGACATGTATTTACTCTGTGATGAGCTTCCAGCAGCACCCTGATATTCAATTGAAGTAAATGGTCGAGCCATGTTTTTTTCGACAATATTTGGACGCACCGAGCTTGCTTTTTCAATTCCAGTGGTTGTCATATATCGTTCCGGTCCCATTTGAAAAGATGTGTCGAGACGATTTTTTTCTTGAATACCTAAATCACCTCTCGCTGTGATACGACTTATAGCCGGACCTTCATAACCGAGCGCAACTGTGCCGCTTGATTTAGGATTAGTCAAAACACGCAGTTCATCCACCGTCTTTTCTTGCCATAAATCACGCGCCAACATTCCTGAATTAAATCCACCCATGCCAGTGTTAGAAGTTCCTAAGCCTAAACCAGGACCAATTTGTTCTTCCTTAAAAGGATTCACATTGGACATTTTTGTACTAGGGTTCATTCTTGATCTTTCAAATTCAGTAGAATTTGGCATACCGTACGTCCATTGAGAATGTTCTACTGGGGCAAAAAGAGGAGCTTGTTCTTTTTTAATGATCGTTTGCGAACCCGTTCCCGAATAATTGTCTAAAATAGATTCGTTTGCATTTGCATTCACATTTCGGGAACGGATATGTCCACCAAAATAGGGAACCATATTGTTGTGTTGAAAATAATCTTGTGATACTTCTTCGCCTGTAAGAGATGTATATTTCGCTGACGAATTATACACAGAATTATCGTTCAATGGGGCAAAAGAATTCACTGCCTGACTGTTGGATTGAGGATGAAAATATTTATCTGTATAAACACCAGATGAATCAAATTTATTTACGGTAGATAGTTTTGATGTTATATCCATGTCCGAGGATATAATAGGGTATTCTTCAGGATAATTTTTATTTTGAATATCTGTATTTGGCAATGTGGTGGTGTGTTTTCTGCTTTCAAAATTTTCAAGGTTCGACACTGAATTGATATCCTTCATATTTTTTGATTGATTTGAAATTACATATAGACCACCTAAGGCAAGTATGGGTATTGCGAATTCCATTATTATATAGTATATATTATTATACTATATCATATTCTTTTTTTTTTGGAATTTTACACTTTATTTTCGTTTTTGAACAAAAGCATCTTTCTCTGCAATTCTCGTACTTGAGTTATTTTCAAATGGTATTTCTGTTTTTGACTGATAATCATGTAACAAAAAATCAAATCTTGATTGTTCTAAATCTCTAAACATCCAAGCAGGATGCGTCGCTCTTGATTCGTCTACAAATGCATTTTCAGTTCCATAAGATGATAACACGGTAGTTAACGGTGTTTTTGATTTATAATCTACAATATCATGCGTTAATTTTCGTGTTATACCTCTGAAATCACTTTCTAAATCAACAGTATTGGTCATGAGGTTAGCACCCCATCTCTCCAAACGGATATGTGGATCTTCAAAATAAGGCATATCCATTCCATTTCCTGGACGGTCCAATTGATATCTTCCCGTTCCAGTTATTTCTTGCATTTGTTTTTGAATTCTTAATGGGTCATCATGAAATCTTGTAAACGACATACTATAATATATATATTTTATAAATATTATATGCTATTTATCTGGTATTATTTCTTGGAATTCTTTACGGTTTTTCTAAATTTGTTTTTTTTATACATAGGATTCACCATTGTAAAAGATTCTGAAGCTTTAGATTTTTTTTCGGATTTTTTTTCTGTTTTTGACGCCTTCTTTTTTTGACATCTGTAAATTTTTGCGGCCCTTTTTAAAGTACCACTACTTGCACAAGACTTGTACTGATTTCGTTCATTTAAATAAAAACTTTTCATAAAAGATGTCCACGCCGTCATTTATGTATATATAACTAAAAGATTTTATGATTAAAATGAAATAAATAAGTGAAGCGAATACACATATCAATGAATCTCGAAAAATCTTTACCAACAATATGTCTAAACATGATTGTTAAAAATGAAAGTAACATTATTACGCGATTGTTTGATTCTGTACTTCCATTAATCGATTGTTATTGTATTTGTGATACTGGAAGTACAGATAACACAGTTGAATTGATTATTAATTATTTCAAGGAAAAAAACATTCCGGGTTCAATTTTCACCGAACCGTTTCGAGATTTTGGTTATAATCGTTCGAATGCTATGAAACATTGTGAAACACTGACAAATGCTGATTATCTATTACTATTGGATGCCGATATGATCTTAAAAATAAAATCCGAAAATGTCACAAATATTAAACAAAAACTATTGGAGCATACGGTTCATTATGTGTTTCAAGGTTCTGATGCCTTTTATTACAAGAATGTGCGTTTTGCCAAAAATTGTGCCGGATTTTCATATTGGGGTGTTACACACGAATTCGTCCAGGTTCCTGATGGCACCACATATGGGTATTTCGAACGAAGTGAAATTTTTATCAATGATGTAGGTGACGGTGGTAGCAAACAAAACAAATTTCTGCGCGACATCGAATTGTTGACCAAAGGACTAGAAACCATTCCCAATAACGACCGTTATACTTTTTATTTGGCCAATAGTTACCGCGACTCAGGGCAAATCGAAAAATCGATTGAAACATTTAAACGCCGCATCGAATTGGGAGGATGGGTCGAAGAGGTATGGCATAGTTATTTATCTATAGGTCGCTGTTATAAAACATTAAATAAAATGGATGCTGCAATTTATTACTGGTTAGAAGGATACAATTATTTTCCAAATCGAATTGAGAACCTGTATGAAATTATCGAATATTATCGAGGTCGTGGTAAAAACAGTCTGGCTTATGAATTTTATCGCATAGCCGAACGAGTAAAAAGAGAACATTTTCAAGAGGATTTTTTATTTTTGGAAAAAGCGATTTATGATTATAAACTTGATTACGAAATGACCATTGTTGGTTACTATTGTAATCCTGAAAAATACGACCTAAGTAAAATATCCATGCAAGTGTTGAACAATTCTACCGCGGAAGAATGGGTCTACTGCAATGTTTTAAGTAACTACAAATTCTACACTCAAGCAATTGTTGAACTTTCTGATTACCATGTTCTCCATTATAAGGGTCCAGAAGTTCCAGATTTTTTTTCGAGCACACCTTCCATTGTCATTCATGAAGACAAATTGGTCTTCAATATTCGCTATGTAAATTATCATATCGATGAAAAAGGTGGATATATACAAAAAGAACAAATCGTAACAAAAAATAGAATGTTCTCAATACCCCTTTCCGTATGGTACAAAGAAATACAATATAAAAATAAAACACAACATAACAAACAAAATAGTTTTGGATTGTATAATCAATACATTGGAGAACTTGTAGATTACAATAAGGAACTTGATAATGATGTTTATGTTGGACTTGAGGATATACGATTGTTTTCTTTCAAGAATATACTTTTATATACTGCAAATAGGGGTCTTTCACACGATAATATTGTAGTTGAAGCGGGGCTTATCAAAGATTCAAAAGTTGTTCATTCGAATGTTCTCAGATATGCCAACAAATCAAATAATATTGAGAAGAACTGGGTGCTATTTGAGAATCAAAGCGTCTCCGACCAAATCAAGTGTGTTTATCAATGGTTTCCACTTACTATTGGTGATTTTGGTTCTACAGCCATCACCAATGTTGCCGAGTATGAATCACCCGCGTGTTTTCGCCATTTGCGTGGTTCCACTTCTGGTGTAATCATTGGCAACGAAATTTGGTTTTTAACACATATGGTTTCGCACGAAGACCGGCGTTTTTATTATCATATGATAGTAGTGATCGATAGTGTTTCATTCAAGGTTCTCCGTTATAGTCGTTTATTTACTTTTGAAAAGGAAAAAGTAGAATACACTTTAGGATTTGTGTATGACCGGTTCATTGGAATGTTCACTATCGGGTATTCAACCATGGATAATTCCACCAAATTTGTAATAATTTCAAAAGAAAAAATTGATACCTTATTCTAAAAATTATAACAAGATAAAATAAATAAAGATATTAGAGTATTCAATACAATGTTAAGATATTTTCACAAGATTTTATTAAATGAACCTGATAATGAGTCGAAAATGATTTGTAATTCACAATCACAAAATAGTGAGAAATTACATAATAATAACAATAATAATAACAATAAAACAAGAGATGATTCATTCAGTTCATTCGACGATTTCGTCAAAATGTTCAGATTATCAAAAAATAGTAGAAAAGATAGCAGTTCCGTTCAACCCGAATCTGTAGAAACAGAGCAAAATATGACAATTGATTATGTTACTTCGGTATCGAATGTTTCACCAACTGAATCTGAATCATCAGACGAATCAGATATAAAAAACAATACAAATCTGTTGTTGGGAGGATTATCCCCAAAAAAAAGATTATCGAAAATTCATGAATTTTCTGGTCATTCAAACAAAAGTAGCGAATATAGTTTTTATTGTCCACAACTTTTGACACTAGCTAGTGGTGATAATACATCAAATATTTTATCCGAATACATTACACTACAATCCCCGCCTTCAACATCAGGACTTGACAACTGTAACCGCATCATACCAGATTATTATTTGTTAAATAAATTAAAACCCGGTGAATTATTTAAAATAGAATATTATGAGATAATCAAAGACGACATAAAAAATATGCGTCCACTTTCACCGTATCATATCCAATACATTAAAGATTTAAATGACGAACAAAAACAGGAGATTATTGAACTGTTTAATGACTCTATGAAAGCTATGGTAAATGCATTCATGAATAGTGCGTCAAATCCGGCCAGCCCAGTATGCTCTTTTCGAATTTCAAAATCAATGAAAAATGGTTGAACACTATAATATTTCGTTTATTATAGAATTTTTACAAATCCCAAATGATTTGCGATGCCATTGACATATGCCATGTTCTCGAATACCATCCATATGTTTCTTGGTTCCATAACCTACATTGTTATGTAAATCGTAACGAGTTTTGAGTTCAGGATATTTTTCACATAACTCAAAAATATATTCATCATGAGCGTTTTTTGCCAAAATGGAAGCTGCCGCAATAGATGCATAGGTATTGTCGCCTTTTTCAACTGTTAAATGGGGAATTTCTGTGGGTTCTCCGTCGATAGAATAATTGTATTTAGAAAAATCGTTACCATCAATCAACAAAAAAGTATTGTCTGAAGTTACATCTTCTATTTTAGATAATACATTACATATTGATTCACGCATGGAAGACAACACGGATTGTCGTATATTGATTTCATCAATGACATGAGATTCTACAAATCCAATATGCCACGCCAATGCATGTGATTGTATATAATCGGATATTTCACGCATTTTTTTAACCGAATGTATTTTTTTACTATCTTTCATTTTTGTATGTTCGAATTTAGGAAAATCCACACCAGAATACTCGTTAGGTAATACAACTGCCGCGGTATATAACCTACCAAACATTGGTCCTCTTGCACATTCATCCACGCCGACCTCGTACTTATGTTTTACATCAAAATATGGTTTTAACATTATTTTTAGCATATATTAACCTTTATTTCGTTTTATATTTTCATTTCTTTTTACAAATATTACGAATTTAACATATATATTTTCGACATATAAAGTATAATATGTCCACTATAAAATTGACACCTCTTTGGTTATTTTTAATATTATTAGCCATATTAATTTTTTCAATACTATTTCTAAAAAAGGGCTCGACTGAAGGGTTGATTAATTATCAAGTTCAAACCGTACCAGGATTAGCGATTCAGCTCCCAAATTATAATAATAGTCTTGTGAAATTGTTTGATAATGATTATTTTGATCCAAAAAATGGCAATGTATTAAGAATATACGGCGCTGAAAATATTCAAGGAACTAGCACGGTTGATAATAATGGTAGTAGCATCGATTATATTGATTTGTTGGACCGTAATAACATCGTACAACAATATTCACAGACGCAATCAATACCTGTATATCTAACTACTGTACCATCGTCCTATAATACTTGGAATACATATACGACAGACCCCAAGTATACCACAATCACGAGCAATGAATTATTTTATATCGCTTGGGATACCTATACATATTTACACGTAATTGATATGGCAAATAATAAACACGCATCTGGGTATATTTTTACCCAAAACAGTTCTGCTAATATCCCTAGCTCTTTTAATGTAGCAAATTATTCTAAAACAATTAATACACCCATGCCATCATTTAAAGATGTAAATTCAAATAATAATACATTTGTTATTGATACACGATTAAATAACAATTATCACTTATATCAATTATGTAGCACGGTATATTACAATCAAAATACCGGCGATTTGGTTCTTGGTAATTATTTAGGATATCCTATCAATACATCACAACAAATCTCCAAAAACTATATTTATTACGATAAAAACGGCAATCAAATTTCCTGCTTTTCAAATTCAAATGTATCAGTAACAAATAATTCATGGGTCTTGGAAGATACAGTCGGCAACAATATAATTATTTATGTTAATTTACCAAATAGCACGACTATTATTAGCGTTTTACAAAAAAATACTGACGATGCCACATATAATTTAGTCGATGTAAAACGATTTTTGTCTAATGGAGGTGTACAATCAAACGCATCTACCATTTTACCAAATCCAGATGCGGCGGCTTTAGGAACAATTACTTATAACTGCAATTCAATACCACCTGCTTCTACACCTATCGCATCAGCTCCTTCGGGAACACCTACTGTCCCCGCCCCTTCAGGAACACCTACTGTCCCCACCCCTTCAGGCACCCCTTCTGCCCGCGCCCCTTCAGGAACACCTTCCACTTCTGCTCCTTCCGGGTCATTATGTAATGCACAAACTGTCGTGGATGGATTAAACAAATCCATCGATGATTACAACACTTTATTTACTGGTCTCAATTCATTGCAACAAAATATGCAAAACACGATGAGTAAATTTAATAATGCTTCCAACAATTCTTCTAATAATGCTTCAGACAATAGTGGTTGTAACAGTTCTAGTTGCGATATGGGTTGTGGAAGTAATCAATATGACGGCGGCAGCGCAGATGTGAATCTGATTAATGATGCAAGTTTAGGTTATACCGATTTCTTGAATAATGCTAACATGAATGGTATGAACAATGTAATCAACACATCATCTTCAGTTGTTACACCAACAAATATTAATGGAGGTTCAGGAATCGCTTCCCTTTTGTCCAACACAGGTACTGGAACCAATAATTTAATGACCGGTGTTGGTGTAGGTACTGGTAATTTAATGACTGGTGTTGGTGTAGGTACTGGTAATTTAATGACCGGTGTTGGTGCCGGTACAGGTAATTTAATGACTGGTGTTGGTGCCGGTACAGGTAATTTAATGACCGGTGTTGGTGCAGGCACCGGTAATTTAATGACTGGTGTTGGTGTGGGAACAGAAAATTTATTGACCGGTGTTGGCGCAGGTACCGGTAATTTATTGACTGGTGTTGGCGTGGGAACAGAAAATTTATTGACAGGAGTTGGCGCAGGTACCGGTAATTTATTGACTGGTGTTGGCGCGGGTACTGGTAATTTATTGACTGGTGTTGGCGCGGGCACCGGTAATTTAATGACGGATGTGGGTGTAGGTACGGGTAATTTAATGTCATTAAATTCTAATTCATCCGTTTCTACGAAAAATAATAACAAATATAATGTTTCAACAGGAATCAATAATCCCTTGAATCCATTAACATACAATGGTGCATTGGTTGAGAAACCATCTTCCGATTTTATACCGGTGTTAACAGATTTCAGTCGATTTGGAAAATAAATAGATTCGTTTATTCTTATATAAAAATAAATGAATGAATAATAGAAGTAAAACTAAAATGGAAGATATCAATCAAATTTTAAATAGAGAACATATCTCCGCACAAATTAAAATTATATTAAATAAATTTGATGAAAATTGTAAAAATGTCAATTTTAAAAAAGGTATTTATATTTACGGTGCTACAGGGTGTGGGAAAACACAATTTGTGACAAATCTTCTAAAAGAATTAAATTTTGATGTTATCAAATATGATGCAGGTGATGTTCGCAACAAGTCTCTGATTGATACCATTACCAGTAACAATGTTTCGAATCAAAATGTATTGGATATGATGAAAGGTAAAAAAAATAAAATTGCCATTGTCATGGATGAAATTGACGGTATGAATAATGGCGACAAGGGGGGTATTACATCCTTAATCAAACTCATTAGACAAAAAAAAACAAAAAAACAAAAATTTGAAGATGTTACATTAAATCCAATTATTTGTATCGGTAATTATTTCACCGATAAAAAAATGCGTGAGCTTATGAAAGTTTGCAATACATTTGAACTTAAAACACCAACGACCGAACAAATTGAGACATTATTATATAAAACTTTACCATCCGCTGCACCACTTCGTAATACGCTTGGTCGGGGGGCGTTTACGCCTCCAACATTGCTCTGCCACAATGCACGCAGAGAAGTACAATGCGATAACTCTGGAGATTTCAATTCCGCATCTCGAAGAGAATTACAGGCTTCGCCTGTAGAGGAATTGAAATCGAGATTAGTTTCAAAAGACGGCAAAGCCTCTACCGTAGGTATATTGGGAACTAATGTAGGTGACCTACGGTCACCGGAAGAGTTTGGTGAAGATTTACCGAGAACTATCGTACAAACCGAAAAATATTGGAGTAATATATTAAAATACATACAAGGAGATTTGAGGAAATTACAATTTATACAAAAATTGTATAATAAAAATCCCGAATTATTAAGTGATAATATTTTTGAAAAGATTCTTCATATAAAATCTTATAATGAAGACGCCAAGCAAATTACACAGATGTTGATTAATAAACCTGTTTCTATTGACAAACATAATGAATTTATGAATGAATCTGAGAGAACCATCGTTGCACTTCTATGGCACGAGAACATTGTTGATGCAATACAAACAGTAAAATACAAAAAATCTTTCCCTTTTTATATTAAAATATTAAACAACATGTGTTTTTCTGATTATATCGACCGCATTACTTTTCAAAACCAAATTTGGCAATTTAATGAGATGAGTTCCTTAATAAAAACCTTTCATAATAATAAAATTTACCACGAAAATTTCCCTGAATATGAGAACAAATATCATCCTGAAGAAGTACGGTTCACCAAGGTTCTAACCAAATACTCTACTGAATATAACAATCAATTGTTTATTTTTAATATGAGTCAAGAATTAGATATGGATAAAAAAGATCTAATTGCTTTTTTTCAAGAAACACGACTTTATTATGGTAAGAATTTTTACAATCAATTAGAACATCTCGATAAATTAAAAAATAGTGATAACAATGAACAGGGTGGAAAGTTCTCCAATCTTAATATGGAAATCATTAATCAACTATTTGAAAATTATAACATTAGTAAGTTGGATATCAAACGCATGTATCGTTATTTAGATAAAAATGTTAAAAAGGAAGAATTATTAGACGAGATTATTGAGGAATAATGTATATTTTTACACAAATTATATACATTATTATATTTTTATCATAAATTCAGGTTCGAGTTTTGACCTTTCTTTTATAATACCACTGGTTGTCGGTTGAGATATTTTTATTGGTTCTCCTATTTTTACTTCTATAGTTTCTTGCTTTTGTGTGTTTTTCATTCTTTGTAATTCCAATTCTAATTCGACAATTTTTTCGTCCTTTTGTTTCAACAATAATTGTGATGAAACCGATGGTTTTTCCAAAGGTTCTGAAAATGAAACTGTTTTGGTCGTAGTTTCGCGTGTTTGTTCTAATAATATAATTTTATTCTGTAATTGTTGAACCATACATTCCAATTCTTGCGAATGCGCTACAAGCTTTCGTATTTGGTCGTTTTGCCGATTCACAATATTTACTGCCTCCGATAATCCTATCGTAATCGGTTCTTTACCTGGCTCTTGTAACATTATAGTTTGTTGTTGTTGTTGTTGTTGTTGTTCTTTTTTTCTTTGTTCATCAATTAATTTGATTTGTTCCAATACATCAGGCTTCATTGCAGGTTCTCCGGGTGCATAATTCTTAAGTAAATGGTCGATTTCACTCATGAAAAATTGTTTGATCTTTTCTTCATTTGTCCCTTGAATAAACATTTTAACGGTTTTTTCTGATACTTTGGTAACGGCAGGATTCGCACCTTCCAGGAGGGCGCGTTTATCAAATGTATTATGTTTATGTGAAAATACGAGAATGGTTTTCATGGGGTCTAATTGCACCATTGGAACCGTCCAATCTTTCAAGAAGTGTCTTTCTTCAGCTAAGGCTGCATTGTCTTCATAACGAGAAATATCTAATAATTCTCTACGAAATGCAAATGTTCCTGCGGTTGCATGCCACGGATTGTACGGTCCAAACTGATACATTTTTTTAATGTCTTTGAAATAAACATATATTTCACTTGACCCTGCAATCATTGCATTTTTGTTCGATGCAAGCGTTTCGACCGCATGTGAAATGCGCTCCGGGGGATAATAATCATCATCGTCCATATAGACAATGATGGAACCTTTACATTTTGAATGACAGAAATTACGCTTGACTCCTAAATTCATTTTTTTAGGCACACTAAAATATTTTATTTGAGGTATATTTTCTACATCAATCAAATCCTTGATTTTATCGGTTCCATCGTCCACAATTATCCATTCGATTCTGCTTTTTGGGTATGTTTGATTTTTAAAACATTCGAACATCATTGGAATAAAAGGGCGACGATTGAATGTTGGAGTACATACCGAAACAAACGGACAATTACTCGTTTTTTTACTCATAATAATTAGTATTGCGCGTTGTTTTTATGTTTAATTTTATTAGAATTTTTTATGTATAAAAAATGAAACATATCCTCTAATTGCAACCAATACTATTGCTATAATACTGCTTGTCACCATTCCATGTTTTATATATGGAGAACTTTTCATGCCCGTTTTCGTATTTGTGTACTCAAAACAAGAATTTATTAATATGAAAAAAATAGTTATATAAAAAATCAATGGAAAGCTAAATCTTGAAATGTTCACGAAAATCTCTTTTATTCTTTCCCAAATCGTTCTGTTTTTACATTCACTACTTACACAGGTCTCGTAAGCATAATCAATACTGTGTTTTAATATAAAAATATCAATTTCTTTAATGGTTTTAAATAAACTCAATTTAGAGAACCAAAAAATTCCAAAGAAAGAATACCACAATAAATAGGTTGATATTGAAAATGCAGCTATATTCACCAAATAATGTGACAAACAAAATCGAATAATAGCAACGAGAACATTACCCAAAGCACCCAAAATTGTTCCAGCAAAAGGGCTTGACAGCGCGTTACCGACTGACGATAATGCTCCTAAACCCATTTTAGGCATGAATGATAGTGGGTTCATTTTTGAACCCAGAGAACCTATAGAACTTAGAGAACCTAGAGAACCACCCTTTTTAACAGTACCAGGGTGCCCTTTTACAGGCATATTATTATTATTATTATTACTATTACGATTACCGATACTAGAACCGATACTAGAACCGATACTAGAAGCCGTAGCGAGCCCGGTACCAGCCAGACTCGCTAATTGCGCAGCCCTGTTAGCTGCTGATTGTGTAGCACTGTTTAATGCAGACCCAACTCCACTCGTTAAATTACCAAGCGCTGACGAAAATCCTTCTCCACCCCCCTTTTTAAAAAAACTAGGAATTAAATCCGGTATTTGTGCATAAAAAATCATAATATGTAAAAACACATAAGTTGATAATGTTACAGAATATTTGACTGTTGTGCTGCTGGTATCGCCAAAATTATAAAACGATTTCCAAAAACTTGTATATGTATGTACCAAGGCTGGTTGCCAAGGTTTTAAAGTACCGTTAAAAAACAATTTTAATGAATCATAAAATAAATCGACAACTGCTGGTCCAACTGATGTAAGTGTGACAAAACTAAAAAACGCATAAGTCATAATAAATATAAAATTCATATGAGACCTAAAAATTTGCAATGTCCATTTGGGTAAAAAATGCAACATTAACCAATCCATACATTCAAGTGGATAAGCAACATATTGGAAAATAAAATTAATAATTCCACTAAAATTCTTTAAACTCTCTACAGATAAATCAAATGTGTTAATTTTCTCACCATTAAAATTATAGTACATCAAAAAGAACCAATTATAAGTAATCAATACACTGAATAAAAAAGATACTATAGAATTCAAATTAGCAATCACCATTCGTTTTTCGTAATCAGTTGGATGACTGTATTTTTCCTTGTAAAATGAACTCGATACAGTATAAATCAAATTACACCACATAATACCGATTTTTTTTATTAACCAACGCCAATAAATAAAAGGATATTCAATAATACGCAAATTTTGAATAATAAATTGGACGAACGGATTTTCATATATTGCATTGATTGTGTAACTCGCCGCTGACGCAACCTGTTCTGCCTCTAAACGGACGACAGACGAATTATTCATATCCTGTGTTGTTCCTGTTGAATCAATATTGTCAACTGGCACAGATTCAGGAGGTATATTTGCAACAGTTTGAGAACCTAATACACTTTTTGTATACTGTTTATTTAATAATGCATTATAATCAGGTCCTGCAGGTGCTATATATGGTTGTGTAGTTGATTTACAACCTCTATAACCACCAGAACTTTGCACCACAAAAATTCTATTATTATTTAAATCTTCTTGTAGTTCTCTATCTGCAAAATCTTGTGGCTCAATTAAATTACTAATCATATTAATAACACTCAATTCTGTTTCGATGCCAAAAGCATACACTGAATCTTTTACATATGTGGCATCCGAAGAAATAGTATTTTCCACTTGTGAACCCACACTTGCTAGATTTGCTGCAGCATCTGATGCATTTTGTGCTACAATATTCATCGCAGCACTATACTCATCGTTCAATGCCTGGACGCCACTACTTATATCATTTTCCACTTTCTGAAAATTACCAGAATTGTCCATAACCAGGTCGAATCCTTCGACAACCTTGGCAAAAGGATTGTCGAAAATCGGCGATTTGGAATATTTCCTTTTTTTTGACTGAATATCTTCTATTCGTTGTTGTATTTCGAGAACTTCCAAATCATCTACTCCACGAATGTCTTTTTGGTATATTTTTGATTTATTCTTTTTATGTCGAGAGACATCGACTGTACCATTATTAAATAAAATATTCTTTTTCCATATTGAATCAGAATCCATAACTACTATATTGAACCTTTGAATATATAAAATGACACGATTTTAAATTTATATAAAAAAATATAAAGATATAATTTCTATTATACTTGTAAATGCGTCTTAAAACCGAATTGTATGCGAGAGAACAAGATGATACCATTGATAAAATTATTCAAATTATTGGAATTACCGAAGAAAACAATACCATAACACTTCATGAGATTGATAATAATGAAACTATGAAACAACAACTCAAGGATTTAATACCTGAAATTCGTAAATGGTTCTCTTTTGCTCACATAAATCCTATTAGTAATCCAGATAATTACAAACGACCATATTTAACCATCATCAAACAAATCACCAAGAAAAAATGGGTGGTTACTTCTAAATTTTCGCATATTCGCTTAAATGATGATATAGTAGGAACACAACAATATACATTTACTAAAAGAACATAAAGAAAAAATCAATAATATGCTATTGGTATTTTCTACGAAATAAAAATATTTAGGAAGAATATAGAAATGTCCATCAAAGAAAAACCTCCTGATTATTTCAAATCTGTCAAAACTTCCTTGAAAAGTATCATCAAACACCCTGATATCAATACCAAGAAAATCAATGATGCTGTCTTGAAATCCAACAAAATTGTTATTCATACTTTACAATTTTTGAAACTCTATTTGCTTCATCATTATGAACTACACTCTTCATTACCACCTGTCAATCATTTACTCATAAATACCACCATGAAAATTCTTTGTGATGTCAAAGAAGACAAACGAGGCAGACCTAAAAAGGAAGCGACTGCAAACAAGTACGAAACACTCACCGCTTTTTACCAAGAACATTACCAACCTACTATTCAATCTGACAATTTAAATTATACTTATTTGAACAATGTGTTGGAATACTTGACAGAAGACATACAAACCATGTACGAAAACAACATACAACTTCATTATGTGGATTATGTGGAACGATATGTCAATGTGGTATGGAAACAAAAGTATCTTACCGATAAAATAAGAAAACTGGGGAAAACCAAGGTGGAACGAGAACAGCGAATACGCAAACTTCATAAAACCATGCGGAGTATCAAAGAAGACCTGCTCAATGTGGAAAATAAAGAATATAAATCATCAGCGTTTTATCATGCGTGGATAAGAGAACAAAAACAACATATTCTACCGACCAAAGAAACATTTCAAAAAGACCGTATTACGTATGACCTGAAATGTTCCCCGATGGACTACCTACCTTGTATGCTGTATATGATGAAACAGGTGGAAGCGAGTTATGAAACCATTCAAAATGTATTTCCTCAACGAAGCAGTATTTTACCTCATTATATACGCTTGGATACGACTACCTTGGTCAATCTATTGATGCGAAAAGAACAAGGAAATAAATGCGATTACACACAAGGCGGAAATCTCAAGAAAAACGAAGATAAAATATGGGAATTCTTTTTTCGTACCGAACGCAAATTGTTCCAGAAAAACAACTATTTGTTCCACCATATGATTTCTACCGATGGTGTAGGAGTGAGTATATTATTTTTACGGAAAGATTTGGTAGGCAAACGAGTTCCTGCGATGAAAAAGAAAGAAAATACCGAACTGTATGTAGATGAACTGAAAGATACCACCACTTATCGGACCAATAAAATCGTAGGAATTGACCCGAACAAAGGAGATTTAATATACTGTGTAGATGGGTGTTCCAAAGAAAGTACAACCTTTCGGTATTCTCAAGACCAACGGCGGAAAGAAACCAAGAGTAAAAAATACCGTAACATATTATTACGAATGAAACATCATAAAATACATGGAAAAAACATCTATGAATATGAAACGGAATTATCTCAATTCAACTGTAAGACCTTACATATAGACAAATATAAGGAATATTTGACAGTAAAAAATCATTGTAACCAGGTTGTAGGTTCGTTTTACCAACGAGAATTGTTCCGTAAATTGAAATTCAGTAGTTACATCAATACGAAGCGTAATGAACAAAAAATGATCAACAATTTTAGAAAGACATTTGGAGAACCCGATAAGGTGGTGATTTGTATTGGGGACTGGGAACAACGAAAACAAATGAAATACAAAGAACCGACTATAGGTGTAGGAATGCGAACACTATTTCGTAAGAACAATTATCAAGTATTGTTAGTGGATGAATTTCGTACCTCGTGTCGTTGTTCCAAGTGCGAAGGTGGTATCTGTGAAAAATTCCTTCCAAGAATGAATCCAAAACCAAAAAAGGAAGATTTACGGTTGGTGCATGGTCTTCTTCGCTGTCAGAGCGGATGTGGAACTTGGAACCGAGACCGTAATAGTGCTTCTAATATCTACAAAATAGCTTATAATGCCATACATAACATGGCAAGACCAAGTTATTTATGTAGAGAACAATGTATCATGCCACTTCACCGAGTAGGCAATGCCCAAAATGTACACAGGTCAGCGAGGACCAAACCTTGATTTTTTTTGCACTTAACCGTGCCATTTTAAACGGTCAAGGGTGTATATGATAATATATATAATATAATTTTATTCCGTCATCCCTCCTAAATCATCGTTGTTATCTTGAATATAACATACCGCAATTGCCACCCATAAATGTTAATACATTGTATCTTTCTTCAAAAACTACCATATTATAATTGTATTGATACAATTGCCACGCCTGTTTATTACTATTAATTGGATTTCCATCAGTGTCGCAGATAATTTGATAATTTGACTTAACCACATCTATCGGTGGAGAATAAGTTGTTATTTCCAATTCGACCGTTTTAAATTTACTCATATTAATGGCACCGGATGGCTGATATTCAAATGGGTCTGTTTTTAAACAAAAATTATAACAATATAGTCCTTCATTGGCAAAACCGGGTGTTCTTGTATATTTTTCTACATAATTAAATATACCACTTGGTAGAGTGTTTTCTCTATATTCACCGTTTAATAAAATTCCAAATGTTTGTAAAATTTCTTTATGATTTGCTACACTAAAATCGCCCGTATGAAAATATCCCGTATTAGTAATAGTATTCAATCCTGGACCCGAATAAATACCTTGTGCCACCGCTTGTGATTGAAAGGTATCCGGTAATATCGTTGGTGCTGCCGATACATTTTGTGGGATATTTTCATAGGGCCAATTACTATAATTGCTCCATTCATTACGCGTATTCACATCGTTTCTTTGTAAATACCACATCCAACTTGATACCATTCCATTGGATGTCAATTTAACACGACTTGAACCTGTTATATTTTCAAAATTATAATTGAAAACATCTTTTACTAAATAAACCTGATCTGTTGCAGCGAATAATTCGGTTTCGGATTTGGAAAGAAAACAATACGTACACAACAAATGTATATCGGCATTCCACACATTAGAAGTGTTTATATATGATGCAATATCATTCACGAAAACACTCGGAGGTGACTGTAAAAAACGATACATCTGCATTTCTTGGCGATTGAAATCAGGTTGTAAATACGGAAAATTATTGGTAGTATCATAAACATCACGAATTTGAAACAGTTCTTGTATAGGACGCAATGTAATCGTAATTTCCAATTCATTGTATTGCAAGCTAACCAGCGGAAAGGCACATCGACTGTCCAATGTAAACCACGCATTAATCGGAATCAATATTTGTCTTGCACGTATTGATGGCTCGGCACCTGCAGGATTTTCAGTATAAAAAGCCGATGGATAAATATTAGATTTACCAAAAGCATTTGCTGGGTCGTTTATTTCTGGTACATTTCCACTCATCTTATCAAATAAATCCTTTTTGGTTCCTGTAAAATCTCGTTCCACCATTGCTTGTAAATAATCTCCTGAATATTTTTGTATTGTTACCGAACCACAAGTGATCACCACCTCTTTTATCATTCGTGAACCTATATTTTTTATCCATTTAAAATCATAAGGAGCCCATAAATGATTCGTATTTGAGGTTGGTTCATGAAATGGACTCCAAATATCAGGCAAGTTAACAACCAGATAAGTATCCAACAATAATTCGGCGTATCTTTTTATTCGGAACCTAAATTGTGATGGAGTGCTTGTTCTCAAATCTCTACTTCCCTCATAATCTAACCTGAACTTTTGTAGTCCGAAATTTGTATATTTAGAGTAAGTTACATTGAAAAAAGTCTTGGTAGGATTTCCGTTCAATATTACATTGTTGTTTCCTTCTGAAACTATATTTAGTAATCCTCCTGGCATTTAATAATTATAATATTATATAATAGTATTTTATATTAGTTTATATCCGAAATATATGACACTTATTAAAATAATATTTATAGGTGTATTAATCCTTTTTTTTATATATCTTGTCAATAAAATTTTACTTATGCGAGAATTGAAAGAAAAACAAACTGTTTTTTCGGATGCTAAATTTCAAGGAAGTATTGCTCCACTTGATATGGTCCTAGCAAAACCTCAAATGGAAGTACAAGAAGGTATGTTGAACTTGTTTGGTTCTCCATCCATGTCTTCAGAATACTCTAACACTATCAAATCTTCTGTCATTCCTAATATTTCAAATACATCCAACAATTCCGACACTGGACTTTTATTGAAACAATATTGTATTAAAGCCTCGTATAATTCCGCATTGACTGGCACTTATGTTAATTTAGATATGGTCAAATATGTTTTATCACGCGGTTGTCGTTTTTTGGATTTTGAAGTATATTCATTTGATGGCATACCTTATGTGGCTTATTCAACAGACAATACATTTTCTAGCATCAAAACTTTGAACAAGATTCCTTTACAAGATGTGTTTAATACGGTTGCCATTCACGGGTTTATCGGTCCATCACCTAATCCGAGCGACCCACTTTTCGTCCATTTGCGTGTCAAAACCAACAACAATGAATTGTATTCGAAAATTGCGACAATTGTAGATTCTACTCTTAAACACAAGTTATACAAGGGTTTGATTGACCACGGAACACACTTATCCGACATCATGGGGAAAATAGTGTTAATTGTTGATAAAAAAATATCGCCTTCGTATCGGAGCTCGGCACCTTGCAGTTCATCGTGCACAACATCCAATACCACATTAACCATGAACACGGGTTGCCCTACATGTTATAATTTGAAAAATTATGTAAATTCTGAAAGTGGCACGACATTCATGCGAATTTACAATTATTCTTATATTACCGAACAGGCATTCACAAGTCCTGAAATTTTGGACGATGGAATCAATACTGATGTCACATCTATTAAAATTGTTGTTCCTGATGTGGGCACCAATTTTGTCGGTGTTCTCCAAAATCCTACCTATTATTATTTACCTATGAATTACGGAGCACAAATTGTTGCATATCCATTTTATCAAAACGATGTGTATTTACATCAGTACGAACAGGCATTTGCCGATGCGAAGAGCGCCTTTGTTCCTCTTTCACATATGTTAGGTTATTTGAATAAAATTACTAGCACTTTACAGGCTTGATATATATATATATTCTGGTCGGGGCTAATTACCAGAATAGAAATTAATATTTTATTTTTTTATATGGTAAAAATGTGAAAAATTGAAATCAATTTCATAAATGTTCTCATACTGTATCCAAACAGTTCAAAAGCAATCTTAACAATGTCAGCATTCCAATACTTGTCAGTGAACCTCTTTGTTCGTGGTGTTCCATCTATCATGGAACAAGAAGACCTGGCCAAGGTCTTGGAAGTTTACGGAGAGATGAATATGAAGCCGGAAGCATTTTCGGTGAAGTTTCGTCGTATCAATTATGATGAACCAAACCTACCCCAATACGATGACCTGCGTTACAATGTAGTTCTCTACGGGTTTCGTGTGAATACGGGTCCCACTGCGTGTTTTGGACATATGTTTTCATCTATTATACAGATGAAACGCCAAGTTCGACATGCTTGGATCGATTCAGAAGGTAAGTCACAGTATGTTTTCATTACGGAGAACAATCGTCAAATCCCACAGAATTTCTTAGATGAACTTCTGTGGAAAACCACTAATGAAGAAACAATTCATTGTGTTCAGCCATTAGTTACCAATATACCTTTACACAGTGCGGAATTGCATTCTCAAGACGGATTAGATGCCGCAAATAATTTTGACCGGCTCATCACCCGTAAAATGAGACTAGAACGAAAAGCTAGTGGCAAAGAGTTAAATGAAGCTGAGAAATTTGGACTATCAATGCAGCGTAAGTACGAACAAGAAGAACGGAATTACTATAATCACAACGATGCAACGGAAAACACTACCTCAACATTGCAAGCAGTCAAAGAGTTAAGTGACGCTGAGAAATACGACCGATCGATCGGTCGTATGATGAGCTCAACACAATGGCTCAAATCGAAAACAGTCCAATCAGAAGAACAACGACAGGCCGACCAAGCCGCTCAAGATGCCCAACGCGCCTATCTTGCTGACTGGGCTGGTCGCAAAGACCTATCGTCGTTGATGAGTGAATTACAGTATTAGATAGAGATTAAAAAACAACAAAAAATCATAAACATTTGTATTCTTGTATTTGTAACTATAATAAAACAACCCTTTTTTGTTGTAGAAAAAATATACACATAATATATAGTCTTTTTCTACATATTATGTCCGATAAAAATTTTAGAAAAAATAAATTCAGCAACAATGTTTGCACAACAGAAATGAATTTCCAAGATTGTGAATTGGCGATTTTGCGACATGCCGTAGACGAAAGTGAAAAAATAAAAGGGGAAAAATTAGCAAATTCTGACGAGATTAGACACATTGTAGGTATTTTGGAAGATTTTCTCATTAAAAAAAAATGCATTTGCTATGGTGGAACAGCTATTAACAACATTTTGCCGAAATTCGCACAATTTTATAATCGTGACATCGAGATTCCTGATTATGACTTTTATTCTGCAACACCCCTTGAAGACGCCAAAGAACTTGCTGATATATATTATAAAGATGGATATACCGAAGTTGAAGCCAAAGCAGGTGTTCATTACGGAACCTACAAGGTTTTTGTAAATTTTATACCTATCGCAGATATAACCTTGTTGGCTGAAGAAATTTTCGAATCCATTCATAAAGAAGCAATTCGTGTAAATGGCATTTTATATTGCCCTCCTAATTTTTTGCGCATGAATATGTTTTTGGAATTGTCACGACCTGCCGGGGATGTTTCTCGTTGGGAAAAAGTTCTCAAACGCATGACACTATTAAACAAATATTATCCGTTCGAACCTACAATTCCATGTAATAAAATCGATTTCGAAGGAGAAGAACCACAGGTTATTGACACATCTGAAAAAATTTATTATGTTATTCGCGACACACTCATTGATGAAGGTGTTGTTTTTTTTGGTGGATATGCGTCCAGTCTATATTCGAAATACATGTCAAGCACCGAAAGACACAAGGCCCGCAGTATCCCTGATTTCGATGTTATTTCAGAAGAACCCGATAGATGTGCTATTTTAGTTATGGAGAAATTAATGCAAAATGGCTACAAAAAAGTAAAACATATCGTTCATGAAGAAGTCGGTGAAATAATTCCCAAACACATCGAAATTCGTGTTGGTAAAGAAACATTGGCTTATATTTATTATCCAATTGCCTGTCACAATTATAACATAATTCATATCAAAAATCGCGAAATCAAAGTGGCTACGATCGATACAATTCTTAGTTTTTATTTGGCATTTTATTATTCCAAAAAACCACATTATCACCGCGACCGTATTTTATGCATGGCCAAATTCTTATTTGACTTGGAACAAAAAAATCGTTTAGAACAAAAAGGATTGTTGAAGCGATTTAGTATTAACTGTTATGGAGAACAGCCCACACTTGAAGCTATTCGTGCCAAAAAAGCCGATAAATACCGCGAACTCAAAGATAAACGCGACAGTCGCGAATTTCAGGAATGGTTTTTAAATTACAAACCACATACAGTTGTGAAAGTGAAGGAGAATCCTAATGAAAAAAAATTAGACGAACAATTCAGTCCTGTGCTCGAAGAAAAAGAGAAAGACCCTACCAAAGAAGAAGTATATAAGAGAATTCTTGAATCTGTCAAAGAAACACGAATACAGTCATCAAATACCAATTCTATGAATTATACCAAAAAACCCAAACATTTACATTCCCATAAAAAAACGATGAAACATAAATTACAAACAGAACACAAGTCAAAATCAGCACATAAATCTAAATCAGCTCTCAAATCTAAATCAAATTCATCACATTCTAACTGATAATCTATTCACTACAAAATAACTTTGACATATTTTCTGCTTCTATATTTGTTTCTGCTGGTAGAAACAACTTCATCAAAATTGTATCGTCGCGAAATCTTACTGTATAATCCTGTTGAATCTTGTTACGACCAATACGCCCCATTGCCTGAATGATTTTTTGTTGCGTCATATTCGTCAAGTCCTTGGCTATAAACCCATGACAGAATGAATAATTGGTTCCGTAAATATAATCCGAAGAAGCAATTATCAGATATAATTTCTGTTCGTAAGCAAGACGCTTCATAATCTCCATATAGGCTACATTCGGTTGATTCGTAAACATACCAATACCTAATAACAACAAAATCTTCATGGAATTATCTACATCTAATTCCATGATTTCCTTGACCACAGAATCTGCTATATTTGAAGTAAATGCGTTTGCATAAAATCCACCCGACCACATCTGTTGGTGTTGTTGAGTATTCGGAATGTATACCGCATCCAAGTTTACCGAGGTTAATTGATTTCGAAGACTATCAATTTGTTCGACCAATCGTCGTATCTCTGGATTGAATTTCTCGTTACGATCTGCTTTACGGTCCTTATCTTCGTCTTTGGTTCCCATTTTATCCTCCAAAGTATGTTGTAATAATTCCAAATTCTTTTGAATGTCGTTATTTTTCTCGATTTTTTCCATGATACGACCAAAAATCACTTCGGGAATTTTGGAATTCTGGACATAAAAATGTCCTATTTTTTCCACATCTTCTGTCAAGAATATTGTTGGTCCGTCAGTGAGTGTATGTGCATCATTTGTTGTCAATAAAATACCACTTTTACTTACACCTGTTGTTTTATTGGATGTGTCGTTCATACTTTGGGACTTTGTTATCGTATCGGACACTTTATGTGTGTATTGGACACTTTGTGTTCGTGTTAGCGGTGGTGCAATCGAATCACTACCAAATTTTGATGACTGTGTTTTGATTAGATAGTCGTGAATATTCGTCCATTTATCAGGATTGATATGACGAAAGGTCTTCAAATAATATTCTTTCAATGAGTTCATAGTAATTTCTGAAATATTGTTAAAATATACATCAGCACGAAATTCGATATCCAAAATGTTCGAATCTAAATTTTGAGAAATTTGGTTGATATATTTGATAAACCTTATAATTTCTGTAAGGTCGAAATAACGCAACAATGTCTTGTTTTCTTCGCAGTGTGCTATAGATAACATCAATTGACTATAATCTGCAAATTCTGGAACCGTATGTGGTAATACACACTTACCTTCCTTATTTAACAGTGAAATCGATTTACGACAGTCATAACTTTCGATGGTATGCACTTCAGCTAAATCAAACTTTTCCCTGAAATCTGCAATTGTTGCTGTGATTTCTGCTTCCTTCGGTAGCGTAGCGCACGACAAAACCATCTTCGAAATCTTGTTTTGTTTCCAATTTTCATGAATCGATTTGTGCAATTCGTGTTCTGGATAATCCATGGTAATGGTCGGCTCATCCCAATAAGTTACAATATTCGGTTCTTCGTTGAAAGCTAACATATAATGCATCGCTGTCAAATAGGATTTCACATCACAAATCATTATTTCAACACGGTCACCAACACTGTTATCCACTTTGGCAATGGAACCTGAACGCTTATTCACACTGTAATTCGATGCCGCAAAATAATGCAGACGAATGTCCGAAGCGGTTTCACAACCAAATGCTACCGCGATTTTCTTACCCATTGTTATGGCGGATTTGGCGAGAGCCAGACCTATATGTCTCGCTACACAGATAAATATTACACGATATTGTTCGGAAATACCGATGGGTGAAAGCGTCTTACCTGTTCCTGTCGGAGCAATATACAGAACCAATTTCGGCACTTCTGGTTTTTGTTTCATAATACTGAATAACTGTTTCTGATGATTAAATAGTGTCATATCTTCATATTTCAAAAGGAACGGGTTCTTCTCAATGAATTCATATGATTGAAGAATCACTTCTGAAATTGTCACATGATTGTTAGTATATTGGATTATATGATTCACAAAATTCATTACATATGTATTGATGTAAGGAATGCTGCATTTTTTTAATTGGATAATTGTGTAAAGCGCAAACGCATATTTATTGGTTTTACCTGCAATGGATTTGATGATATCCACACAGAAATTGTAGAGAATATATTCGAAAATTTCTGGCTTTTTTGATTCCAATGTTTTGTCCGTGTATTCTATGCGAATTATGTCTGCCTTTTTTGGTTGTTTGGAACCTCCTGAAATCGGCTGGAAAACTATCGGGATTTTTAATTTTTTGTTATATTTTTCACAAACTGCTATGATGTCCTTTTCAAAATATTTTTTATATAAGAATATCTCGTTCTCCATACTATGTTCCACCTTCATACTTTGGAATAGCGATTGATTCACATTGGAACGAATATTAATATTTTCATAACCGTCTTTAATCAGTTTCAAGACGGTTTTCTCATTTTCTGAGACGGGAATTTCCACATTTCCCCATTCCACTTTGGTAAGTTTGCTCTGTGTTAAGTCCATGATTTGAATTAATTGATACTATAAGATTATATTGTATTCTCATTAAATTCATTTTCATAATCAATTTTTACCTGTTATTGTTTCTGTTTTATCAAGTTTGGTCTCTTTGGCGATTATATTCAATATTTTTGGAAATAATTTATCCATTTTATTACCTGGGGTTAATTCTCCTTGCATTTGGTATTCCAATTGTTCTGCTGGATGGTTCTCTTCGTAGCGTTCTGGGGTTTCTTCTCTCCATTCGTTCAATGTTACCATTCCTTTTCGTTTCACCTCATTGACTCCTTTTTCTATTATTTTTACACTTTTATCTTTTTCCCACTGGTTCTCGTCCTTGACATAAAATGTTTCTCGTTTTACATCCGTACAGTGAATCGGACGATTTTCTAGGTTCAATTGCTTCAAATTATCTACAATAATCTTTGAAATTCCATTCACAAATCCTAGTTCTCCGTTTGTTTTTATATCTTCGAACGATACACGAATGTTGTTAATAAATTCGGTAAAATTACCAGCGTTTTTACAGGTATCATTGAGGAAGAATTGTAGATTAAATTGTGTATTATTGGTATTATTACAGTTATTATTGATATTATTATTGATATTGTTATTAGTATTATTATTATTGTTATTGGTGGTAATAAGAGATTGAGATTGTTGTTTTTCTGCCAATTCAATCTGTTTATTTGTCAATTCGATTTGTTTGTTCGTCCATTCAATTTGTTTGTCTATTAGTTCATGTTGTGGATTATTACCTTGCGAAATGAGAACCTGTTTTACAATATCAATGATAGACGATTCATCTTGGGGTTTTTTTTCGTTTTTTTCGTTTTTTTCGTGATTTATTCGTTTTTTATGTTTTGCAGTATTACAATGTATTGTGTAATCTGTTTTTTTGCTCGTTAAGAAGTCACAGGTTTCACAATGATATTTCCAATGGGATTTTTCATCGTGTTTGTCCGGTTCAATTCGTTTTTTATGTTTTGCAGTCATTTTGTGCTTATTGTAATCTTTTTTATTGCTCGAATGGAAGTCACAACTTTCACAATGAAAAATCATTGGGTTTTTGGGAATTATATATATAGTATTCGTCGAGAAAAACCTCTAAATACTTTATATGAATTATTTTTTATAAAAAATGTTATGCAGTCAGTTATTTTAACAAAAAAATGATTTTACTGCATTATGCTCTCAACCCACTTTTCCAAAAAGTTCTTGGTAAAAGTCCGCCAAGGAAATTGAAAATGGACATTTTTAAAATGTCCAAAATGAAAATTTCCAGGATACTTTTATAAACTACTTTTTTATTAGACTACTATTTACTTTTGTAAAAACCATCGAAAACAAGGGTATTTTACCTTTTTATGTAAGGTTCTCCAAAAATGAAAATGGAAGGTATTCTGTAGAAAAATAATAATTATTTTAGTAAATTCATTACACAGCTAATAAAAATTCTTATAGTTTTTTATTATCCTTGATGAGCCCGAACCCTTCCCTATTTTTATAATCCACAATTTTTAACAAATTCGTTCATGTTTTGTTTTCCCATGGATGAATTACACGACACGCAAATTGGAATCAAATTATCCAAATTTATATCTCCTCCATTGAATTCTGACGTAATATGACCGCAAGAAAAATTTAATTGAGAAATATCGGTTAATTTACAACATAAACACAATGTTTTACCTATAGATTCGCCAATATGTTTATTCCAGACATTTCGTTTAAGTGCTACAGGAATTATTTTCTTTTTTCTTTTTTCATTCTTTATAATTGTGTTTTTGTTCGTATTGTCATCACAAGTTTCGTTAGGACAAATGTTTCTAATTTTTTTAATATTTTTATTGTGTTTTTCAGTTAAACAATGTATATTGAAATTAGTTTTATTACCAGTGTGAAAATGACAGGTTTCACAATGAAAATTAAGTTTGGCTTTTTCGGAATTTTTTACATTTAATACACATTTTTTATGTTTTGCAGTCATACAATGTCTATTGTAATCATTTTTATTTCTCGTACAGAAGTCACAGCATTCACAACAATATTTTGTTAGAGTTTTTTGCATTCTTTTATTATTATACAAGAAAAACTCTAAATACTTTCTACGAATTATTTTATTACAAAATATATAATGAATAATTTGAAAAATGTATTTAAAGAATTTGCACTAGTTATATCGTGGAAGAAGTATATGCTCTGTTAGCTCAGTTGGATAAGAAGCGCGAAACTGTTAATTTCGAGGTCGCAGGTTCGAGCCCTGCATGGAGCGAAATTCTTCCACACAACAACTTCTCTGGTGAAGTTGGAGATTTCAATGCAGCACTGCCGCATTGCATGCAGAGCAGTGGCAGTGCGGAATTGAAATTGAGATTAGTTTTGCTATAAGCTTCGCTTATACGAGACATCTTCGATGTCTCGGGAACTAATGTCATAATGGTTTATCCATTTATTACATGGACTTCCATGTCATAAATACTAATATTTTATCATCTTGTATTTCGATACAATTGCAGAATGCGCGGATTTGAATTTCAATATATCTCGTATTTTTTGTGTTGTAGGAAATTCTTCGGCACCATACAGCTCATTCAATAAAGCCCATTCAAACATTCCACCATAATACACATATATCTGTTGAAATCCCAATTTTTTCAATTGATAATATTTTTTTTCTGCAGTGGGGTCGTTTGCATTTTTTCCATAAACAACCACAATGATTGCTGTCGGGTCGTAAGTATAACTATTGAGTAAATCATTGATTGTTTTCTCTTCTTCACTCGAATGAATGGAGCCTCGAATGAGAACATCTTGTTCATGTGTAGGAAGAGTATTAATTAAAATAACTGTTGTCGATTTCTGTATAGCATATTTAACATCTTCGAAATCCGCCTTTTGAATTGTCATTGATGGAAACAAAAAAGAGAACATTTTATGTAATAATATTAAAATACTATTATATTATTATATTATCATAATTATTAAATAATTAATGACCGATAATACAACAATTATTGCGACATCATTATATCCCCTGCAAATCGCAGAAGAAAGGTTGATATACAATACAAATTTTAGAATCGTTCCTGTCGAAACAATATCTAATGAACCAATTACAGCGATTGAAATTCATCCTATACATTCAATGTATTCGGTTGCATCTGATTATATCGAGGTAGAACATAATATGTTACATGCAGAAACAGTAGCATTCGAACCACCAAAACAGGATTGTTGTCCGTCGTCACCTGACGAAGTTCTCACCAAAGACAACTGTTGTTATTTATGTTTAAGCACTGTTGTATGTTTAGGACTTATTCTTTTAATCGTGTCCGTATTGAACAGATAATTATTTCGGCTCGCTGCGAATCTGTTTCAATTGGTCCATAACCAGATTTTTACCGCCTAATTTTCCATCTACCAAATTTTTCACATTCTGCACGGTTTGTTTAATATTTTTAGTACCATCATTATCTCCTCCTTGTATTCCTAATCTGCTTTTGTATTTAGTTCCGTATTGGGCTGGAACTGTTGCTGAGTTTGTTGTTGCACCTGTTGTTTCGTCTGTTGCTGAGTTTGCTGTTGGGTTTGTTCCCGTTGTTGCTGTTGTTACTGTGTGTGGTTCTGTTCCCATTGCGTTTGTTGAGACTGCTGCTGCTGGGTTTGTTGTTGGGACTGTTGTTGCGTCTGTTCCCGTTGCGTTTGCTGAGACTGCTGCTGTTGGGACTGGTGTTACGCCTATTGCTGTGTCTACTTCTGTGTCTACTTCTGTGTCTGCTTTTGTTGTTGGGTTTGAAATTACAGATGGGCCTATTGCTGAGTTTGCTATTTTGTTTAATTTTTCATCAATATCACCTAAGTTTATTTCTTTATCGAAAATTTTATATATATTTGAATTATATATTTCTCCATTCATATCATCTATTAATTGTTTTGTAATATTAAAAATTAAATTATCGAGATAATCGTCTAATGCTAGCGTAACGGGTTTAATAATATTTTTATCAGTTATTTTTTTTTTTAGTTCATCAATAGTAATATTTGTTGGCTGATTTGATTCAGAAATCTTATATTTTTGTTTTAATTTTTCAATTGCAACATTATAATTTTTCAAAATATCTTCAATATTTTTTTGTTCTGCCAGTTTATTTTTTTGAATTTCGATCATAACATCAGAAATGTGTTTTTTTGTGTTTAAATATAAAATAATCTCCTTATCCTTACCGGTTGGTATACTTCCTTTTTGTAAAACTTCTATAACATCATTTAATTTTCCTACAGTATTGAAAGATTTTTTAAACTGATACTCTGTCATTATTGTTTTATAATTGCTGATGTCTTTTTTGATGTTTTTTTTGAGTAGTTTCTCCACAAATCCTTGGGATAGATTGCTGAATATGTCTAAATCTGTAATCCCTACAGTAACTGAAGGGCTCACGACACCACCGCGAGTATTTTTATGTGACGATAATTTTACATCAATAACTATACTTAAATTTGCAAGAATATCTTCCACATCTTGAGATGCGGGTACTGGTGCGGGTACTGGTGATGGTGATGTGGGTACTGATGTGGGTACTGATGTAGGTACTGGTGCAGGTACTGGTGCAGGTACTGGTGCAGGTACTGGTGCAGGTACTGGTGTGAGGGCTGATGCAGGTACTGATTCAGGTTCCGTGGGTACTGGAATTGACGCAGGAGGATGCGTTAGTGTTTTCGGTTCTGATTTCATTAGGTTTTCTCCTTCGAACTCTTTTTTATCAGGATATACTTCACCAAATCTTACAACGGGGGTTTGTGAGTTTACACTAGAATTTTCAGTTAGGGGCGATAAACCATTTACCGAACTGTTTGCCGATTTATTATCGATTTTTTTGACTAATTTTTTTACATTTACTCCTGTAGTTGCTGTTTTTGCATCTTCAGTACCGTTCCCAACACCACCATATTTTTTTCGAGTTAAATTATTATTATTATTATTAGATCTTTTATTTGTATTCCTTCGATTCATAAAAAATAGTATATAATTACATACTATTTTTTTATACTGTAATCCAACCTAAAATTTATTCGCTAATGGAATCTTGTCCGTTTCCAAATAAACCAAGAGCGGGTCACGGTCAAACCGAGAAATCCAAAACCAATATTTTCCGTTACGAATATCAAACCCAATACAAAATTCTATGGATACTTTTTCGAATACAAAGGGTTCACTAAATTTCAATGGTCGCAATGTATTTTTATCTAAAAGAATCAACATATGAAAATAATGGCGTGGTTTGGTCTCTTCGCTAAAATGTATCACACCCACTAAACCTTCCGCAGTTTCCACGAAAGGTGTAGACCCCCTCATTTTATGGAAAAACGGCACAAAAATGGTTTCGTCGTATACCTCCACAATATTCAATTTATGTTGATTGGTAACATCATCTACAATTATCTGGCCAATTTCAAAAGGCTCTAATCTATAAATAAAATATAATTGTAGTGAATTGCGAAGAACCGATTTGCGGTTCGGTGCAATTCCTAGATCAGTTGTCAAGGATTCCCTTTGGGAATCCGGCAACTGATGTTTATCTTTGTTACAAATCACCGGAATCCAATTTTTCTCACACCAAGTATTTTCAGGTGGTTCAATCAAGCATTCATCCGTATATTCTAGTTTCTCGATATTATATTCTCCTACAATCATACGATTACCGCCAGTATTATGATAACCAACTGTAGTGCCAATAAATTTAATTTTGTCATTTTCAATGAATAGTCGTATATCTTCAATATTTCGTGAATAAAGATTGTTCTCCAATAAACTAATATTTTCGGTCATTTCAACAAAGTTTTCCGGAACTAATATCGATTCATTAGTTCCCGAATCGGCTTTGCCGATTCTTGTAACTAATCTCGGAAAATCTTCGACTTCTCCATCCTTTGATACGATTTTCGCTCCACCTGTAGAATCTTCATCAAAATACAATTTAGAAAAAATATTTTTACTACGAATCACATTGGATTCGTCGGGAAAAAAAACATAATAGCCTTCTGGTGTGTATTTATAATTGACATACCGTGTATTTAATATATGTTGTCCTTTATAACATACATACGATGCGGATGACGGATAATAACCGTCAATATTTACATAATTATATTGGTATTGTTTTGCGCCAACTTCGCTCGATAAAAGAACTTGAGAATAAAATTCTGGAGGAACAAACAAAATACTATCATTATGGTCTCCGTTATACCATGAAGGATTCCAATTACAATCGATTGATTCTAACCATGCCCAAAAATTCACTTCCCACACCAATTTATTATATTTATGAAAGAAATAAGGAAAATGTTGGATATATAATTGATGAAACTGGAGAACCGATGCGGCATCACCTAAGAAAAACCCACCACAAAACCGCCAAAAAATGGATTCAGTTATATGTGAAATATATTCATTGTTGAACTTACCCCAACAACCTGGAATAATAAAACAATTAGGTTGAAAGGTTCTCTTGGCGAGAGAACGCAACAGTATCAATGTTTTGTCTTTCTCGTGAAAGACAAATGAAATACTGAAATCTATCCAAGCAAAATGGGTTGAATCCCAAGGGTTGCGGTCTATACAATCAGCCATAAATTCTGTTTTGGAATTAATAAGAATCATATAATCGTCCGTGTCTTTATTTATGTTGCGTTGATCGGGTAAAAATCTGGTGTCGGATAATGATTTCGATATCAAGGTGTCACTTAATTCCATCGTTTTCATCCATCGAACATTTTCCGGAAATTCCGCTTCCAAATCCATAGCATATTTTTCGTAAACCGGACATGTATAAATACATATTTGAATACCGGTTTCCGCGATTTCACGAAATCGTTCCACACGCCTTGATGTAGATTTGTTTTCATCATAATCTTCTTCATAAATATTAAAAAAAGAAGTAACAAAGGTAATAGAACTTTTCATAATATATACAACTTATAGCATCAATTTTATATATTTTTACATAAAATTGATTATGATATAAATGGATGATATATATGGTAAAAACTGAACCATGAATACACGATCGATGAATACCGGAACCGGATATATAATGGTGTTTGACACCGAAACAACAGGTTTTATACCCAAAGATACCAAAAATTTGGACCTGTTTCCATATATCACCCAACTAAGTTTTGTTGTTTTTGATATAAATACACAAAAAGTAATGAAATGCTACAATAAATATATAAATATTCCCGAACATGTTGAGATTTCGGAATTCATTACTGGATTGACGGGAGTTACCCGAGAAAAATGCGACAATGGTGTGACAATTATCGATGCATTACACGAGTTTTACAAGGCATATATGAGCGTCCAATCTATTGTAGCACATAATTTGTCTTTTGATATCAAAATGATTGAAACAGAAATACAGAGAAATTATGCAAATATTTTGTCTGTAAATTTGGAAATTTGCTTACTATTTGATGATACTTTATGCAAAATGGGTAGATTCTGCACTATGAATATGGGGAAACCAGTTTGTAACATTGTAGTGCATAAAAAAACACCTGGTGGATTGATAATGTCAGAAACTTTTGTAAAGGTACCCAAGTTATCAGAACTTTATGAAAAAATATTTGGAATTAGTTTTGAGAACGGCCACAACGCACTTGCGGATTCATTAGCGTGTTTACGATGTTTTGTTTCAATGTATTACGGGTGTTATTTAGATGAGACAATCATGAAAACTAAATAAAATTACTATATTCGAATAATTATTTATATTTTTACATAAAATTCTATGTTTTTTTTCCCATCGCACGATGATTTCTTACACTACCTATACCGACAGATAATGAACCTTTTTTGTAATGTACGGTGTTATTACTAAATACACTCTTCATAGGTGTTACATTTGCTTTTGCTAATTGTATGTTCTGTGCTGTAACAGGTGCTTTGGTTAATACGACACCATTGGTGTTTACAAGCGTCATATTATAGTATAGTATACTATAATATTCTAAAATTTTCGTTGAGCTATTATTAAACGATTATCGTGTGGGTTATTGTCGCTAGGTACTGAATATAATCTAAATACCATATTAGGATAACGAACTTCCCATTCAAATATTTTGACATTCCAACGGTCCAATGTATAATCACAAACATCTTCAATAATGAAGACACCACCTACATTAAGTTTATGACAACTGTTTTCAAAAAACAGTACATTACATTCAAAAATATGTAGTCCATCTTCGATGATAATATCAAATCCATTTTCTGAAAGTGTTGGGTTGTCCCAAAGTGCATTAATTGTATCTACATTGAATTGGTCGCAATAAAAGGTTTCAATACGGTCTTCGTGAAACAAAATATCTTTATCAATATCCGCACCAAAAATATCAGCATTTGGAAAAAATTGTTTCCATCCTCTGAGTGATGCACCTGGTTTGCCGTCGGGACCCATATTGGAACGAATATTCTGATTGATTGAACCAATACCTAATTCGAATACACGCAATGGTTGATATCTGACCGGAGTAAATAAGGCACTATAATATCGTGTATAAGTATGTCTGGTATTATTATCCGGATGCCCTTTATCACTACCATAATGACTCATAATAAAACATAAGTCCGTAGGATTATTCAAAATATCGGCATAAATGTCCATGTAATATTCTTTTGTTAATAATAGCCATCTTTTTTTATATTGTATTTTATTGTTTTTATAAAGGACAACCATTTATTTCATAATTATCACCTCGATAACAATTTGAATATAAAAAGAACTTGTTGTTATAAAATTTATAATTATGATGCGTGTGTCCATATATCCAACCAATAACATTTTCATCTGTAAATAAATGATCTAAATGATTTGCAAAGCAACAATTCAGTACATTACCTTGATATTTTTCGGAAATACATCTATACGACGGTGCATGATGCGTGATAATGATGCATTTTTTACAAAAATTATTTTGTAAAAATTCCAAATTTTTTTCAAAAAGCAAATTGTTTTTTTTTATCGAATAATTTTTTATTTTTTTAAAATCATTTACGGAAAATAATTTGTACGTGGTTTCATTTTCAGGCAGGAGAGACCAGAGCGTCGTACCCACAAAAACAATTCCTTCATATTCAAAAGTTTTATTATTCAAATAAATTACATTAGAATATCTATTTATAATTTGTTCGATACATTCATCCGCTTCTTCTATAGTTTTATAATAATATTCATGATTACCGGATACAAACAACACATGTTTAAAAATTGATGCACAATATCCTATAAATTTATCAAAAATAAGTTCAGTCGGATCACCAATATCACCTGCTAAAATCAATATTTCCGCGGAAGATTGTATAATGTCAGCAAATTGTGTTTCGTTTATATCACCCATCTCCAAGTGAACATCAGAACACACTTGAAGTAAATTCATTTTATGTTTTATATAAGATATAATATTATTATTATTATTATTCAATTTTATGATGAACACATTTCGCAAATCTCATCTTCCTCTTCCGCGTCGTTATTTACTTTTTCTGGTTCAATTGTAAATTGTTGAGCCTGATGTTTCGCTTTTCTTCGCAAATAATAAATTCCTGTTTTTAATCCCTTGGACCAAGCATAAAAATGCATCGAAGTGAGAGAATTGTAATTAGGGTCTTCTTGCCATAAATTCAAACTCTGACTCTGACAAATATAAGCACCTCTGTCTGCTGCCATATCAATGAGCACACGCATAGGTATTTCCCACACTGTCTTGTATTTTTCACGAATATGTTCTGGAATAACATCGATGTGTTGAATACTTCCATTATTCGCAATAATACTGTTTTTAATCTTTTCATTCCACAAATCAATCTTCAACAAATCATGCATCAAATATTTGTTGGTCAAAATGAATTCACCTGCAATGGTTCGGCGACTATAAATATTGCTCGTAATTGGTTCAATACATTCATTGAAACCTAAAATTTGTGATGTGGACGCCGTAGGCATAGGTGCAAGCAAGAGCGAATTACGCAAACCAATATCACGCACTTTTTGTTTCATTGCGGTCCAATCGTAACGCGCATTGCCTGGTTCAACATCCCATAGGTCAAACTGTAATACGCCCTCACTGGTAGGAGAACCATCAAAAGTTTCATATTTACCTTGTTCCTGAGCCAATTCACAAGAACGCTCTAGTGCGGCGTGATACAAGGTCTCGAAAATATGACGATTGAGGGTTTTTGCTTCTTCACTCGCAAAAGGTAAATCTAACATCATAAATACATCAGCAAGTCCCTGAATTCCAATACCAATGGGTCGATGACGCATGTTGCTTTTGCGAGTTTTCTCTGTAGGATAATAATTGACATCGATGATGCGATTCAAATTCTCAGTGACTGTCTTGGTAACTTCGTGTAATTTTTTATAATTAAGAGTAGGTGGTTCAGTCGTCATATCTACAAAAGTGGGAAGAGCAATACTTGCCAAATTACATACCGCCGTCTCATTTTCATCAGAGTATTCTGTAATTTCTGTGCACAAATTTGAGCTCTTAATCACTCCTACATTTTTCTGATTGGATTTACGATTGACTGCATCCTTATACAAAAGATAAGGTGTACCAGTCTCCATTTGCGCATCCAAAATCTGAAACCATAAATCACGGGCATTCACGGTATTTCTTCCGGCATTTTCGTTTTCATATTTGGTGTAAAGTGCTACAAACTCATCACCATAAACATCAGAGAGTCCAGGACATTCATCGGGACACATTAAAGTCCACTTTCCGTTCGTCTTTACACGCTCCATAAAAAGATCGGGTACCCACAACGCGTAAAAAAGGTCACGCGCCTTGAGCTCCTCATCACCATGATTTTTACGCATTTGTAAAAACATTTCAATATCTGCATGCCATGGCTCCAAATAGATGGCAAAACTACCATTTCTTCGACCACCTCCTTGGTCAATATATTTGGCTGTATTATTAAACACTCGTAACATGGGAACAATTCCGTTAGAATTACCATTTGTTCCGCGAATATGACTACCTGAAGCGCGAACATTGTGAATATGAAGACCAATACCACCCGCCCACTTGGAAATGGAAGCACAATCTTTCAATGTATTATATATACCATCTACACTGTCACTTTCCATCGAAATTAGAAAACAACTACTCAGTTGTGGACGAGGTGTGCCTGCATTAAAGAGTGTCGGTGTGGCATGGGTGAAATATTTTTGTGACATGAGCTCGTAAGTGTTCTTCACTTTTTCTAGATTGTTTCCATGAATGCCGAGAGCAACACGCAACCACATATGTTGTGGGCGTTCAACAATTTGTTTGTTTATTTTCATCAAATAGGCTCGTTCCAGCGTTTTGAAACCGAAATAATCAATCAAAAAATCTCGTGAATAATCACATAATGCATCCAATTCGTCACGATTTGCCAAGACAATTTGATACAATTCTTCACTAATTAAAGGCGATGGCTTTTGGTGTTTATCCAAATAATCGTGTAACAGAATCATGACAGAAGAAAATGAATTGCCCGTATTTTTTTGATGATTTGAAATGATAATTCTACCCGCTAAAATGTTGTAATCAGGATGCACCGACGACATAGATGCACATTGTTCTGCACTAAGTTCATCTATTTTAACCGTCGAAATTGTGTCATATATTTGATCGATTACCTTCATTGCTAGAGCGGTATAATTTATTTTTATGCCTACTTCCTGTCCCGCGGTTTTTATTCGCTTGAGAATCTTGTCAAATTCAATTGTCTCCAACTCACCATTTCGTTTGGTAACACGCATTTCATCCTGTAGAGACATATTATTATATTAACTACTAATAATATGTTTAAGTCTGTTACAACAATTTAATTATTGTGAATTTATTACTTTGTCGAGGAGATCTGCATCGCGCAACAGAACAATGCGTGCAGAGCAGCGTGAATAATTTTTATTCTGGGCTATGCAGTACTTGAATCTTTTATCAATTTTTGTATTGAATATACTTCCTTGTTAATAGTAAAATCATAATTCATATAAAAAACATATTTCGCATTAGCAGAAAATATATAACCCATGCCACCCAATTTTAAACTTGGTATTTGATACCAGGTTTTTCCAAAATCATGCGACACATTGTTCTGTGAAAACAATTTGGTTCCATCCCTAGTAATATATAAACTGTAATAATTACTTAATTGATTCCAAGTTTGTCCGTAATCCGACGAAATAAAATTTTGAACACTGACACCGTCGATCGTTTTTCCGTTAACTACTTGATATTGTCCGTTACCCGACATAGAACAAGACTCATATCTACCCTTTACAGGTATACCCATTACATCTCCGCGGGTCACCCAACCGGTGCCAAAATTACCGACACCAGAGTTCGAAGTCCAAAAATATGAACCCATACTGTATGGAGTGCGTAACATATATGTTCCATCATCCGAAACCGCCCACCCAGTATGTTGCCCACTATAACCAGGAACAAAATTATATGAATTAAAAGAGTTATAATTAGTCCATGATACTCCAGAATTGGTGGTTACCCATGTTCCTGTCTGTTCATCACCATTTGCAATCATAATTCTACCATCGATATTTGTGCAACAAGCAAAATATCTACCCGGTTTTGTAGCAGCCGTCCAAGTTTGACCATTATCAGTTGTATAAAAATAATTACCATATCTATTGTCATTTATCGTCGATATTGCATATTTACCGTTGGACGACATCGCAGTTTGTGCAGAATTACCACCAGTATCACTGAACCAATCGATGGTTCCGTTATTTACCTTACCATAACTCGCCGGTTTCATTACATACAGTCCATCATCAGAAATTGCCCCGTACGTCCAAAGTCCTGCGTCTGCACTCGCGGTGGTCAGTGTTCCAGCGGCTATTGAATAAGTAATTGCGGATGATGGTGTACAACTTTGCGTATTACAAGGTCGAGTATCGGTTTTTGCGGGGCAACTTGCGTTGCCATTATTGTTGGTTACAATCATTTGTCCTGTTTGTGTTCCACCGCCACAAGTAGCGGAACACGGTGACCATGCATCTGGATTGACAGAACCATAAGTGCAAGGTATAGGACAAGCGGGTGCATTGCAGGTTGGCGTCGTGGTTGCTGGGGCACTCCCTATACAAGGTGATTGACTATTTGACCATGTTCGTGTAAAAGTTCCCGAAGTACCACATGTAGTAGCCGAACAGGCGGTATCTGTAGATACATACGTACATGCAGGACAAGCCGGTGCATTACATGATGATGCTGTGGTTGCTGGGATAGACTCAATGCAAGGTGACGGACTATTTGACGCTTTTGACCATGTTTTTGTAATGATTCCTGAAGTACCACATATAGTAGCCGAACAGGCGGTATCCGTGGATACATACGTACAAGCAGGACAAGCCGGCGCACTACAAGATGATGTCGTGGTTGCCGGCGCACTCCCTATACAAGGTGATGGACTATTTGACGCTTTTGACCATGTTCTTGTAACAGTTCCCGAAGTACCACATGTAGTAGCCGAACAGGCGGTATCTGTAGATACATACGTACAAGCAGGACAAGCCGGCGCACTACAAGATGATGTCGTGGTTGCCGGGGTAGACTCAGTGCAAGGTGATGGACTATCTGACGCTTTTGACCATGTTTTTGTAATGATTCCTGAGGTACCACATGTAGTAGCCGAACAGGCGGTATTTGTAGATACATACGTACAAGCAGGACAAGCCGGCGCACTACAAGATGATGCTGTGGATACTGGGGCACTCCCTATACAAGGTGATGGACTATCTGACGCTTTTGACCATGTTTTTGTAATGATTCCTGAGGTACCACATATAGTAGCCGAACAGGCGGTATCTGTAGATACATAAGTACATGCAGGACACTGAGATGTATCAGCGACCCCTACTTGAACCGAGGAACTCACTGGGGCAGTGCAGTCTCCTTTTCCACCATCGGTTGCACTGCGCATTATTGTTTGCATACCCGTTCTGCAGCCGATGACTGTTGCTGGTGTGGCAGTGGGAGTCCAAGACCCATAATTACACGAAGGACACTGAGATGTATCGTTAAGTCCTACAGGTACCACGGAACTCACTGGGGCGGTACAGTCTCCTTTTCCACCATCTGTTGCACTGCGCATTATTGTTTGCATACCCGTTCTACAGCCGATGACTGTTGCTGGTGTGGCAGTGGGAGTCCAAGACCCATAATCACACGAAGGACACAAAGATGTATTATTAAGTCCTACAGGTACCACGGAACTCACTGGGGCGGTACAGTCTCCTTTTCCACCATCTGTTGCACTGCGCATTATTGTTTGCATACCCGTTCTACAGCCGATGACTGTTGCTGGTGTGGCAGTGGGAGTCCAAGACCCATAATTACACGAAGGACACTGAGATGTATCGTTAAGTCCTACAGGTACCACGGAACTCACTGGGGCGGTACAGTCTCCTTTTC